CCATTCGAATGATGAGACATTCTTAGAGTTAGAATTGTTCAAGTGGGTAGTTCTTATCGGTTTGATGTATAAATAAGGAGAGAGTACAATGAAGCGATATATGAAAGATTACAAGAAGCTTACTCTTGAAGACCTTGGTGCAGAGGATTGTGTCAATCTTCTTAAGCCAGTTAAGTGTCCGTGTGGTTGTGGTGGATACGCAAATCTCATCATCGTAGATGAAGAGGGTGAGTTCAATCCGTTTGCATTTGCCGCTATGGTTCTTGAGAGTGAGGAATGTAAACACGCATTTGTGTTCGTTATCTCTGATTGGGATGTGTCTGGTGCGTTCACCTGTGAAGATGGTATCAAGTATTTCACTACCGTTGAGAATGGTGCATTCGAATATGCAGATGATACTGTTGCTTGTGTGCGAAATATGATTGAAGAGTTTGAACCTCATTGTGTTGGTATCTTGCAGTATACTGGCAGCGACAATGTATATCGTGTTGTTGATGATGTTGTATATGACTAAATAAGATTTTAAGTAGTTTGTGGTATAGTCGCATAACGCGACCATACCTGTATAGAGGAGTTGATATGGGGAAGTATGAAAGACTAAAAGAAGAGAGGCTTGGTGAAGAACGCATAAACAAGCAGGGCTGTTTGATGAAAATAGTTGAATACAACAAAGCGAGCGATATCGTTGTTGAGTTTCAAGATGAATATAAATATAAGCTAAATACTTCATACGGTAATTTTAAAAAAGAGACAATTATAAATCCGTATCACCCTACAATATGTGGGGTTGGTATGAAAGGATCTAAATATCCAGCATCATATATGGACGAGAATGGAAATACAATTCATACCAAAGGATACGATACATTTAAATCTATGATAACAAGATGTTATAATGCAAAATATCATGCTATGCAGCCAACGTATACAAATGCCGAATGTTGTAAAGAATGGTTAAATAGGGATAATTTTGAAGATTGGCTAAGAAGTCAACCAAATTATGAAAATTTTCTAAAAGGAGATTTTGCGCTAGATAAAGACATTATTGTTAAAAACAATAAAATTTATTCGCCAGAAACATGCTGCTTGGTTCCAAGATATATAAATGAATTATTTAAAAAGGACTGGAATGGGAACAACGGTATGCCAGTCGGTGTGAGAACAAAACGTGATAAGTATGTTGTGTATTGTTGTGTAAAAGGCAAAAATACATATGTTGGTACATATGAAACAAAACACAAAGCGTTTATGGTGTATAAAAACTTTAAAGAAAAACATATCAAACAAGTGGCAAATGAAGAGTTTATGCGTGGCAATATAACAAAAGAATGTTATGATGCGATGATGAGTTATGATGTGAAATTTACAGGCTAGGAGATTGTATATGGCGAGATTGACTAGAGAACAAATTAATGAACTGATGAGAAAAGAAAATGTTTCGCGAATTTGGAGCTATAGCAGGATTAATTGCTTCTTAACGTCTAAATATGAATACTTCTTATCCTATGTGAAGCATGAAAAGACTGATCGTGATGACTGTATTTACGGAAGTCTTGGCGGTGCAGCGCATCAGTGTCTCGAAGACTATTACACTGGAAAGATTGTATATGAAGATATGGCTGAACAGTTCGAAGATTCGTGGGTTACATGCCGTGATATAGCTCAGCTTAAGTTTGATAGGAATGACGAAGAAAAAGATGCTAGTATTTCTAAAAAGTACCACAAGGACTTGCAGCATTTCTTTGCTCACCACGTAAAGCTTGATGGTAATCCAGCGATGGAGAAGTTTGTTAAGATTAAAGTTGGTAATAATCTACTACAGGGATACATCGACTGTATCTATAAGGACGCTGATGGTTTTTATAACATTATCGACTGGAAAACCAGCAGTGAGTATAAGAACAAGACCCTAGAAGAACATTCTGCACAGCTAACGTTATATGCTATGGGACTTATGCAGATGGGCATAGAGATGGACAGAATCCGCATTGGGTTCAATTTCCTTAAGTATTGCAGCGTTGAGGTTATTCAGAAGAATGGCAAGAAAAAGTTGCGATCAATCGAAAGATATAAACTCGGAGAGAGTCTGGTCACTAACTCTCGTATGTGGCTAAAGGATGCTGGCTACTCAGAAGAAGAGGTCGATGAATATCTTAAGCTTCTTGTTGACGCGAATGACATTTCTGTGCTACCAGAAGAAGTTCAAGATAAGTTTGTTATCACAGATAGGTACGTTTATATTCCTTTAACTCAGGAACTTATTGACAAGTGGACTAATATTGTAATCACGACAATTCGAGATATCTGTGCCAGAGAGAAGGACTACAAGGAAACTGGTAGCGACCAAGCATTCTGGGATGATGAAGTCAGCGTCAAGAAGGAGTCGTATTACTATGCTACATTATGCGGGTACTCACCCTCAAAGCTTCTTCCATACAAGGCTTATCTAGACCAGTTAGAAAAGCAGAAGAAAGGTATGGATTTCTTCAGTGGTGTTGGTAATGATTCTGAAAATGGCGTTGTAACTAATAACAATATATGCAATAATGGTTCAACAGATGAAGTTGACTTATCTTGGCTGGATGAGATTGCATAAGAAGTGTTTGATTATGGATATAAATAAAAAAGATGTGCTTTATGACATATTAAATAAGCTTCCAAAGAATAATACGATTATCAATAATTTTATAAAGGCATTTTGGATTATCAACAACAACGCGTATAAAAAGATTATCTGCACTGTTTCTGGTGGCAGCGATTCAGATGTGATGATGGACATATGTGTTAGATGCGATGTAGATAATAAGATAGATTATGTCTGGTTTGATACAGGGCTTGAATATCAGGCTACAAAGGATCACTTGAAATACTTGGAGGAGAAATACGGCGTAAATATTATACGGTACAGGGCTATTAAGCCTATTCCTCTTAGCTGTAAACAATATGGGCAACCATTTATGTCGAAGCAAGTAAGTGAATTTATTCAGAGATTGCAACGACATAAATTTAAGTTTGAAGATAAAAGTTTTGATGAATTATACGCCGAGTATCCGAAGTGTAAGTCTGCTTTGCAGTGGTGGTGCAATAGAAATAAAACATATTCTTTTAATATTAGTGGGCATAAATACTTAAAGGAATTTCTTATAGCTAACCCGCCAACATTTAACATTTCAAATAAATGCTGTAAATATGCAAAGAAGGATGTAGTACACAAGGCAATCTCAGAAAACGGATACGACTTAAACATATATGGTGTAAGAAAGGCAGAGGGCGGAGCTAGAGCTAAGGCGTATAAAATTGCTTTGATAAAAATGACGATGCTTCTGACAATTATAGACCTCTATTTTTCTACAAAGATGATGACAAAATTGAATATGAATTAGCGTTCGATGTTATACATAGCAAGTGTTATACAGAATATGGTCTTGACAGAACTGGTTGCGCTGGTTGCCCATTTGGTAAGGATTTTGAATTCGAGCTAGACGTTATCGAGAAATTCGAACCGAAACTATACAGGGCTGCGAACAAAATTTTCGGAGATAGCTACGAATATACTAGAAAATACAGAGAGTTTCGCAAGAATATGGACGAGCAGAATATTGGATGAGTAGCGACTGCACACATCCTTGGTCATATGAAATGATAAAATATCTATTTTAAGGAGTTAATATGTATGATGTTATTGAGCAGCTTGAAAACTGGGTAAAAGAAAATTATAATAACTACGCTACTGAATATACTTATGAACGCTCAGAAGGTAACAGTTCCGACTGTTTTGAAGATGGATTTGAATGTGGTACAAGTCTCGCCGCATTTGAGGTTGGTAAGATTCTAGGTATGGATATTGAGTAACAAAACATTTACTTTAAGGAACGATTATGTGTGATAATACAAAGCCAACTCAATGTATAGATCCAGAAATGAAGTTTTGTCAAGAATGCAAATATGGACATTGCATATATCCAGAGGATATTGAAACAAGCGAAGATTTAGATGGGTGTTGTTTTGACACTTCTTGTATGTATGATTTTGATAAGGAAGAAGGTTAAAACATGAGAGACACAGATAGGATTGACAGGATTTGCGGTAAACTAGATATACTTTGGCATGAGTACCCAGACCAAAGATTAGGACAGTTGATTGTAAATTATTTGATGAATGAAGAGGATGTGTTTTGGCAAGACGATGATGTAACGGAATCGAGATTGGATTCATTTCTTAATAAAAATAGTACAGCGGAACAGCTTGCTGTTATGAAAGAAGTTATTATGAATTTATAAAAGTAAGGGGTTGTAATGCTATCGTTTTATTTATCAACCGTAATTGTTTGGATGATTATTTTTTTGTGTGTACTTAAATTGTGTTCAAAAACATTCTTAAAACGATACGGCGAGTACGTCAACATTGATAAGAAGCATAGCGAAGTTAAATCTTTTGTTGGTTTGTTCGTTATATCCGCTGTGCCGATCATTCGTCTTCTCATTATGATTTCGCTTTTCTATATGACGTTCTGTTCAGAAGAGAATTCTAAGGACATTGCCGAAAGACTAAAGAAGGAAAGCGAAGATGATTGAGGCAACTGTGAAATATTATTGCGATAGATGCAGGAAAGAGATTGTGTCTAAACCTCTGTTGCCGACTCTTTACTATCGCATGGCTCTCAGTTCATCGAAGTTAGAATGGTTTGAAGGTTTGTCACATGAAAAGCAGCTTTGCAATGAGTGTGGGGAAGAGCTTAAGAAGTTTCTAGATGGTACAGAGTTAAAGAATTAAAACATTTATTTTAAGGAATAGATATGAAGAAAGATAGAACCCTCAACGAATGCAATGAGAAAGAAATTAGAGAGCTGTTGCTTGGGCATAAAATTGTAGCAGACGAAGCCAGTGATAATCTTGTTCTTGATAACGGTACACTACTTCAGATTAATCCGAATATTGGATGTAGTGGATGTGAATCGGGAAACTATTATTTGCAGCATATTGCATCTGTAAATAATGCCATTACAAATGTTGAGTTTGTTGAAGTTTATGGTAACTACCATAAGCATTATAAGATTTTCGTGATTGCAGATGGTATGACAACAGAACTGCTTGACGTATATGGTACAGATGGCAATGGCTATTATGGCACTGGATATGAGATTGATGTGTATCTGCCAGACGAAGATTAAAACATTTGTTCTAAGGAATTGACATGCAAAACAAAAAAATAAAAAGGAGTTGCTATAATTGTAAATACATTAGACAAGACCTCCTTACGCTCTTTCCAACATTTTGGTGTGACAATCCAAAAAGCTCAGTAAGTGAGATTACTCCTGAACGAAAATATTGTGTGAAATTTGAACCTGATTTTAAGGATTGATCATGGAAACTAAGTTTATTGAGCGTTTTGATAATAAGAGAAATGAAATCAAAGAACACTTAGCATCCCTACTAGATACTTGTAAAGACGATATTATTTATGATGATATTGTACGCATTGTCATTGATGCTATACACGAAGATGATGGCGATCCAGATCCAAATGCAATCCATGAAATAGACGATGGTGATTATCAGGGGACGTTGTTGTTCGTAATTCCAGAAGACCGTTATCAACCATATGACTATTGGTATGTAAGAGTTGAATATGGTTCATGTAGCGTTTGTGACACTCTGGAAGGCATTCTTTATGATTCAGACGATAGAGATCAGCAGATAAATGATTTGCTTACTCTCGCGTTGCATATTTTTCAGGGATTAAACAAACTAGATTAAGTTAAAAACATCTGTTGCAAGAAGTCGTTCGTGTCGTTTATATTACGTTTGTAACTATATAAGTAATAAGCATAGTTAAAACGACACGATGTTTGAGAAATGTTTGCAAGACTAGATATACTTTAATTCGTCTAATAAGGAAGGTAACAAATGAAAGCTAAAGAACTAGCAGAAGAGTTGCTAAAGTATCCAGACTTCGATGTTCAGGCTTCTGTTTGTGTTAGTCTACCGACTTATGATAAGCCATATGAAGAATATGAATATTGTGAAGTATATGGTATCGATTATGTTATACCAGAAGAAAAGGTTATACTTCTTGATGTAAACTAAATCGTTTTGAGAACGGAGTGAAAATGTCTCGGTCTTATAAGAGAACTCCTTGCTACCAAGATAACCGTGGCATGAAGAAGATCTTCAATCGTAGGCTTCGCCGCAGCTCTAAGTGTCAGGACATTCCTTCTGGCAAGGCTTACCGCAAAGTAAATGAGACTTGGGATCAGTGTGATTATAAGCTTGGTTGGAACAGTTATAATGATTACAAGAAAGACATGGAGTCTTTTTATAAGCATTATGGTGGCGAGTACGGCGAACGTGATGAAGATTATTGGCGTAAGTTGATTGGAAAATAGATTAGTTAAAGGGATAAGAATGAAAAAGATATGCACATTTTTCATCGTTGCTTGTCTATTCTTTTTTGGGTTTCTGTTCGAATGCTCGAATAAGGTCGAAGCAAAGAGCAATGATGCGCCAGGTTTGCCTAGCAATTTTATTGTTGTAGAAGAAGCGGATGCGAGTATGGGTTGGACGGGTACAGTTGTAGATAGGGATACTAATGTCGTTTATCTGTACTCTATCTATGCTACAAATGTTTTCCCCGAAGTAGAGCTTGTTCCTCTTTACAATCCTGATGGTTCTCTGAAGGTATGTTAATATGATTAATGCCTATGAAGCACACATGATTGCTAAGCAGAAGTGTTCTGGCGCTAGTATTCTTATCGAAGATATTGCACAAGCGATAGAACATAGGGCGCAATCTGGTCTTAAATATCTTGATTATGATTTGAACATGTGTTCATCGAGGGTTTTTAAAGAGAGGTTCCTTAATCGTACCAACAACGAAGAGCAAACTAGAATGCTTCAATATATCGAACACTATTTTTCTTTGCTTGGCTATAATGTAGATGCTTTTAGTAAAGAGAAAAACGATATTATTAAAATTAATTGGTTTTATCCTTATAACATGAAAGACTGGTATGAATAATGGTATCAAATATTATTTTTGTAATTTGGATTATACTGGCTATAGTATGTGTTGTATGTTTTTATTCTGAGAGGTAGATATGAGTATTTATATTGTTCATTTCTCAGATTACGATAACGATTTCTCAATTAGATACTTCATGAATAAAGAAGATACCGAAGCTTGTGCTGAATACTATAATGAAACAGAACCTAGTGTGTATTTTGATAATGCATATGAAGTAGAAGAGTATGATTTAGATGATACAGATTACGCCATATTGTTAAAAGAGATTGAGGAGAAAAAACAGAGGGAACTTGAAGCCATACAAGAAGCTGAACGAGAAGCCATTAAGCAGAAAGAACTTGCTGAACTTGCCAGGCTGAAAGCAAAGTACGAATAATAGACAACTTACAGGAGTATAAAATGCCAGTGAAAGATGAACTCGGAAAGAGAATGAAGGAGTATTACGAGAATATTCCTAAGACAAAGCTGATGCGTAGAACACCAGTTGCAATTAGACTTGATGGCAAGGCATTCCACACTTTTACTAGAGGTTTTGAAAAGCCATTTGATAACGTAATAACCGCTTCTATGCAAGAAACGATGAAGTATCTTTGCGAGAACGTTCAAGGTTGCGTGCTTGGGTATACTCAGTCTGATGAGATCACATTGATTCTTATAGACTACAAGAAGCTTGATACTTCTGCATGGTTTGATTATGAAGTGCAGAAGATGTGCAGTGTAGCTGCAAGCATGGCAACTATGGCGTTTAATAAAGAATTTGATAAGCAGCAGTTTAAATGGCTGAGAAACAATTGTCCAGTTTTTTGGTATGATGAGAATTGTCAAGAAGTTGATAAAGAAAAACATGACATATATCGCACCTATAATACAGCAGGCGCAAAAGGCGCAATGTTTGATGCAAGAGTATTCAATATTCCAAAGGAAGAAGTGACTAACCTTATTTATTGGAGGCAGCTAGACGCGATTAGAAACAGCATTCAGATGGTTGGTCAAGCAAACTTCTCTCATAAAGAATTGCAAAATAAGACTTGCAACCAAATCAAAGACATGCTTCTAGATCGGAAGGATATCAATTGGGATGACTTGCCTACGTATAAGAAGATGGGAAGTTGCTGTATTAAGAAGAAGTTAGATAACGGTAGAACTTGTTGGGATATTGATACTGATATTCCTGTCTTCAAGGATGAAGGCAGAGAGTACATTGACAGTTTAATTCATTTTTAAGAAAGGTACTATTATGAGAAACGTTGTTGGTCTTTTGGTTATGATTATCGGCATCATCGCTGGGTTGTATGTCGGTGTATGGCTGATGTTTATTCAGCCAATTCTCGAAGCTTGTCAGGCTTTTGACGCTGGTACTCTAACTGGTGTGACAGTTGGTATTACGGTGCTGAAGTGTATTTTTGCTAGTGCCGTAGGATGGTTTATTGCTTATGTTGGTATGGCTGTTGGTGGACTTATTCGAGATTAAGAATGGAGAAGATAACTATGAGCGTTGAATTTGAAGTTGATATGGGATATTTGGTAGAATATGACGAGCTTGATTGCGTGGTTCTGCATGATGAAAATGGCGAGATGGAGTCAATGATATTTATTCCTGAAGAGAAACAAGAGTAGTTAAGTTAAGATTGGAGTAAATTGTTATGAGTGAGAAATCTATGAAAGATATTGATTACATTAGGGTACATAATTGCGGAGCTTTTAGCTATGATTGGAATTGGATGATTGACCCGAAAAAATGGGATAAGTTTATTGACAGTTTTATTGACTCTCTAGGAAAATCAAACGAAGAAAAGCCGCACATTCCAGATATCAAGAATGTTATTTTCCACGATCCAGCCACTATCGTATGGTGGGAAGATGGTACCAAGACGGTCGTGAAGGCTTATGAGGACAAGTTTGATGCCGAGAAGGGTCTGACTATGGCTATTGCAAAGAAGGCTCTTGGTAACAAGGGTAATTACTATGAAGTTATCAAGAAATGGGTTGGAGACTTGATGCCCAGGTGTGAAGGTGTTGCCGAGAAGAAGACTCTGAAGAAGAGTAAGAAGAATGGCGATGTCGGAGAAGAAACAAAGAAGACTGTTGAGTATGAGCGTAAGAACAAGAAGAAGCGAAATTAATTATTTCTTGGTTTACTAATAAATATATATGCTATAATAAGGGAGACAATGTTCTCCCTATTTTTATATCGAAAGAGTGAGTATATGCAACGATATATTAATTTTCACCGCCATAGTCATTACAGCAACATTAGGAGTCTTGACTGTATCTCGAAACCAGAAGACTACATGAAAAGAGCTGTTGAGTTAGGACATAAAGAATATGTAACGACTGAGCATGGATTTCAAGGCAATATCTTCGAAGCTTATACTTTGTGTCAGCAGTACGGACTTAAATGCGTGTATGGTGTCGAGGCATATTACGTTGATGACATGTATGACAAGACTTCCCGTGCAAATTACCATCTTATGCTTGTTGCTTTGACCGAAAAGGGACGTAGGGAAATCAATCGTATCATGTCTATAGCAAATGCGGACGGCTTCTATTATAAGCCACGCATCGATTTAAAATGTCTTCTTTCTCTTACGCCTACTGATACAATTATAACCACTGCATGTGTTCAATCACGCATGTTCAAAGGCGATGATTGGGAAGAGAAATTCCTTATTCCTGTATACAATCACTTCAAAGATAATTTCTATCTTGAGGTTCAAAATCATAATGAGCCAGTACAGATTGAACACAATAAGAAACTGCTTGAGGTTAAGAGAAAGTATAGGATTCAACTTATCCATGCAAACGATAGCCATTATATTTACCCAGAAGATGCTAAGTATCGTGACTTGTTTCTGAAAGCAAAGGGTATCTATTACGAAGACGAAAGTAATTTCATTCTTGATTATCCTGACTCGGATACTATTATTGAGCGATATAAAGAGCAAGGCGTGCTAAGTGAAGATGAAATCGCAGAAGCACTAAACAATACCCTTGTAATTGATAAAGCAGAAGGTATTAAGCTAGATAAAGAATTCAAGATTCCAAAAGTCACTGAAGGTGATAGCAACGCCGTTCTTCGTGGTATTATTCGTGACGCATGGAAAGAAGAAAAGAAGTATATTCCACAATATAGAATCAAGGAATATCAACAGGCAATTTATTATGAGACAAAGATTATCGAAGATTGCGGTATGGCAGACTACTTCATTCTCGATCATAAGATTGTTAAGAAAGCAGTAGATGAGTATGATGCTGTTCTTACTAGAAGTGGGCGAGGATCTGCTGTATCATTTTATGTTAATCATCTTCTTGGATTGACAGAGATTGATAGATTGGAATCTCCAATTACTTTATATCCTACTCGTTTTATGAGCGCTGAACGTATTCTAAGTTCTCGTTCATTGCCAGATATCGACCTTAACTTTGCAGATGTGAAACCTGTTATTAAGGCATCTAAGGATATTCTTGGAGAGGAAGGTATCTACTATATGGTAGCCTATAAACCTCTTCAGGAATCGTCTGCATTCAGACTATGGTGTAAAGCTATTGGTATGCATATCGATGAATACAATGAAATCGCTAAAGATTTGGATAGCCATGTAAATGATAAGAAGTGGAGTCAGATAATCGAAGGTAGCAAGAGATTCAGAGGCGTAATCGAAAGTATTGCTCCTTCACCATGTTCATTCTTGCTTCTCGATAAGCCTATTCCAGACGAGGTAGGGCTTATTAGAGTTGGCAATGCAACTAATTATGAAATGTGTTGTGCATTGGACGGATATAATTGCGATCAATATAAATATTTGAAGAATGATTACTTGACCGTCCGTGTGTGGTCAATCATCAGTGAGGTATACAAATTAATTGGAAGACCGATTGATGATATTGCTACGCTTCTTAATAACTGCGATGAAAATGTTTGGGATATTTATGCAAATGGATTGACTACTACAATCAACCAATCCGACTCTGATTTCGGCAAGCAAACTCTGAAGCGTTATAAACCTACATCATTGGCTGAAATGTCGGCTTGGGTAGCGGCTATTCGTCCTGGTTTTGCATCATTGCTTGATAACTTTCTTGATAGAAAGCCATATTCTACTGGTGTGAATGAGCTTGATGAAATCCTGAAAGATTCATTCCACTTCATGATGTACCAGGAATCCATCATGAAGTACCTGGTATGGCTTGGAATTGAAGAAAAAGGAACATACGATATTATTAAGAAGATTGCTAAGAAGAAATTCAAGCAAAAGGAACTTGATGAATTGCAAAAGAAACTCGAAGAAGGCTGGGTAAAAAATGTAGGCACAATAGATGGCTTTGCAGAGACTTGGCAGGTAGTACAAGATGCGGCGCATTATTCCTTCAATGCATCGCATTCGTTAAGCGTAGCAGTTGACAGTATCTATGGTGCTTACTTAAAGTCTCATTATCCGCTAGAATATTATACTGTAGTATTAACGTTATATGCAGATGATATGAATAGAACATCAAAGCTTATTGCGGAGATGCCATACTTTGATATCAAGATTCGATCAATCAAGTTCGGTAAATCATCTGCTGATTACACTATGGATAAGGATACGAATAGTATCTATCGTGGTCTTGCAAGTGTGAAATTCCTTAACCGTCAAATCGCCGATGAACTACTTGAACTCTCGAAGAACAAGTACAACTCATTTATCGACTTGCTAAAGGACATCAATGAACATACGTCAGTGAACTCTAGGCAGCTAGAGATTCTTATTAAGCTCAACTTCTTCTCTGACTTTGGAAACAACAAGTATCTACTTGAAGTAGTAGACATCTACAGCAAGTTCGCAAACGCGAAGATTATTGCCAAGAAGAAGATGGAAGAGCTTGGCGTGTCTGAGTTCCTTATGAAGAAGTACGCTGGACGCGAGACTAAATCCCAGTGGCGCGATCTCGATAATCAAGGTCTTATCAAAGAGCTTTGCAGTAAACTAGAGAACAAGCCATTAGATATCGTTAGTCAAGTCAAGGCAGACATGGAATATCTGGGATACAGCGACTACATCAATGAAAACATGTCAGAAGATTACTACATTGTAACGGTGTATGATGACAAGTATGATTCATGTAGACCTAATGTAGTTTTGCGTAGAATCTGCGATGGTGAAGAGATTAAGAGTAGAATTAAACAGTCTAAGATATTCAAGGAAAACCCATTTGGCGAGTTCTCTATCTTGAGAATCGAAGGATTTACTTATGTGTATAAGAAGAAAAAGGTAGACAACAAATGGGTGTCAACCGATGAAACAGAACCAATCTTAGAGAACTATGAGTGCATGAAGGGATAGATGCGATGAGTGATAAACAAGTAGAGTTCAAAGGGAGGGCGGCTAGATGCGTTTATTCCTCTCCCGATTTTAAGACTTATGCAATGGATGTCGATAAAGATGAGTATCCAGACATCAAGCAGAACAAATATCGGAACGTCAGTATCATCGGTGGTATCTCAGATTTAACAATTGGTGTTGAATACGAGGTAACAGCAACAGAAGAAGAATCAAAGTATGGCACCAGCTATCGCGTTACTAACATCAGGCGTAATGTGCCTACTACGGCAGCAGATACTAAAATCTTTCTTGAAGAGATTCTTACTGCAAACCAGGCTGATGTTCTGTACGAAGAGTATCCAGATATCATTGACATTGTTAAAAACGATAGATGTGATGAGGTGGATATCAGCAAACTGCATGGTATCGGCGAGAAGACTTTCGAGGTAATAAAAAACAAGATTATCGAGAACTTCAAGCTTGCAGACCTTGTTGCCGAGTTCAAAGGGACTGTCTCTCTTAGTATGCTTAAAAAAATCTACGACAAGTATTCCGATATTGATGTACTACGTGAAAAGCTTAAGACCGAACCATATAAAACACTTACTAGGATTAGCGGTGTTGGTTTTAAAACAGCAGACAGCCTTATCCTCGACTTGCAAAAAGAGAGCATTATTGACTTCGGATATGATGTGAAGACAAGTGAAGATAGATGTCTTGCTTGTATTATCTACTTGCTTCAAGAGAATGAGAGCAATGGAAATACTAGGGCTAATCTAGCTGATATTCGCAGTCAATGCATTGAAACCATTCCTTCTTCCGTTAAGCACTTTGCACATGCGATTCAAGATGATGCGATTTATTACAGTAAAGAGTCTATGTCTATCGCATTGAAAAAGACGTATGAGGATGAGTTATATATTGCTAAGACAATTGCCGACAACCTTCACAACGTATCTAAGAACGATGATGTATGGGGTTACGATGTAGAGAAATATCGTATGGTAGAAGGCTTTGCGTTGTCCGATGAGCAGATGAAGGCTGTTGAGAACGTTTGCAAGCATTCGATTAGCATCCTTAATGGCGGGGCAGGTTGCGGCAAGAGCTTTTCTACACAGGCAATCATCAATATGCTTGATGACAACAAAAAACGCTATATTCTTCTTACGCCGACAGGGAAAGCCAGTAAAGTGTTGTCTGAGTTCACACACAGACAAGCATCAACGATTCATCGAGGTCTTTGCTATAATCCTCAGACTGGATGGGGATATAATAAATACAACAAATTAGAGCATGATGTTGTAATAGTAGATGAGTTCTCTATGACAGATGTATCACTATGTCGGCACTTGTTTGAAGCTATTGACTTTGAATTTACGAGATTGCTGATAGTTGGTGATAATGCGCAGCTTCCATCTGTCGGTTGTGGTAACTTGTTACACGATTTCATGGAGAGCAACGTGATTCCAACAACAACCCTTACCACCGTGTTTCGTTACAATGAAGGCGGTTTGTCTAAGGTTGCTACCGATACAAGATTTTGCAAAACCTATCTTGATAAATCTATGAAGGGAAAAGCAACGTCATTCGGTGCCAATAAAGATTATATGTTCATCGATATGCCACAAGAGGATATCCCAAGAAGTGCCGTGTCACTGTATAAGAAATTATACGATAGCGGAGTTGACGTTACGGACATTCAGGTATTGACTGCTAAAAATGTTGGCGATTATGGAACTATCGCATTAAATAATATGATTCAAAGAGCTGTGAATCCTAACTATGGCAGTGAATTATGCATGAAGATTGGCGATACTTCTTATTACAAGGGCGATCTTATTATTGAGAAAAAGAACAATTATAAAGCCATCTTAGCTGATTGCGATAATGAACAAACAGCCTTCGTTGCAAACGGCGAGACAGCTATTGTTGAATATGCTTGTAAAGAACATGTCATTCTTAATTTTGATGGCATTAGGGTAACGTATGGCAAGTCGGATATGCAAATGGTTGGACTTGGCTATGCAATTACGTCACATAAGTCCCAAGGTAGCGGCATTAAAAATGTTATTGTATGCACTCCAAAAGCAGATATCTTCATGCTCAATTCAAATCTTATTTATGTTGCGCTTACCCGCATGAAAGAGCGATGTTTCCATCTTGGCTCTGTAGATACTGTTAACATGGCAGTTAAGAAAAAGGCAAATCTAAGTAGACACACGTTCATTCAAGGAATGCTAAAGAGCCTTGTCAAATAAGTCAAAATAAATATTGAACACAAATAACAGCTATGATACTATTTAATGTGTCATAGCTGTTAATGTTATATGTCTAAAGGAGCGATCAAATGGATGACAAAGTATTGATACAAAGAATCAAACAGCTAGTTGAAAAGCTTAACGCCGCATCTGATGCATATTATCTGTACGACAATCCGATTATGTCAGACCATGAGTATGATGAGATGATGGATAAGCTTGAGTCTCTTGAGAAGCAGACTGGATATGTGCTTAGCAATTCTCCTTTGCATAAGGTGCAAGGTAAGCTGCTTGACGGCTTCAAGAAGGTAAAGCATACCAAACCGATGTTGTCTGCAAACAAGACAAAGGACATTGATGAGATTGGCAAGTTCATTGGCGGTCATAAAGTAGTTGAGAGCTTTAAGCTTGATGGTCTGACTATAGTTTGTAGGTATGAAAAAGGCGTATTCAAGCAAGCTATTACCCGTGGTAATGGTGAGATTGGCGAGGATGTCACAGAGAACTTCAGAAATTGTACTAACCTTCCTTTGAAGCTGCGTTATGATTTTGATCTTGAGGTTCGTGGTGAATGTGTAATCTCATGGGAGAACTTCAATAAAATCAACGAATCTCTTGAAGAGCCGTATTCACACCCAAGAAACTTAGCGGCGGGATCGTTGCGCTGCCTTGACACGAATGTATCTAAAGACAGGCATCTTGAATACATTGCTTTTGAGCTTGTGGACGCAAGTGGTTCTGGAATCAACAATGATAATATTGCTAAGGCTGACTTGATTGATACGTATGAGTTCTTGAAAACCATGGGATTCGATGTTGTGCCGCATCATATGGTTGATGTTAATAATTATGAGGATATTGATGCTGATTTATTCAACCCAGAAGAATACGAGTATCCCGTAGACGGTACAATCTTCAAGTATAACTCTTATGAATATGGTAAGAGCCTCGGTATGACCGCTCATCATCCATTGGATATGATTGCGCGCAAGTGGAAGGATGAGGAGGTTGAAACTACTCTGAAGGAGGTTCAATGGCAGCTCGGCAAGACTGGTCAGGTTACTCCTGTTGCTGTGTTCGAGCCAGTAGAGATTGACGGCAGCATTGTAGAAAAAGCTACACTTCATAATCTCTCTATCTTTGAAGGCTATAAGCTTGCTGTTGGCGATACTATTACCTGTTTCAAAGCGAACGCAATCATACCAGCTATTGCTGAGAATCTAAGCACAATTGACCGAGATGATGATTCTGTAGAATATATCAAGCCACCAACCACATGTCCCGTTTGTGGTATGCCGCTTGAAGTAAAGCAGGACAACAACACGAAGTTCTTGGTTTGCGGGAACGAGAGTTGCGATGGCAAGCTTGTTGCACAGTTGACGCATTTTGCATCTAAGAACGCAATGGATATCGATGGCTTATCTGAATCGACTATTGAGAAGCTTGTTAACGCTGGTATCCTAAGTAGTATCGTGGACATTTACGATCTTTATATTAGACAAAATGATATGACTAAGATTGACGGTCTTGGCGAGAAGTTGGTAGACAAGCTGCTGAAGTCGATTGATGACAGCAAGGTTACTACGCTTGATAGATATATCTACTCTCTGTCGATTCCTTTGATTGGCAGGACTGCAAGTAAGGCTATCAGCAATTACTTTAACGGTGACTTCGATGCGTTCTATGATTGCTGCGGTAGAAGTGACTTTGACTTTGAGAAACTAGATGGATTCGGTAGCCAAATGGCTGAGTCGATTGAGAATTACATCAACAACAATTGGGATATGATCTTCTATGCTCTTCCTCAGATTCTAACTATTGAGAAACCAGATGTTGTGAGTGCAAACAATAGTAACATTTTTGGTAAAACGTTTGTTATCACTGGCAAGCTTAATGCGTTCAGCAACCGTGATGAGCTGAAGGATAAAATTGAGTCTCTTGGTGGTAAGGTTGTCGGTTCTGTAAGCGCTAAAACTGATTATCTTATTAACAATGATATTGAATCCAATTCATCGAAGAACAAGAAGGCGAAAAGTTTAAATATCCCCATCGTGAATGAGCAAAAAATTATTGAAATGATGTCTTGATATTGGTACGGTGTTGTTCTATACTGGTATACAAATAAGGTTATACACCCAAGAAAGGAGCCGATGCTTATGGTTAGCATTACAGTCAAGCGTGATGGTAGAAAAGAGGAATTTGATAAAAATAAGATTTCAAATGCAATTAAGAAGGCATTCATCGAAGTAGACGGCGATATTGACGATAAGGCAGAAGCTATCGTTGACAAGATTGCAAACGAAATTGCTGGAATCAAGAAGGAGGAGATGTCTGTAGAGGATATTCAGGATCTTGTAGTTAATAAGTTAATGGCTACTTCTCGCAAGGATATTGCTTCTCGTTATGTTGAATATCGTTATCAACGTAAGATTATTCGTGAAGCGAATACTACAGATGAAACAATCATGGAATTGCTGAGTGGTCAAAGTGATTACTGGAACAACGAAAATTCCAATAAAAATGCTGAGCTTGTTACTACGCAACGTGATTATATGGCTGGCGTTGTAAGCGAAGATATCTCCAAGCGATTCCTTGTCCCAAAGGATGTTATTGAGGCACATGATGCTGGCATTATTCATTTTCACGATATGGATTACTTTGCTCAGAATGCACTCCATAACTGCGATCTAGTAAATCTTGAAGACATGCTTCAGAATGGCACTGTAATTTCTGGTGTTATGATTGAAAAGCCACATAGCTTTGCTACTGCTTGCAATATCGCTACGCAGATTATCGCACAGGTGGCTTCTAGTCAATATGGTGGACAGACCGTATCTATTGCCCATCTAGCTCCATTTGTAGACGTAAGCCGTCAAAAGTTCAAGAAAGACGCAATGATCGCGTTTGTTGAGTTTGCTGGACATGAGCCAGATACCGATGACGAGCTTGATAAGTATAACGACATGGTTGAACGTATGGTGAAGAATGAGATTGAGCGTGGAGTTCAGACCATTCAATATCAAGTAGTAACGCTTATGACCACTAATGGTCAGGCTCCGTTTTTGTCCGTGAATATGTATCTTAATGAAGCAAAGAATGAACAAGAAAAGAACGACCTCGCTCTAATCATTGAAGAGATTCTTAATCAGCGAATTCAAGGCGTAAAGAACGAAAAGGGTGTATGGATTACCCCCGCATTCCCAAAGTTGCTATATGTTCTCGAAGAAGACAATGCTTATGAAGGTTCTAAGTATTTTTATTTGACTGAGCTTGCAGCTAAATGCACAGCAAAGCGCATGGTTCCCGACTATATCTCCGAGAAGAAAATGCTTGAATATAAGATTGATGGCAATGGAAACGGCAATGTATATCCTTGTATGGGTTGTAGAAGCTTCCTAACGCCAGATCGTTCTGGAAATGGTTATGATAATATTGCAAAAGCGAAGAATTATAATGGCGAATCAAAATATTATGGACGCTTAACTAAAGTCGCTTAAACGATTAAGGTGTCCTTAAACAGCGTGAACGCAGTGATTCTGCGGTGTGGGCTTAATTGCCTGCTAACGGTGAAACTCCCATGAGGACAACACCGTGCCAAGACTATTTGTGATTACTTGTGAATAGGAGGAAGTCACAATGGATGTAATCATTAACGGAATTAAACTAAGAGCGTTTGATGAAACTTATTATGTTAGTAAGAATGGAGATGTATATTCAACATATTCAAATAAGTTTCTAAAACATTCAATTGACCATGACGGATATCATAGGGTCGATATTCATTCAAAGCATATGAAGGTTCATCGCCTTGTCTATATTACGTGGGTTGAAAATAATAAAGATATCCAAGTGAATCACATCGATGATAATAAAGATAATAATTCACTTGATAATCTTTATGCTGGCACACAAAAAGAGAACGTTTCAGACTGTATTAGGAATGGAAATCGAGTCGGTCATATTGGTCATATAACAGTATTGGATAAATTAACTAACGAGATATTAACGTTTTCTCCTATGTCAGACTTTATTCAATATTGTGGGCATCCGTCAAAAAGTGGTTCGGTCAAAAAGTTTTTTAACAAAAATTGGTTTAAAAAGCGTTTTGATATTATTGATTACAATCCACACAGTAAGGTGTAACGACTATGGCTGATGAATGTAAGCCAGTAGGGTGGGTTTAATCACCATTCGAAGTGCGCTGCACGAAATTTAAATTTCGTGAAGAGATAGTCTAATCCTTATGGTAACATAAGGTAATAATGTTAATCAGGGTGTAGTTACAATTAATTTGCCAGACGTTGCTTTGTCTTCAGGGGGTGATACTAAGGTGTTTTGGGAGCTTTTTGAAGAGCGCACCGAACTGTGCCATAAGGCTATGCAAGTTCGCCATAATCGCTTAGAAGGAACGCTGTCTGATGTAGCGCCTATTCTGTGGCAGCATGGGGCATTGGCACGACTTGAAAAGGGAGAAGCAATTGACAAGCTGCTTCACGGTGGATACTCTACGATCTCTCTAGGATATGCTGGTCTTTACGAATGTGTTAAGTATATGACTGGTCATAGTCATACTGATGGCGATATCGGCGAGAAGTTTGGTCTTGAAGTGATGCAAGCGCTTAATAATAAGTGTACCAAGTGGAAGCAGGAAGAAGATATTGATTACAGTTTGTACGGGACTCCAATCGAAAGTACAACGTATAAGTTTGCAAAGTGTCTTAAGGAGCGTTTTGGTGTAATTGAAGGGATTACGGACAAAGACTACATAACTAATAGTTACCACGTCCATGTAACAGAAGAGATTAACGCATTTGACAAACTCGCACTAGAGGCGAAGTTTCAGAAACTATCCCCTGGGGGAGCAATTTCATATGTTGAATGCCCGAATCTGCAAGATAATATCGAAGCAGTAATTCAAATTATTCAGTTCATTTATGAGAATATCATGTATGCTGAACTGAATTCTAAGAGTGATTATTGTATGGCATGTGGCTACGATAAGGAGATTCTTATTGTAGAAGACGAAGAAAGTGGGGAGCTGGTATGGGAATGCCCTAACTGCGGCAATCGTGACCAGAATAAGATGAGTGTCGCAAGGCGAACATGCGGTTACATTGGAACAAACTTCTGGAACCAAGGTCGCACAGAGGAAATCCGAGAACGTGTTCTCCACGTAGACGATATGCCTTATATCGAAAACGTATAGAGAGGTAGTATTAATTAATGAGATATACGTTGATGAGGAAGATGGACATTTCAAATGGTAAGGGCATTGGTGTCTCGCTATTTGTCCAGGGGTGCAGAGCGCATTGCAAAAACTGTTTTAACCCAGAAACATGGAACTTCACTGGTGGAAACGAGTGGACTAAAGAATCTAAGAATACATTTTTTGAACTTGTTTCAAAGCCGTATGTTGCTCGCGTAACCATTCTCGGTGGAGAGCCATTTGAGCAAGAAAACATTGATGAAGTAATTGATATTCTTAAGGAAGTCAAAAATAGGTTTCCAGAAAAGCAAGTTTGGGTCTATACTGGATATAAGTTTGAACAAGTGCTTAGTAGTGATATGAAGAATGCGTTGCCATACATTGATGTCTTAGTTGATGGCAGGTATGTTGATGAGCTTAGTGATATTTCCTTAGCTTATAAGGGTAGCTCTAATCAGCGAATCATCGACATTCAAAAGTCTCTAGCAAGCAATGAAGTAGTATTGTATAATATCTAAACAACAAAAGTTATATGCAAACAAGGGACAACATGTTAACTAAAATAGTCAAAAAACGAAGAAATAGCTAGCATGTTGTCCAAGCAAAGAAAGGATAATATATGGGTCTTTTTAAGCAGAAGGTAAAGAATTTTCTTGAAGGTACATACTTTGACAAGGTATCGTATGAACAATTCAAATCTGACTGGCTGAACACATTCCCAGATTATGACGAGTCTGACGATGCAGAGATTCGTGAAATCTATGACGAGATTGAGATTCCAAAACGAAGCACCTCTGGATCGGCAGGATATGACTTTGTATCTCCAATCCATCTCTGCTTCAAGCCAGGTGAGTCAATTATGATTCCAACTGGTATCAAGTGCAATATGGAACGTGGCATGGTTCTTATGATGTTCCCTCGAAGTGGTCTTGGCACGAAGTATCGCCTAATTCCTTGCAACCTTACAGGCATTGTGGACAGCGATTACATTAATGCAGAAAATGAGGGTCACATCTTTATGAAGATGGTAAACGATGGCGATGAGCGAGTAGTGCTTAAGCAGGGTCAAGCATTCTGTCAGGGTATCTTGACAAATTATCATGTAACAGATTACGATATCGCGTCTGGCTCTCGAACTGGCGGCATGGGTTCTACCGACAAGAAACAGTAAGCGACAATAAAACGGCATGATGTGTGGCAACAAAACAAACTTGTCATGCGTCATGCCACAATAAGTTTGAAGGAGTTAACAGTGAACGATTTCAATTTTAAAGATTTTATATTCAATCGTGCATTCCTTATCCTGCCGTTTACATGGCTAATTATCTTAGTGTTCAGTGTGTTCACAGATAATAACATTCTTGCAATTATCAGTAGCACTGGATTTTATGGAAGTCTCATTCTTGATGCGCTTGAACAAGATAGAGGGTAAGTATGTTAAACAAATACGGAGTAATTCAGATTTTCCGTTTGCATTGCTTGTAGAACAGAAGGTAGAAGAATATATGAAATACCTTCAAAATGAAGGTGTTCTCAGTGGTCACATAAGAGGAGAGTATATTTAATTAGTGTAGTAGCAGTAAAGGTATATGACGATAAGATTCAAATCGCAGCCGATTCCATTGTTTGCAGAGGAGACTCAAAGAGAGTAGATGATAATTTTACAAAGCTTGTAAACATCAACGACATGATTATTGGCTGTTTTGGATTATGCGAAGAGTCAAGCCTACTGTACCATTATGCAGAAACTCATAAGCCTTTAAGCACAAGCGAAAAAGATATCCTCGCTTTTATCATCGAGTTCTCAAAATGGAAAAACGATCTCGTTGGAAGCCCTAGCATTAATAATGAATACATTATCGTGTTTGACGGACATGCATTTATCGTTGTTAGTATGTTTGTTAACGAAGTCAAGAATTATGCCGCTATTGGTGCTGGTCTAGATTTTGCTAACGCAGCCCTATATCTCGGACACTCCCCAAAAGAATCGGTTAAGGTAGCTTGCGCTTTGTTCTGCTATGTTGCTGAGCCAATTATTGAATATGAGGTAAAACTCGGCAGCAATAAAAACAAGAACAAAAACAAGAACAAAAAGAAGCATTAACTCACTACAAGCATAAGGAGTATATATGAGCAAAGATAAGAACAATACTTCAAAGCATTGTGCAAATTGCAAGTATTGGGAATGTTATAACGAAAAAGAATTTGAAAAGTTCGGAGAATGCACAGAAGGCGAATGCCATCGCTACCCACCAAACACACTTAACTTTGAGCGAGTGAACGAGATGGGCATCATGGTTCCCGAAACGATTATGAATACGCCACTCCTTAGTCATCCATTTACGTTTGCTTCTGAGTGGTGTGGTGAGTTCAAGCCAATGAAGAATCCAAGGTGGGTGTAGCGTGTCGAACTATATGATGAAATATAAAGGCAGTTATAGACTACTCCCCGTAATTGACCAGTCAACGAATGATTTTCCAAGGGATTCAAATGGAAACATCGAAGACGATCTTGAGATTTACGTGTCTTGCCAAAACGGTAATCGAATTGAATACTACGGACTCAATGATAGTAGACGAGCCGTATTGCTTGCCTATGTCCCGTCACTCGGACGTGGTAGAAACATCAAGAAGGCTTTGAAGAAGCAGGGTGTGGATATTCTTTTTTACGATGAATCAGACGAAGAGGTGCTGTTCCACTTCAACGCAACTGATATCGAAACGGTTGCAACTCTTCTAAAAGCCAAGACCAGTGGTGCTAACATTTCACCAATGAGCAAGAGAAACTTGCCAAAGGTAAAGTTTGAGTTACCCGAAGAAGACATGGCTGCATATAAGGATATTGTCGATAAGGTAGATAAGAACGACAAACTGCTGATTCACCGTATCACTACGGAGTTTCTTGATAAGGTTCTTGCTAAAGAGCTTAGACCAAAAGGCACTAGAAAGCCTTATGACTACAAGACCGAGATGAAGAAGCTGAAGCTCGCCAGTGATTCAAAGGGCTACATTTGGACTAAGGAACTTTGGAACGAGTATCTTGAATTTCTAGAAAAAGAGATCAATTCTTATTACAACAAGTAAGGATATATGCTATAATGCCAATTGTATAGTGAATCAGCTATACAATCAGCGTTTTGCTAAGGAGGATATAATGCTAAAGATTGAAAACACTGAAACCTACGGCTGGGAAGCAGCTGTCCGAGGTATGCGAAATCCGATGAATTCTTGGGATAAGAGCGATAGTTATGATGGATGCTTAGACAAGGATATGTTTGAAATTTTTAAAGAAGATGGCGATATCCCAAAGAACGCAGTTTGGACAGATGATTTCATCAAATCTGGATGTACATTTGTTATTGGTAATAAAGATTTAAATTTAGCAAAAAAACTCGCTAAAGCTGGTACAGACCATCGTAAATTCATGCGTATGATTACTGTATATTGTGACATTATCGCTCCATTGTATTGGTGGAAGGAGTTCGATACTTACAAGGTTGGCACTGTCGCAAATTCTTGCAGTACGATACATAAAATTCAGGATAAGGAATTCGTAATGGATGACTTTAGCCATGAGCATCTTAGTGCAGACGTTTCCAATCGAAGTGCAATTGGGATACTTAGGCTTACTGTTCAAGTCCTTAATGATAATCGATATAAATATCTCGAAACCAAAGACAAGAAATATTGGTGGCAGATGATCCAACTTCTTCCGTCATCCTACAATCAGAAGCGTACAGTCATGCTTAACTACGAAGTCCTAGCTAATATTTACACGTCTCGTAAAGGGCATCGTCTGGACGAGTGGAAAACTATGTTGGATTGGATTGAGACGCTACCATACTCTGAACTAATCACTGGAAAGGAAGAATAGCATGGCAGTAGTTAGCTATAATGAAAGTAAGAACGGTAAAAACAATTCTCTTATTATTCATGGTAACAAGGAGGAGCTTAAGAAAGTAGCTGAGTTCGTGAACGGCATGTACGACAAGCCTGTTAATGATGACGATAATGATGAAGGTGCGGCTGATATGGTTAACGAACCACCTCATTATATACATGGCATGGAATGCATTGATGAGATGGTTTTGGTATTCGGCAAAGAAGCCGTAATGAATTTCTGTCTTTGTAATGCGTGGAAATATCGTTACAGAGCGCCATACAAGGGTGATATTGAAGAAAACATGCAAAAGAGCCGTTGGTATTTGAACAAGTATAAAGAGCTAAAGGGTTCTATTATTGTTTCTAACCAAAACATTATACATAGTAACCTAAAGCCTTTGTCATATAACGATTGTGTGCTACGAACGCCTTATCCATATACAGATGATAAGAAAGTATGGTGTGGTACGACTACCAATACAACAATGAACAGCTAAATATATATGCTATGGGGCTGCAACAAGCCCCATTTTTGTGCAAATATTCTTTATAGAACTTATCTTTTGTAATTTACGTAAAACAAAGATACAATATTGTTGTAAAAATATATTATAAAGGTGTGTTAACATCATGGGGAAAGACCTTAAAGGCAAAGACTTGGGGCGCGGATACAGTCAACGAAAAGACAAGCGATATGAAGCGAGGTGCATGATTAATGGTGTTCGCATTTGCTTATACGATATGCATCTCCCAACATTAAAGAAACGCTTTGAAGAAGAAAAGATTAAAATTCTAAGAGACGAAAAGAATATTAGACCAAACCTTACACTGTCTGAATGGTTTGAAGAGTGGTTTGAAAAATACAAAAAGCCAGCATTGAAATCAGAAGTATCTAAAAAGGCATATCATAGAAAAGTATCAAACACATATATTGCCGCAATAGGAGATAAAAAGATAGAGAATATATCTCATATGAATATGCAAGACGCAACAAACGAATTGCTTAATAAGTTCAAAGCAAGAACATTAAGAGAAGCACTTGGCGTACTTAGAGAGTGTTTAGATATAGCTGTGATGAATCAAATCATTAAGTCTAACCCGTGTATTAATATAGCAATTAAAGATGAGAACGAAGCCGTTCAAGAACGCAGGGTCTTGAGTTCTCGTGAAATGAAGATGTTCTTAGATGAAATAGAGCATGAGTATTATAATGAAGCTTACCAAATCCTATTGCTTACTGGCATGAGGATAGGTGAATTCAGCGGTCTTCAATGGCAAGATATAAACTGGCAAAACAAAACGATTAGGATACAAAGAAGCCTGAGTATTGGTTATGTTGACGGCAAGAAAATGGAATATCTCACAACGCCTAAGACAAGTAATAGCTATAGAACTATTCCATTCTTCGGAAACGTAGGTGAGCTATTTAAAGATTGGAAGGTAAAACAAGACCAATACAAAGCAAAGCTTGGAAATAGATGGAGATTGCGACCAGAGTTAGGTGATTTAGTTTTCACGACAACACTTGGCTCGCCAGTAACAAGATATGCGCTATCTCATAACATTGAAAAGGTATTGAAGAATATCAATGAAAAAGAGAAATATAATGCTTCAGTAGAAGGCAGAGAACCAGAAGAAATGGCACATATTTACCCACATGCTTTCCGACATACATTTGCTACTCGATGTTTTGAGAAAAAATTAGACCCAGTGTTTATACAAAGAATTATGGGTCATACTAGTTATGCTACCACTTTGAAATATACGCATCTTTTAGAAACTAAACTGAATGAAGAGGTAGCAAAAGCAGAAGACTTCCTATTATAATGGAAGTCTTTTTTTTAATGCTGTATACTTGCGTATTTGCGTAAAACATTGTTTTGCGTAAGAAATTGCGCAAATTTATTTTTTGCGTTTTTAAGCAGTTGCGTAGCGTTTGCGTAAAATTTCTAAACAAGCTTGCAAACACCATATAAATAAAGTAATATATATAAGGGCTTTGCATTTGGAGTTCTAGGAGAAAACGACAAGTAAGTATCTACAACACCTTGATAGATAAGGGGTTGAAGAAATCCTATATTTGGGTAAAATAAGCAAAACCTTATATTAATGTCGTATGGTTTTGAGTCAGATTTGCTTACAGATTTGCTTAAACACTATCGTCCATTTCCTTCAGCGAAGTGTACGCAACTTGGCTTGAACCTGCGACACCTTATACTCACAAGAAACAAAGATTAAAACAACAGTATTCCAACTATTATGTACTTAGATTGTCGTTCATTTTGAGGTTCCTAATGGAGCCTCTTTTTTGTTGGGACATAAAATTATTCTTTTAAGCTCTCTCCTGATAAGATAATAAAAGGGAGGGAGACACCAAGAAATGCACATAGTATATTCTAAGCAAGCATATAAATATTTAAAGAAGCAAAGTGAACAAGATTATAATCGAATCCTTAGTGAGATAAACAAGCTGCCAAATAATCATAATAGAATAAAGAAATTAAATGGCTTGTCGAATTTATATCGTTTACGCGTTGGAGATTTTCGTGTTTTGTTCACACCAGAGTTGGAACATGATACAATCAAGATAGAAAAAATATTGCCAAGAGGTGACGTATACAATGGCATTAGATAAGAAAGTTGCTGAGAAATTTTTGAATAGGCTTGATAGTTTGCAAAAGGAAATAGAGTCAATCCATCGTGATTTAGTGTTTGCAATGGATGAAGATAAATTGAGTCTAGATGATTTAGATGCAATAAAAAAAATAAGAGAAAAAAATGAATATAAAACCATTGAAGAATGGGAAAAGGAAGACAATCAAAAATCGTAAAAAAAAGGAGCAGCATTAAATTGCTACTCCTTAAAAATTATTTAAACACCGATCACATAACGAAGAACCATGTTCCTGTTATCAACAGTTTGACCATGAAGAGATAAAGCAGAATTGTTGTTTACAGCATTGCCTTTTATCTCATTGTTGTTGATATAAAGATACTTCTTGTAGAACTTCCCTCCACGTTCAAGTATAAACGAGAATCCGCCACCGCCGTCATTTGCAACAGCATATTTAGGAACGAAGAAAGAGTTCCAGCTAGAGTTAACAGGTGCAGTATTAGTAACATCATAGGCACTGAATATCAATGAGATTCCATGAGGCTGTGCGGATACATTGCCAGAAAGTGTAATTGTGGCATCCTCTTTTACATATAAAGCACCGCTCCACAGCACTTTGTTTTGCCCATAATTAGCACCAGAAAGCCCACCATCTCTACTCCAAATACGTACTGAGTCTCCATAAATATTAGTTGACCCACTAGATTTCTGATAATTGTCATATCCAATAGCGGTATTGCCAGCAGCAGACATCGGTACGAACACATTCTTTAGTGTACCGTCAGCAGCCTTACCATTTATAGCTGCTTCTACGCCCATGTTGATGTCTTTACTGGTTGTGACATTGCCTGTAAGTGTGCCACCATTTAAAGGAAGATAGTTATGCGAATGGCTCTTTGCTGCATACTTGTTAGGCAGAGTATTGTGTATTGCATCCATAGCATTTAAATCATCGGTTAAGCAGCGTGTGGAGTCCGAACCTCTCCAAATATCGTCCGTTGAGTACAATCCAACAAAATCTTGACTGGACATAGTGTTCTCCTTAGAACGTAGTGTCAGTTTATGTTATATAGGCTAAGCTAAATAACGTTATGAGGTTTGCCATTCTGATCGTAGATGGTCATAATTGCGTAGTGCTGCTCTCCACTGGAATTATATGTATAGCAAAGACCAGTATGAGCCTTACCATCTTGGTCATAAAAGGTTATGCGAGAAGCAGCCAGCTCCCAAACTGCATATAAAGTAAGGCTTGCATTTGTAGAATACTTGTCCCCGCCATGATATTTAACATCGCCAGTAGGAGATGTTGACCAACCTAAGAAGTTATAGCGCTGTCTCGTAGGCTTTGTGGTAGAGATAGTTGCTGTGGCATCGTAATCTTTTACCTGTGGCTCTGGAACGCCAGTACCACCATTGCCATCGTATCGAATAGCATATTTCAACCTGTCCCATACAGCTACCATCGTTGTACTAGCATTCGTTGTGTATGAATCACCTGGATTATATCTCTTCGATGATTCTTCCCAATATAAGAAGTTGTATCCTTCATATGTAGGAATAGTTTTAGACAGCGTTAGATTTGTAAAGTATTTCTTCGTCTGATTGCCAGGAGCGCCAGTTCCTCCATTAGCATTGTATTTTACTGTATAAGTAAGCTCTTCCCAAATAGCTATCAGAGTTTGATTTCCATTATATGCAACTGTGTCACCTGGCTGGTAGTAAGGTTGAGTCTTATATTTGCTATCGATATCTGAGCGGTTTGTAACGCCCCATCCTTTGAACGTGTAACCAGTTTTCGTAGGTTTCGTGCTAGACAGAGTAAGGTCTTCATTCCACCATTTAGTTTGACTGTCGGGAGCGCCCTTACCGCCATCAACATCGAACGAAACCGTGTAAGATGTCTTAGCACCAACCCAAACATTAACAGTTGTCTCAGTGCTGCCGTAATAGCCACCATAATCGTTTACTGGCTGAAGGTTTACCCATACTTTAACTGGCACATTACGACCAGACTTACCCTTTGAAATTGTAGTATAACCAGATGTTTCAGCGGCGGTTCTATATGAACCTCCTGGGTTAGATGATAGATATCCACTAGCAGAACCTCTATCCGTACCATCAACATTGCATACTACTCTTACGCCATATTGATAAGCCCACTTGAACTGAGCGCATACATACCAATAAATAGTTGCAGATCCATCGGCATTCGAATTAACATATGCATTGACGTAACCGCGCACATATCTTTTACCGTTGTAAAATGTTTTCTCAGGAGTATAAGCATCTGCCATACACCATCACCTCCTTAGCATGTATATAGATTCATTAATTAATCTGGATATAAATACTATTAGGAGTTCCAGTAGAAGGTGCGGCACCAGTACCCCATGTAATTCCAAGGTTGTTTAAAGCTTTTGCACCAGTAGTAGCACCAGTACCGCCATTAGCCACGGGTACTGCACCACTTGTGTTTCCAAGACCTAGATTATTTCTGGCACCAGCAACAGTATCAGCGTTCGTACCGCCATTCTCAATAGGGAGAGTTCCGTATGCATCATTCATATTCGGCTTAACATAGCTTACAATCCAGAATGCACCATCATACATTACATTGAACGGCTTACCTTCAGAAATCCAATTCTCATAAGTACCAGCGATTGTACTCTTTGGATTGCTGGAAAGGCGTTGTCTGATATTCTTTGCACCAAGACCGTTCACGTTGAGAGTCGGCGCAGTAGTTGTACTATCGATATGAGGAATCATTGTAAAGTTAACACCAGTAACAAGGCTATCTATTCCCTTTACAGTAGCGGTATACGCAGCGCCAGTGCCAGCAGTTGTAACGCCATTGATTTGCTGTCTTGCAGCTTCATCGTAAATTTCTAAGCCATTATATGATTTTATAATCTTGTTTCCATCCATATCTATTCCACCACCTTCAATACTTCGGTTACATTGCCATGTCCATCATTACTCAGGACTAACTTATATCCTTTTTCAACTATCATAGACCTGATATCTTTTTCGATTGTATTCTCTGTATCGCCAGCAATCTTAATAGTGTTCTTATAAATAACATCAGTGTCATCGTCAAGCTCTTGAAGCTTATTCCTAATCTCAGAGAACTGTATAATCAAGTCTCGTTTTTGTTCGGTTATGAAGGATACACCTTGCTCTTTGATATAGCCAATATTGTTTATAGCATCAACTCTGATGTCCTCGGTTTCTTCAAGAACCTCTTCTTCTAGCATTTGCTCAGTGATGCGCTCGATATTCTCAACATGATAAGCGGTTGCCATACGTTACGCCTCCTGTGAATTCAAGAGAATCGCAACAGTAACATTGCCTTCTCCGTCATTTTTCGTAGTAAGGACAAGACCATCTTGAGTCATCATGTTATCGATATCTGTCTCAATCTTTGCCTTTGTTTGATTGGCAACTTTTACGGTATCATCGTATGTCTTCTGCGTGTTATCCTTTATTGCAGTAGCCGTCTTTACAAGACCGTTGCCAATCGTTAGAAAGCTGTCTTTATTTTGCGTTACAGTCTCGATAGCACTGTTCTTCGTATCTGTGATATCCTTGATCGCATTTGATCTTGCTTCTTCTGTACTTGCTTCAATCTCGTCTTTGATGTCTTCTGCGGTGATGCGCTTGATATTCTCTACATATAGATAGTCATTCGGCATCTCTCGCTTACGAATTGGAATCTCAGAGAATAAGATAGTCCGTTGAGAAGAAACATCTTCTGAGTTTGTCAGATAGACATATACAAGAAGAGGATAAGGCTCTTGCAATAGAATGTTAGGTATCGTAGCCTTCATAACGTCTTCACCGATTACATTAGACCTAACGATCAAAGCAGTGTCTCTGTGCTTGTTGGTGAAATGAAATTCTGGTGCAATAGAAAGATATCCTTGTGGACAACCTTCAAGCTTAATGGTTATCTCCTGGTCGATATCCCACTGAAAGAAATTGTTTATGGTATTGCCATATTGATCTAAGCATTTTACTTCGTACATAGGCTACACCTCCTTTAAATTGATAAGCTTTAATAAGTCTACTTCCATTTACCAACAACACGCACATAGACGCTAACATCGAAGTCTAGGTCTGCTGGATTGGAAATACGAAGACCCAACTTGTTATTGGTATTCAGATATACGCTTACATTGGGAACACCTTGCTCACACTCGGCAGTGCAGTATACACGTTGCTTCGCTCCAATAAGCTCAACGGGGTAATTAACCTCAATCTCGTTGTACTTAACATCATAGTAAGATTTTGCAAACATACCACTGACAGAAAGCCTTGCTTCACATTCGATTCTTCCGTTGCCGAATTTCTTAAACTCCCATAAGCCATCAGAACCAACTTCAACAGTATCAAGATTGCCTACTGTGCTTTTGAGTTCCTTAATGTCTTCCTCAATAAAATCAAGGTCATCCGTCAGGCAACGGTTAGTGTCTTCTCCGCGCCAAACTTCATTAGATGATACTACTGGGTTGAAAGCATTAGCTGACATACGCATCCTCCTTTTGTAATGAATAATCAATTAATTGTATCTTATTATTGTATTTCAACATTTTCCAAAAAATATTTTCACATTTTCTATATGAAAAATCCCACGCACAATATATACTATTTCTCGTGTAAAACTGCGTGGGATTTTTAGCATCGAAAGGACTAGAAAAATGAAAATTATCGACATTTATGAGCAACATTACCTGCCTGAGAAAACAGCAAAAAGAGCCGCATCTACCATCTCTGGATACGACTCTTCTATGCGTCTTCACGTTCTTCCACGGTGGGGAGAATGCGAGATTGAGGATATCGACCCAGACGATTTGCAAGAATGGGTTGACTCGTTCGAACTCAACGGAGCAGCAGAGAAAGCATTCAAATGCCTTCGTCAAATCATCCGATGGTGGGTACGCAAGAAGCGTCTTCATATCGCCGACCCGACTATCTATATTGAACTCAACTCCCGTGAGCCATATAGGGCAGAAGTTCTCGATGCCACAGAGGTGTCCGATATGCTTCGCGGTATGTGGGGTCATTGGGCAGAGGCAGTCACCATCTGTGCTGTAACCCTCGGTCTTAGAAGAGGAGAGGCTTGCGCTCTTGAATGGTCTGATATCAACCTGAAAACAGGAGAAGTTCGCATTAACAAGTCAAGGCAATACATAAAAGGCAAGACTGTCACGTTAAGAACCAAGACAGATAAATCTACAAGGTCGTGCTATCTACCTAAATTCGCACGTCAGCGCCTAAAGCAAATTAAAGGAACTGGTCTTCTAACAGGCGATACATCGCCAGACAGGGTTGCTCGCGCAATCAAGAGGCAATGTGAGCGCCAAGGAGTACCACATGTATCTATGACAAATATGCGTCATACATGGGCTACTCTAGCTGTAGAAGCTGGCGTAGGAATTGAGACTGTAGCTATGATGCTTGGGCATACAGACATTAGCACCGCATATAACCATTACATTATTCCTCGCAAGACTATATGCCAGGAAGCTCAGGCTGCGGTAGAGAAGCTATTGTTCGATAAGGCTAAAAAGTTAAGCATCTGTCTGTTGTTTGATAAGGTGTCGAGATAGCATTCCATATCCCCAACCAAAACGACAGGAGATGGATATACCGCTTATCTCAGCAAACGCATCATTGTTGGAACCACCATTGTCACGGCGAGTGGAAGTTATCAAGTAAAACTGTTTACAAAAGCTCAATTCAAAGCCATTGCTGGTCGTTATTTTGATTACTTAAAAGACTTCATCGTTGTTATGAACGCAGATTTTCATGATGCAATGGCTGTTCATGTTACTAGCGCTGGATACGAAAGTACCAAAGGAGATATTTATGCTCTATATGAAGGAACACGTAACGGCAATCTTCGTATAAACTATCTAATTATACTTGGCGAATAGCATTCCATATCCCCGTTATTTAAAGTAACCAGATATACAAGCAAAGCACAAGATGTTGCCTCTGGTAGTGTACTTGAATACACCGAAACTCTTAAGAAAATAAGCGGCTATAGTCCAGTTGGGATAGTAGGGACAACTACAAACCACGAATGGTCATTTGCTTTGTTTCAATCAAAAATGAACAGCGACAACACTTTTGTCGCAACATGGATGAATTTCAACAAAAACACGTGGAAGGGCGCGTATGGCATAGTAGACGTTCTATATATTAAGAATCTCTAGCATTCCATATCCCAATACGGTACAACAAATTTCTCGTCACAACAGTTGAGTGTCTGGAAAAATATGAATATGTGTACAGTTGACGTACCAATAGGTAAAACACTTCCTAACAATACGTACACGGTTGTTCCAGTAATTCAACGAAATGGTGTTCCGTTTACGTGTTCTGTTGTTTCAAAAACTACAACATCATTCAAACTCTACGTTTGGACAATGGGAGATTTCGGTGCAGAAAGCTTCACAGTCAATTGGCATATTAGTTATTAGTATTCCATATCCCAAGTAGAATATTTCGCATCTGAGTCAAATACTTTTAATGTCACACCAAAGATATCTGGTATTGTTGAGGTTGAATGTGTTGTGCATTCAACTTTTGGAGCGTGGGCAAATAAGCTAAGTGCGAGAATCGCCACGCCAGATGGGTTAACGCTTATAGCAGGAACGGCAAGTGCAGTTAACGGAAATGACCAAGTTCTACGATCATTCAGGGCGCATGCCGTATTTTCAGGTGTAAAGTCTGGCAGCGCATATAATTTCTCTGTTTATAGAACTGACGGCTCATTCGGGAACTCACCGTCATTTTCATGGTTTATTACTGTTCGTCAATACTAGCATTTTTCTTGGGCTTAGCATTCCATATCCCAGTTAGAGGATGACCTAAAAACATTAACCAAAAAATTCAATACGCTGAACGGATGCTTCTCGTTCACCAGTGGGCTTTCTGGCATCGCGTTCCATGCTTGGGACGGCGGCTTCCAGATTGCCACAAAAGGTGGTGCGCAGCAGAAGATTGCCACGTTCGACAAAAACGGTATCAACTTTTATCTGGACGGCAACTACACTTGGCACAAATAATTTGATAGCATTCCATATCCCAAGTAACTGACTGGACATACCTTGTTGAATCATCGGCTGGAACGACGCTAACAACGGGATACGTGCGATACAGGGTCAACCGTTTTGCTGTTGAGCTTGACATTGATTACCCTATCACCGATGCATCCGACAAAAAGCTAAGCAAGTTGATTCCCACCAACCTTCGCCCGTATGAGACATTATGGTGGGCGATCTGCGCCACTAAAAGATGGAACATATCAGACCATATGGCTTACTGCGAAGTGAATAAAGACGGCACTGTGTGGATTGGCAGAAAAGGAGCCGAAGCCGAAGGGCGTGTGGTCGGCTCGGTTTCGTGGGTTATTTAGTATTCCATATCCCAGGTTACTTTAAAAACCGTCAATGGTATCACTTGTACTTATCGAGTGTGGTCAAAAAAAGTTGTCGAATGCTGTGTCTCAGGAACAACTACTAATACCCTTAGCTCTGGCAGTGTCATTAATTTCGGAACAATCCCATCTGGGTTACGTCCGAAAACAACATCGTTTATCATATGTAACGTTCTCTGGAACGGTGGAAAAGTATATTTTAGAACTTATAATGACGGAAGCGTTAGCGTACTATGTGCCGACCAAGAATTTTCAGGAGGATCTTCTGTTCGTTGTTCGAGAACATGGATTATTTAGCATTCCATATCCCCTACAACTCCGTCATTAATTACAGGAAATGGATATGTTGTCCATAAAGTTGGCAGAATCGTCCTTGTAACAATAAGCCTAAATACATCGATAGGAGATGCTTGGGGTCAAAAATCGATAGCAACATTGCCAAGCAACTATGAGCCAATTAAGGAATGTAATTGTGCGCTCGCTGTACAAGGAGGCTACGATAGCTCCGTAGTAGCAAGAATAACTCATAGCTGTAATATAGTTATACAAGGAAAAGGTACGGGATGGCGCAGTGGTTGGGTATTTGGGTCATTTGCGTATATTAGTATCGAATAGCATTCCATATCCCAAGCAAAGGACTACGTAGTAGAGCAAGGCATTAAAAGCGATTGGCAGTACGTCAAATGGGCAAGTGGTCGTGCGGAATGCAGCCGAACAATGGAAGCCAGCCTAACCAAGACAGGCAACTACTGGCTACCTGAAGTTAGCCTTCCATTCGCGTTCAAGAAAACCGCAAACTCGCGATCGCGCTTCAGCATCTTCGTGTCTGGCGGTGATTACATTGCCCCTGTGCTTTACCCTAAATACCCAGTATCCGAATCGACCGTAACAAAAGTATGCTGCGCCGTCACATACGTCACAGCGACAGGCACTACTACGGTTAATTATCTTGTTCGTGGATGGTGGAAATGATCACTCGTACAAGATTGTCAACGAAGCTCCGATGTACTGACTAACGCTTCCGCGCAATGTGATGCTGCTTGCATCGTAATCTGACAACACGATTCGGTCGCTGGTGCTATGGCAAACGTATGTCAAAAACACGGCTTTGATCTTCGCGAAATCGACACCCCACGAGACACTTACATTCGTGGTGGTGTTCTCGCCGATGTAGATATTGGGGAGCGTTAGCTTCGATGTTTTCAGCGCATGGGATATGGAATCCCACGCACTTTGCAAAGTGGTATTATCTGACAATTTTATATCGCTGGCACCAAGCGTAACATTGGAGGACAATGCCTTTCCGTTGATGGTTCTCGTATTGGGAACCTTTGAATTCACCTCTGATTTAGTGGCATAGATTGTGTTTAGATTTACCCAAGCCATATAATCACCTTCCTAGTTGATATATTGAAAATAAGAAAAAGAAGGGTGCGAACACTAAGTTCACACCCATTGTAATAACTTATTCAATCTAAAAATATAAGACTATTTGCTGGAAATCATTTGCTCAATCAGTGCAACGACCTCAGCTTTTGAATACACATCAAGATTATCTCTTGCAGCGGCAGCAGTGGTAGCACCAGTACCACCCTGCGCAACTCCCAATGTGCCATAAAGATTTGCAACGCTCGGTCTAACGATGTCGATGACCCATTGAGTGCCATCGTACATAACGCGAACAGGCTTATTTGCAACAAGCATGTTGCTTGAACTCAGAGTAGTCGTAGCAGTTGTGTTGTTGGATATCTTCATCCTAATGTTCTTGGCACCAAGCCCATTCACATTAATGGTTGGATTGACTTTTGTACTTGTAACATTGGGAATCATCACGAAGCTCACGCCAGCAGTTAGAGCCGTGATTCCATCTACAGATGCAACATATGCCCCGCCAGTGCCAGTGGTGGTAACAATTTTATCGCCACCGTTTTCTTCTCCCCAAACAGCGGTGCCGTCAGAAGACCAGCGAAGAACCTGTCCGCTCGCACCGCCAGCAGGGACATGCTTGCTGCCAGCGGCGATAGGGTGCGTATACACCGTATCCTTGGATGCAATTGTAACAGACTTGCCATCGGTATTAGGGGTAAGCGTTACATTGTTCCCAGCAATCATGGTCAACGTATCGGTCTTTGCACCAGAGGAAATAGTTGAGCTGCCTACTTTTACCTTTGAGAACGCATTCTGATTAGCCTCTGCGCCACTAGGGGCATGGGTAGACTGAGAATGGGCATACGCAGCATCCCAGTTGGTTTTCTTCGCAGATGTAACATGCACATCGGCATTGCCAGTGTGGGAAGTCAAGATGCTTGAGTCAGCCTTCGCGCTCAGCTTCGAGTCAACGTCTGACTTCTTGTAATAAGAGCCGTCATGGTTATGGTTAGTAGAGGCATATTCTGTATGCGTGTGATTGACATTAGCCTTGCTGCTTAAGGCATCTCTAACTGCGGTCACGTCTTCGGCTGTAGCATAACCCGTATGTGTATGGTTCTTTGCTGCATAAGTGCTTGGCAAAGAAGCGTGAACTGCATCAATAGCATCGATATCATCCGTTAAACAACGGGTCATGTCGGTGTCTCTCCAAATATCGTTTGTTGAATAAGTTGGTGTAAAATTCGGGTTAGCCATAATATTCTCCTTAGAACGTAGTGAACAAGGTTGTTTCGATTGCTACATTGGTATTAAATATAAACGTATACCTCTGGGCTGCCGTTATTTGGCTCGATCCATATGCTTCCCTGAGTAACGTCAGTAGAGGGGACATAGGTGCCGTAGTATATAGGCTTAACACCAAGATTATCCCTTGCAGTAGCAGCATCAGTTGCACCAGTGCCACCACCAGAAACAGGAACAGTGCCGTATAGCCCAGAGGCATTGGGTCTAAAGCCATCGATAACCCATTGAATACCATCATACATAACATCTACTGGCTTGTTTGCAACCAGAAAATTTCTGACTGTAAAGCCAGTTGTTGCACTCGTATAACCAGACAGGCGCATCCTAAGATTCTTTGCACCAAGCCCGTTTACGTTTAATGTAGGTGTGACATCTGTACTTGTCGTATGCGGAATCATAGTGAACTTAACACCTGCTGTGAGAGACGTGATGCCATTGACAGTGGCAGTATATGCAGCACCAGTACCAGCGGTAGTGACTGGGTTTATGCCGATGTTAGTCCTGATGCCATCTACGGTATTAGTTCCAGTACCGCCATTGCCGATAGGCAAGATGCCCGTGACACCAGGCGCTATGTTGGCAGAACCATTAAATGATGCAGGAGAGGCAGAGCCAAGGTTCGTCTGAATAGTACGGCTTGTTGCAAGCTTGGTTGCCGTTGCTGCATTGCCAGAGCAAGAAGATGCAGTTGTAGCAGATGTTGCCGAAGTTGCCGAAGTTGCCGATCCAGCAGACGTAGCATATTTTACCGACTTATCGGCATCAGCAGTATTGTCTACGTTGCCCAAACCGACATCTGATTTGGTGTGTGTATGAGAACTGCTAGCCTTGCCGCTTAAAGCAGATGTAATAGCGCTCTGTGTCATGGTGCCGTCTGTATTAGTACCAATGCCAGAGTAAAGCTTAGTAGTGCCAGTAGCAGTAGCGCTGCCAACAGGATATGTAGTATTTGTAGTAGGAGGAGTATAGCCAAGAGCCGTAGTCACATTTGCCTTGGTAAGCTCTCCACGGATAGTGGCAGAAGATTTGTTCTCAACGCTGCCAAGACCTAAATCAGATTTGGTTGTACCGTGTGGATTTCCAGTCTCCTGAGAATGGTCATAAGCAACTTTGCCTCTATCGCCACGATAAGCAGTAGAAGAAGTTTCTCCGAGAGCAATCGTATCAGAGATTACTGCAAAGGCAGAGCCACTCCAGCGATAGATCTTATTCGTATTTAAGTCAGTATAAATCTTACCAGCCTCACCAGCAATCTCAGTGCCGTAGGTGCTATCGGAGTTCTTCGTCTTATAAAACTTTGAACTAGAATAATAGCCTTCGATAACATCATCTACATAGCCAGGCAAGTTAGCAGCAGGTATTACACCACTTAGCTTGCTTGTGGCATCAATAGTGCCAGTTATCTCGCTATAGCTGTAAGACGGTTTTGTACTTGCTTTAGCCCAAGAGCTAACATCTGATGCTGGCATAGAAGTGGGAAAGTCAGCAATCTGAGATTTCGTATGCGTATGACTTGAAGCAGCAGCGCCAATGCTTGATGGCGTGATGTTGATGGACTTTGCAACAGAGCCATCATACGCACCTTGAGAAGCCCCGTTCAATGAAATCGTAAGCGAGCTGGGATTCTTCATCGTTGTCGGGAAATCCGTAATCTGAGACTTAGTATGGTTATGACTTGAAGCAGCAGCGCCTATATCTGATGGTGTAGGTTTGTATAAGGTACTGTAGTAATATCCCCAGTCACTCCACGAAGAAGCATTGAATTGTCTTGTCCAAGTTTTCCCAGCAGAAGCATTGCCTTCGATTAGAATCTGATTAATATATCCAGTGGAAGTTCTCTGAACTGTCAACCCAAATGCATCAACGCCAGACGGCTTATTCGTAACGGTATTGTCTCCGTCAGCATAATAAGTGCCAGTTGCCTTAATGTTGTTTAGGCTCTCAGTTGTCAGTTGGTTAGCATTCAAATAACTAGCGGTTTCAGCAGTATCGGCATGTTTAACGCTTTTGTCTGCGTCAGCGGTATTGTCTACATTACCCAACCCAACTTCGGATTTAGTATACGTAGGCTTTGTAGCAGCCTTTGCCCATGCAGGAACATCACTTGCTGGCATTGAAGTGGGGAAGTCGATGATCTGACTCTTGGAATGAGTATGCACAGAAGCAGCCTTCTCACTCAACTTGTCATCCACTTCTGATTCTGTATAATAAATATCATTATGGTTATGCGCAGAATCGGCAGCACCTACATCAGATGCAGATAGGGCAACATCAGCAGACAAGCTCTTTCCATTTACTTTTCTTGTCGTAGGAACCTTGCCAGAAAGAGCAGAGTTCACTACCTTGTTCTGCACTGGGTTAGTTGAAGTAGAGCTGAGTGAGCTATCTACAGGATGCGTATGAGACTTCGAGGCAAACGTGTCTCTGAGCTTCGCAAGAAAATCTGTCAGTCCAGTAAGGTCAAGATATTTAACCATATATAAATCACATCCTTTCCTGTATCTAAATATATCGATTTTATTGATTTTTCTTTTTAAAAATAGAGATACTTAGATACAATATCTCCATGTGAATTACCCTACAAATTGGAAATAGATGCGATAAAGTAGGGTAGAGGGGTGGGGTAGGGGAGGGATTAACTCCCCTACCGTCACTAATATCGTTTAAACTTACGCGAAGAGAGCATTTACTTCATCAGTAGTAACGGCTACGAAATCCGCAACAAGTCCATCGGCATATGCCTTTGCATTTGTTTCCGCAGAATCCCAGCCAGAAACCTTCGCAGCGGTAATGCCGTCAAGTACAGTTTTATTTGTATGAGAATGAGAAGCGGTAGACGCAGCATCCCAATCTGCAACCTTACCAGCATCAATACCGTTAAGCACCTCGGCATTAGCATGGGTATGAGCCTTGCCTTCGAGAGTCGTAACCTTGCCCTCAGCGGTGGTTACACGAGTACCGAGTGCGGTAACATCGGAAGCAGCAGCCTTGGTTGCTACAACCTCTTCAAGTGCGTCAACGTCAGCCTGAGCATCGTCACCAGCCTTCTTAGCTGCGGTAATCTTGGTATCAAGAGCGGTATCGGCAGCAGTACGAGCATCGGTTTCAACCTTGACCGCATCAGCAATCTGATCGGCAACAGAGCCTTCGCCCTCGCCAAACTTAGCCTCAATAGCCTTTACACGAGTATCAAGTGCGCCCTCAGCCTTCTCTGCACGAGACTGCTCGGCAGCTACCTTCTCATTGATATAGCCAATTACATCAGCAGCAGAAGTGCCTTCAGGAAGCTTGCCTACGAACTTCTCAAGGGTGGAGATAGCGGTGGCATTCTTGGCAATATCGCCAGCCATCTCAGCAGCTTCGGAGCTGTGGGTCGCGCAATAATCGACCAGTTCCTTATAAGTATTCACAACATTGTCATCGGAAACCTTGGTTGCGAAGTCGTTGAAAGCATCGTCAATCTGCTTCTTGACAGAGCCAGCGCCCTCGCCATTAAGTGTAGTGATGGCAGCGGCATTTGCAGTTGCCTTTGCCTCTACAGCGTCAGCGCGACCTTCAAGCGCATCGATATCATCAGCGTTGGTCTTAATAGAGCCTTCAGCAGTAGCAACACGAGTCTTCAGTGTGGTAAGCTCGGCATCAGAAGCAATGCCAGAAGTCTTCTCATCAACATATGCGACTACGTTCTTGGACTTTGCAGTTTCAGGAATAGTGCCGACATAGACTTCAAGATTGTCAACATCGCCCTGCGCCGCATCAGCCTTACCCTCAACAGCAGTGATTTTGCCTTCGAGAGCGGTCTTAGCATCAGCAACAGCCTTCGCAACAGAACCATCGGTTGTGGCATCGCCATTGAGTTTCGCGATAGCTTCCTTATTAGCCTTCACCTGACCATCGGCGAGTTCCTGTACTTTTGTTGCAGCAGTCCCAGCTTTGTCGTAGTTGCCAGCAAGACCATCAGCATAGTCTTTTGCCGCCTGAAGCGCAGCAGCGTCCTTATCATCAATTAGCGCCTTGATTTTACCGTCATATGTGGTCAAACCAGTGAGATCCACATATTTCTTTTCAGCCATAAAAAATACCTCCTAGAAGAGAGAATTGATATCATCGTCAGTGACGGTTTCAATAGAACCGCCAGAAGAAACATCTGATTTATCTGCCACAACTACATACTTGTTAACGGCACTATCGTAAACAGATATTTCCTTTTTTGTCTTATCGACATACAGCGTTTTTTCGTTAGCTTTTCCAAGCCCCAATTCGGGTAATTCAGCCCCGATGAATACTATGTCTTCTGGTTGGCTAGTAATCTGAATCCAACCATTTTGATAATGCCATAATACGGCAGTGTCAATCACAAAATAATATCCATCGGACGGAGAGGAAAGCGATGCCCTCTCGTAATCTGTTTCCAACTCCGTAATCTGATTGTAGAATGTACGCTTGTCATTGAAGTCAAAAGCAATTCTGCCCTTGTCTTTGATAAAAACAAGTTGCCCATTCTTAATCAACAAACTTGAGAGTTTTTCGGAGGTAGTAACAACGATTGACATTGAGGCTTTGTTCGCCGTTTCTGCCATATTCATTACCTCCAAATCAGGGACTAAAACTCAACTACTTCGACAACGCCACCAGAAATTTGATCGGCGTAATCCTTTGCAGATTGCAGCGTCTCTTCCTTGACCTTTGGCAGAATAGACTGAGCAATAATCTTTACGGCTTCATCTAGTGTTTTTCCAGCAGCAATCTTGTTGCCATTTGTTTCATCAACACTGTTTACGCATGAAACATTAATGTCCTCCTGGATTCGAGGAGTATGAAGAACCGTGTTGCCGCTTTTGTCGAGCCAACCAAATTCGCCATCATCAAGATAAAGAATATCAAACTGATCGATAACTCCATTGGTCTTTGCTGTCTCGATATTCGCCTTGCTGCCGAAAGCAGCTTTTGAGAGTTTTGCCATAAGCTATACCTCCTTTAGTTAATAGAATTTTACATGTTATGAAAGAATCTATGTTGATTCATTTCGTAATTTAAAAGGAGGCATATATCTATTTTCCAAGTATATACGCCTTTTCAGCATCGGTAATCTTACCGCTTTCAAAAAGCTTGACTACCTTATCATCTTTAATAATATGGTTATCGTACAAACGCTTCAAAGACTCTACGAATTGATTCATTTAAATCAGCTCCTCGTCAAGCAACATCTTCGTATATTCATCGATTATAGCTTGTGGAGTCTTCATGTTCAGAATCCTAAGCTGATTATACTCATACTCATCTATTTGTTCTATTCTCACAGTATCGTATCCTGGCACTGGGATGTTGTATAAAGATTCCTCGTGCCAGATATACTTTCTGTCAGAAGAGAAAATAGCCTGTGCCACAGATTCATCGCAGAACTGCATACGATTATGCTTCTCTTGATAATTCAGATAAACTATCTCATCCAGAACATCAATTACTTTGTCATCTTTGATAACCTTGTAGTACATGCAATCACCTCCAAAAAATAGAAAGGAGGATGCCGTATGCATCTACGACACCCTCAATTAATCCAGTTAGAAAGAAATCTCTATCAATACGCCAGCTTTGTTATATGCATTTGCAAATCCATACAAAGCGCCAGTTGCCTCAACCTGATAGATATAATTCGCATAGGAGGCATTAGGAGAACGCAACCAATAAGAAGCGTAATCTCCTCCAACATATGCGCGTTTTCTCTTCTCATCAGAAATCATATAAGAAATGGTAGAGCCTTCATTTGTATAAGGCTCTGTATTTATCGTACTCTCATTACTTACTTCGATTGCTGCTGGGATTGTGATATAACAATCAGACGTGCTAATCTCAGTTGACAGATTTCCAATAGAAGACGCAACAGTCACCTTCTTGAGGAGCGACTTTATCTGAGTAGGCATGGCTTCGTACAGTCTGTTATTTAGGAACTCATTGAGTTTAGAGTTTGCCCAACCGCCAACAGATGTGTTGGTTGTATTGTAAGCCCTGCCGTTGTCAAGCAGATGAGTCGCAAGCAAACTGAACGTGCATCGCTGGGAAGGATTGTCACTCAGATAATAGCGTTTGAAACCGCACACTTCCAAGCTCACATTCTCGTGAGTCCAACCAGCAAGCTTCTTGCAAGCGTCATCTCCGAGATCCATGTACCAAACTTTCGACCAATTGACCTCGCCAACGGCATTGTTCTCAAACGCACCATCATCTGCCTTAGCGCAACCGAACACAAGGGTGCTGTTTGCAATAGTAGGTTTAGAACGCTGAAGAACGACTGTCTCTGGCTCAGCAGAATCAAGCTTAGAGTTGTAAATAGTAAGGTTATTCTCGCCTTTCTTATGCCTGATTACAAGCATCTCACGAGAATCCTTTGACGCAGAGACAGTAGAACTTGTTCCCCAAGTTGTCTTAACATCTCCATTGCTGTACCAAAGCTTGAAACCGTTGGATCCGTTTGATTGCAAACACTGAGCCAATACAGCGTTATTAGCGCTTTCAGAGCTTGCCTTATAATCAATGGCAAGAACAAAGTCTCTATCCTCATCAAACAATTTCACGCCAGTATCAACATGGTTAGATCCATCAAACCTGGTCTTCTTTGAGATAAGAACCTTAGACTCGATATCATCATAATCAACATCGTATCCGATATCGAACGAGTAGGTATCACCATCTTGAATGTCGGCACCAGAATAAGCAATGCCCATCTTAGTGATGGCGTAAATCTCGGCGGGAGTCATATCACTAAGATTTTTCCCTTCGAATGCGCCAGAGTAGTATTCAAATGAATCGAATACGGCGTTCACGGTTTTATCCCCATCGATATAACCGCTCTTATCCCATCTGTTGAACAGATAGTATTTGTATGCGCCTTCCTCAAGGGTATACGTAGGAATCTCTCCCTTATACAAAACATTCTCTCCATAAAGACCAGTAGACTCTTGGAGGGTAATGCCGTTAGACACATATTTGATAGTATATCGTCTTGTAGACTCAGTGTATGTAGCCTTGATAGTTCTCTCACTGAATATGTTGTTGAAGGAGCCTTCCCAACCAGCAAACGTGAAGTCGGTGCTTACAGTGCTTTCCTTGGTTGGGATTGCAATAGGATCGTCTTCCCTTGTGGTGGGGTCAACAGCATTGCCGCCCTTGTCAACATACTGAACATCAAGCACATCACCATTGTCGTTCACAAAGGTTACAGCATATTGCTCAACCATTGTGTTGAATACGATTTCAAGGTCAGACCATGCCTCACGATAGTCATATAGCTGTTGCTGCTTGACAACAGGAACATGAACAGTACCAGTCAACACAGACTGCTCAACATTATATCCATTCTTATCAATACCAGCCATCTTGTAGATACGATCAAGAAGCTTCGTATCGTCAAGATTCCAATCAACGCCGATAATCCTTGCTCTATTGATGTTAGGAGACTTCTCGACAATATCCTTAGTATCAACAATATCACAATTCTCAATGATTACAGTTGTGACAGCATCGTATCCAGCAATAGATAAATTCGTGAGATACATCAAGTTCTTCATGTTGATAGATGTCAATGTACCAGGAAGTTGCGCAAGCTTGATGCTGCCGCCACTGGCGAACAATATGCCTTTCAAGCCAGAACCAGACGAATAAAGCTCTTCAAGGTTTACGCACTTAGACAAATCCAAGCTGCTTACCAAGTTTGGAGTATTGCGAATATCAAGTTTCTCAAGAAGTTTATTGTTGCCAATAACAAGATTAGTCAAGAATGTATTTGAATATCCTTCAGTCGTGTTGCCGATAATCAGCTCTTTAAGCTTCTCAGCCTTAGAGAAGTCATTGTCATGTATATAGCAAGCAGACACATCGCCAACAGACTGAATCCTAGACGCACCATAGATAAGCACTGCGGTATCGTCCATAGTATCATATGGGCATGGAATATCATATTGCTTTCCAGCCTTTGCCCTTACCTGAGTAGGGGAGGAATTGCCGAACATAACAGACAGATACATGTCTGAGAATGGAGTAAGATGAAGAGTATAGTTTGGTGCGACAACGGCATTCTTTGGTGTGTTGCATCTGAACATAATCTGATCTGATGTAGCAGTGTTGCCGATGAACTTAGTTGCCATATACATCTCTTGATCGCGTTCAAACTGCCTACGCTGATACTTCTTCTTGCCGTTCATCATCTGCTCAAGGAATCGAGTATTGCCATCTTTATAGGGGCGTTCATACTTGCGCACGTAGTCAACGCGCCAAAGTTCCTCGCACCATTCATTCTGTTTCTCATCGAACTGATTGATAAGAGAGGTTGCGCCCCAACAATTCTTGCTTTCGCAACTTACGTACATCTTCTGCAATTCAGAACCCATGAGGTCACGAACACGACAGAAGAAGACAGACTCAGCAGCATTAAAGACATAGCCAGAAGAGAGATCTCCGTCAACGCGATAGTCTGTATCTTCCTTGCCATAAGTCATGGTAAGTTCGCCGCTGTTGTTAATACCAAGGCTCGAATCATTATCATAGTCCCAAAAATCAAAACGATATCCGTTATTGATGCCAGCAGCTTCGTCATCAACAGTATAATAAGCAGCTTTGTCTCCAAGTGTTGTTGCTTCAGCGGTAGTGATGTAATGCTTAGCCCAATGCCAGAAGGTATTTTTACTTCTGTTGTCGATCATCGTATATCTAAGTGTAAACAAATAAAAATACGTAGCAGAATCAACAATAAACCAATTGCCGAGTTTATTCTTAAAGTCTTCATCGCTTGAAGTAATTACGAACTCATAGAAATCTCGCCAAATCTGCTTATTGCTCGTTCTAATTTGCTCTTTTGTTTCATCAGTAGAGATAGATGAGCCGTCTTTTGTGTCTCCACAGCAGTCATAGCGGAACTCAAACGAGCCGTCCCAATCGTTATACAAAGCGTCATAGGCTTCATTCCCAGCAACCCATTCAGCCTTTGTGATAGGATACTTCATAGAGCCATCAGATTTAGCAACACCAGTCTGGAAGATGGAGTTAGGCAACGTGTTATCGCTAATCTCGATTGTGAATTCCTTCATGTCATCAGGATCATATGCTCTTGTAACATCTGTCTTCTTAGAATCGCCGATGTTCGCTAACGCGTAGAAATGGTATTCTGTATCTTGAAATTCCCTGTGAGTCGTTAAATCTGGGTCGCTTTCCTTAATGAAGACAACACAGTTTACAAACTCCATATCATTCTTAATCCTAGAATCTCTGCGAGTTGCAGGGGTAGAATATGGGAGATAATCATTATATCTCTTCTGAAGGTATGCGTTATTTACCATCTCGGAGCTTGCAATATTAACTTTTAAATTTAGCCAGTTATTCGGTACAGATGTTCTAGTAAGCGAAACCTTGCCAGTGCCATCCGTAACTGTACTGCCGTCACCAAGCGTAAGCTTAGTAATGTAATTCGGGTCTAGCTCAATTTTGCTAGTCACTTGATGCTTGCCATCAAATCCACCAATAATATCAATGTTACGACCAGCAGCGCCATATTCATTGGAAGTTGTCCCTTGTCCAGAATGTACCATGTTTGTAAACTTCCAGTTATCAAGAACCGCATCGCCATTTTTATAGATACATTCAACATTCGTATTTAATACAAAATCTTTCTTGTTGTTTGTAAAGTGAGGTGCCTCAATCTTGATAACTCTCATATCAGGACAAGCTTCCGCAACAGACTCAGGAGTAAGAATGTTGTTCTCGTTATAAATCTGATTTCGATTATAACGGTCAATCATCTCCGTAGCGGTACGTGCATCTGCGATAAAGTTAGACAAAATAGCAGAACTTGTAAGGCTTGTATTATAAGCCTTCATACGGTAAATCATAACATCACAATCAGCAGAACCAATCGTAATAGGAACTGGGTTCTCCTGTGTGAAAGAGTAGTCATTTGTATAGCTCATAGGGCGGCAAGGAGTACCATCTTCATAAGACATAACGATAGGAATGTCCGTATCCTTATTGATATTGAACTCCCATTCAATAATATCCTCTTCGCTATATGGAATATACAGGGACTTTGCATTTGATTTAATATAAGCCTCATGCACATTCATCTGAAGACCAATTACAGATGTGTCACCAGACTGACAAGTAAGGAATGTAGCATCGCTCTTTGCAACATTCGTGGTCTTGAACACAAGCTTAAATTCCTTGCCGTTTCTCCTAGCATCATCTGCAAACAGATTATAAGAGATAACGACAGATGTACCAGCTTTCACGCAGAAATACTGATCGCCATTCTCATCAATCTGATAGCCACCGTTAACCCAGTCGAAATTATCAGATACGGTCATAGCAACATCACCGTCAGACCAAAGCCTATCTGCATCATTGTTCGACTTACCAGATGGATTGAAGTCAAATGCAAGACCAGCGGTAACAGGCTCGATATCGACATCAAGTTTCTCAATAGTTGCAACAATGGTCTTCGCTGTCTTGCCGCAAGTAATAGTAAGAGTGTGTTGACCAACATCAGAAGACTTATATTGCCAAGTCTGGGTATTGTTATCGATTGTCAAAGTCGATACAACCTTGCCATCAACAGCCAATGTCACCTCTGGTGTTTCAGTAGAAGGGTCATACACGGTGTATACAATGTTGGTCGCATCGTATTGCTTTGCCGTGAGCTTCTGCTGAACACAGCCGATAACGGGAACATCGCTTGAAGGATTGTACCAAATAATATCCTTCATGATATGGTTTGACTCGATAGTGCTGCCATTGATCTCTGCCGTCATATAAACTTCGAGAAGATGAGAGCCATGTTCCTGAGAAGGCAACTCGTATCCCAGCGGAACACCAGACACAGACGTTTCAACGGCACCAAGTTCTTTACCGTCCAAAACAAAGTGAACGGTCTTTGAAATCGCGCCATAGGGAGTGTAGTCAAAGGAAACCTTGCCAATTGGATAAGTCAGCTTGTCATTAAAAGTAGACTCAATGCGAACATCTACTTTTTGAACAGTCCAAGATTTAGTTACAAGGCTTCCTGCGTCATCAACAATGCTCAGGTTTACCTTCTGCGTACCAACGGTAAGATAGTCGGTAACATCAAAAGAGTTCTCACCAGCAACAGCGGTATTCGTTGCCACAATAGAACCACCAACTCGCCAAGTTGCCGTGCCTTCCATAACTGCATCGCCAGAAGAGTCCGTACCAGAGAAGTTGTACTTGATTATAACCTTATCTTCGAGAGTTGAGACAATTGGTGTGGCAGTTACATATTCGATCTTAAGCACACTGCTCGTGCTACCGCCACCGCTGCCGCCTTGAATCTTAAACTGGCTCTTAGCAGTTCTTACCTCAGAATCGCCATTGCCCTCATTCTCAATCTCCCACAGCGTATAGATGTTGTCTTCTCCGTAGGTAGCGTCATAAGTAAGACGAGGAGATTTGTCAATGCCGTTAATTGAATCTTCTAGCTCGACAATCTTCTTGCTGATAGTGGTAATATTCTGACTATTTGCGTCAATAGAAGATGTCATGCCAGACACTTTGTTGTCAGTGGCAGCAAGGCTTTCTTTTGTGGCAAACTTAGAATCAACATTTGTCTTCGTGTAATAATCAGATGCAAGAGTCTCAGGAAGACCATCAATATCAGAATGGATACCATCAAGGTCTGTCTGAATCTCACTCTTAAGAGTCTCGATTTTGCTGTTAACAGAAGCAATATACTCAGCAGATGGAACTGTGACAGACTTGATTACAGTAGCTCCATTGTAGAACGTCATGATGCTGCCATCGTATTCAACCTTGAACTTAGCAAGACCATCAAGACTGTTGATTTGATCTTGAATGCCCTGTAGCTGGTCTGAGATATCAATATCATTAATCAGATTATCAACCTCTGTTTTAGTATAGTAAGAGGAGAGGGCTGTCTTCACTTTTTCATCAACGGTTGTCTGAACAGTGTTAGATAAATCGTTCCTTGCAGTATCGACTGTCTTCTGTGCGTTATCTGCATATTGCCTTGCCTTTGCTTCAGAGTCGGCAGCATCGCTTGCATGTGTCGCAGCTTCCTGCGCAGAAGCTTGTGCATCTGCAACCTTCTCGTTCACAAGAGTAATAAAGCTAGTCATCCATGAGTTGTCTGGTTTGATAGCTCCATTGCCCGATAAAGACTTAAGGACATTCAGGTTAGAATCAATCTTAGACTTCCAAATATAATCCTCACCCTTTGAGTTCACGCCAGTAGCTTGAATCTCAAAACTAAGATTGCCAGCAACAGCAGTTGCATCATTGCCGACAAGCCAGCCGAAGCGAATCTTGTCCGCACTCTTATACACATTCACTGGATCTGAATAACTCTCATAGCCGTCTTGGTTTACGAAGTGAACCAGAAGCTTAGCATTGGTTAAGTCGAAACCGTCATAGTATCGTGGCATCTCAAACGGAATGAACTGAGAGTTTGATTCCTGCGTGATGTTGATCTGCTTGTGATTAAGAGAGATGTTCTTCTCATCGTCAACAGTAGAGATATCATCGTCAGAGTAATCATCATAGGACTTGTAATTGTCGCACAAAGTCCATTCGCTGCCCAAAGACATAACAACTGGTTTGGCAGCATACTCTTCAGTGTTAAGAGCTTGCTCATCTACTACGTAATCTAAGCTTGCTACAGATACATCCTCAGAATTATCTTCAGACTGTTCATTTGCCTTCAGAGAGTCTTCAAAAGATAAAGCCATATTCATCCTCCTTTCAAACTAATTAATATTAGCAATAACTAAAACTCAACAACCTCTGTCTCACCAGAATTAGGATCGTCATTATCATCGTTAGTAATGATAACTGCATCACCGATTTCCTTTGCGCCAGACAAAAGTTGCAAAGCACTTGTTTTCTTATCATATTTAATATTATCTGCCTTGGTATCGATAATCGCATTTCCGATATCAGCCATCTCCTTCAATTGAGAATCGAGCTTGATGATGCGTTGGTCGATGGCACTCAAGGCACCGTCTGGAACAACATCGCTCCAAGCACTGATAGGCAGAATCTCAACAAAGCATGTGGATGTTTTCCTTACACGCTGAATACTCTTACCGTTCTCATCCATATCAGAGTAGATGAAGGTAAGCTGCAACTCAATCTTACCAGGTTCAGATGTGAGATTCGTATCGAACGGGAGAGTGTACTTAAGGTACTCTTCATAGCCTTCCTCTGAAAGCTCAAGAATCTCACTCTCATACTTCTTACTTACAGGAAGGACATACTCAAGAACAACAGTACAAAGAGACATATCATATCCCTTGTAAGTGGGTTCTGCAAGAAACCAAAGATTCGAGAATAACTTGCTTCTTTGCATAATACGCTCTTTTTTACTTGCGGTAAGCGAGTTGTCGCTATTTACTAAAATGACATAAGCCATAAAGGTGTCACCTCATTTCATCAGTGTTTACAATAGTATATATTCGGTTACACCATAGACATCTCAAACGAATGTATGATGCAAAGAAGAAAGTTATCAAGTCATGGAGCGGAGCCACATGTCACGCCCCATGACTTGCAAGATAGCTAAACTATCGAAGAAGGGCGGCAAAGGTATTCTTGCCAGCAATACCGTCTACGGACAGACCGCAAGCGCGCTGGAAAGATTTCACCGCCCTGGTTGTGCCAGAGCCAAAGATCCCATCGAAACCGTTGGTGCTGTAACCACGGCAAATAAGAGCGCCCTGAAGCACTCTGGTAATGTTACCGCGAGCGCCTTGCCTTACATTGATGCAAGCTGCGCGGGTCTTAGGACCCCAGATTCCGTCAACGGCAAGACCAGCACCGCACTGACGGTTAAGCTCAGTCTGAAGAGCCTTCACAAGACCCTTCTTAGTGTTCTTACCGTTAATGCCGTCTACGGTCTGATGATAATCGTAGTTGTCATTGCACCACTGCTGTACTGCCGCAATACCAGAGCCACCAGAAGAAGAGCTGGAACCAGAGTTTGTGGATGCATTATTGGTGGTTACAGCAGGAGCCTGACCATTGGTAATCTTCTGACGAAGCTCACTCCAACGACCATTATCCACATAATATGCTGGGCAGTGCTTACGGGAAGCGTCATAGTGACGCATAACATGATCGGCAGATACACCGAACTTGTTCATCAGATAGGGAACGAGTTCGCAAAGATATGCAATCTCCTTATCAGAGAATGCGCCGCCAGCGTTGACTACCTCGATGTTGATAGAGTTAGAGTTTGTGATGCCATAGCGACCGTGACCGTCACCGACAGCCCAGGTATAGTAACCGCTTGCAGGGTCATTGTATTCCCAGATGCCATTGTCATCTACAAAATAGTCGGCAGATGCATTGCGGTTGCCACCAGCAAAATACTTGCAGTTGTTAATAGCAGGTGCAGTAGTAGAAGTATAATGGATGTTGATATACTTGATGCCTACGCCTCTGCGAGAGCGATTATATGAGCCATGATATTGATTAATCTGCATTTTCTACCACCTCGTCTTCTTCGTCACGATAATTATCCCCTGCTTGTTCGCCGCGAATCTCGGCGATTTGTTCTTCGTTGAGTTCATCCATGGCTATTCCTCCTTAATGTGAGTTGGCTTATCTAAGCCAATGCTATCTAGTCGGCGATGCGCTTCGTCTGCTCGATCTCTTGCATTGAGAGCGATGCTTCGAATCTCGTTTATGTCGCGTTGGAAAGCCCGCTGATCGGCTTTTATGTCTTTTACGTCTTCGCTGATAAAATCCAATTTGGTAACAACAGCGGTGATTGTGTGTTCGTCACCTCTTGCCTCTTTGCGTTGATTGAAGAAGTACGTGCATACACCGACAACGCAACCGATAATACCGATTACGAACATCAATTCATCTAACGGCAACACGACTCACCTCCTTGATGCTTACGATAAAGCGCCAGCATTACTCATCTTCCTCGGCTGGCTTCTCATATTGCATAGCATTGGAGCTGTCGCTGATGCCGCTCGTGGTTGGGTCAACCACAATACCCAAGGATGCGAGCATGGACACCACCATCACGGCAAGGTTGAGAACCTGGTCTTGTGCAATGCCAGGCGTTACGCCAAAGAGCGACAGAATAGAATAAATGAAAGCCACCACTGTGGTAATAAGGGTGATGAGCGTAGTCTTATTCTGCAATCTAAGTTTCCAATTGATATTCATTGTCAACCACTTCCTTAAATCCGTTTCAATGAAATATAAAAAGAGCCGCATATAAACGGCTCTGAGTTTGATACGATATTTAATTCTAATATTAGGAGTCTCCCAAGAATTTTACGTTTAGGGCTGCATTCGAGGATCCGCTTACCGTTCCACTTCCTGTAGTGTATGCAGCCAAATATAGAACTTGGTCTGCTGAAAGCTCGACAACAGATGACGGAATCGAAACCGTTATATTACTGCCAGCAGATGTAGATACAGCTTCTCTAACAACATCGGAGCCATTTAATATCCTTATGCCTAAGTCTTTTCCAGACGAAAGACCAGTTGCGTTAACATAGCCTGAAACCTCGTACAAACCAGCATAAGGCACCTTTATACCATTAGAATAAGCAGAATAATTCCCTCGCTTCACAATAGATGCCAAAGGGAGTGCTGTGCTTGTAGATGTCAAAGTCTGGGTTTTCCCGCTAGCCAACGTAGCTGTAGCCGCAATGTTTATTGTGCCAATCTTACTCTCAGCGGCTTTTGCGGTGTTTACGGCAGAAGTTGCTTTCGCATCAATGCCATTCGCTGTCTTAAGAGCATCGTTTGCTGTAGATACAGCGGACTTAACCTCTAGCGAAATTTCCTCAATGCTAGTATCACCATCATCTGAAGCAGAACCAAAGACAACCCTACCTTTTGAAAGGACTAGGTTGCCATCAGAATTGACATACACCAATTCATTGCCCTGTGGATCTTTGATGACGAATGGATTTCTATCACCAGAGCTTGCAGTAATCGCTATACCGTCACCATTAATGGCAACGTCACCGTTCTCACTGTAGATGCCAAGTTCCTTTGTGAGCATCAATGCGCCTATGAGTGTATCGGCAATAACGCCATATCCCTGTTCAACATTCTTTGTCTTTGGGTTATAGTAAGAGAACTTGCCTATTGCAGCTCTTGACGTTTGCCAGTTGTCATTTGTTGTATAAAGACCATTGTTGATGATTTTCAGCTGCTCATCACCATATGTCTCATTGTCGTAGATATATTCCCTGCATAGAATACCGTGTTTATCCCACGATACGCTTTGATTGTCTGTGCCGCTTACAAGCTTGATATCAGACATTGAAAGACCGTTTTCAAACCAGTCGTTTATCTGGTTCATGCTGGTGTTGCCTTGCTTAGCCTGTCTCTTAACATAGCTATATGACGTAGCCATAGACGATGCCTGGTCTAAGACACTCTTGATATCAGTCACAGAATCTTTCACTCTTGTGGTATCAGAGAACTCAACTGACATACTGCTTATATCATCATAGTCTATCGAGTATTCTATAAGGCGAAGCTTGTAAATCTCGTCATCTATTTGTATCCTTAGCCAATTGCCAACCTTGAAGTCTCTAACAATGGGTTCGAACTTCTTTATTGCAAGAAGATTGTTAAGATTGGCAGATATGCTATGCTGAAACTCCGAAGCCTTATGAATTTCCTCGTTTGCTACGTTTATAAACTCCAATGCTTTCTTGAACAACTGAGCATTGTCCAAACCATCGGAGACGTAGTTATCGTTAGAATACTTGTCTTCTCTTCTAAACGAGCAAAATTCCATCCAGAGCCTATTGCCAAGATAGTCTTGAAAATCAAGGGCATTCTGTATATCAGCTACATCTTTCTTTATGTAGCTTTGAAGACCATGCGTTAGCAATGTACCATCATTGTCGTATATGCCAACAACAGTATTTATCTCTGATTCCCTTACTGCGATTTCATCCGTAACAGCAGATAACTTATCAAGATAGGGAACATACAAATCATCATATAGATTCGGATCGCCACCAGACCAGGTTTCCTTATCAGCGATACCTTGCTCAATAAGGATATCGATGCATGTTTGGCAAGCATCGAAGAAAGAGGTGAGCCTATTCAAAGAATACTTCTTCAGCTCTGTCTTAAAATCAGTAAGCTCTTTCTTGAACAAACCAGTAATGCTCATATCATCGCTATTGCCTTTTGCCAACGCTTTGTCTATCTTCTGCTTCACAAAAGACTCGTAGTTGTCATTTATGATAATAGTCACTTCGCCGCTTGTGCCAGAGTCATCTTCATCAGAGTAGCTGGTGATATCGAAACTACCAACCCAAACACAATGATCTACTTCTTTGTTAAGAGTAGATGAATGAACCTTTATCCTGAATCGAGACGAGTCTACTACGACCTTTGCCATAGACAAAACAATGCTATCTGCGGTCGCGTTAGAAATATTCTTGATAGACTCGGCAGAAACAGGGGAGAGGTTCTTTTCGGTAAGCTTCCTTACCTCCGATTCTGCGTCTGTCTTATCAATCTTGACTGTCGGCATCAATGAGCTTCTTAGATACAGTTCCATGTCAATAGTATTATAATATGCGTTCATAAGAGCTGGATAGCCTTTGATTGGCGTATCTATCTCCCGCAACTCATCGTTCATACTTCTATATTTTTTGACAAGGTTGTTGTAATTAACAACTATATCATTATCACTATTTATTGAAACATACTCGTTTTGATAATACGCATATTGCTTATCGTATGATTCTATCTTGGCAACAAGATTGCTAGACATATCTGCTTTAACAGCATCGGTAATATTCCATATGTAATCAGATCCATTTGGATTGCAGTTTCGAACCGATGCAGTCATAAGGTCATCGCCAGCTTCTAGCTTAAAACAATTCTTAACCTCATCAGTATCGGTTGTTAACTGAATATCCTCTGCAAGCTCATCGGCAGTTATGAAGATGGTGGTGTCATCGCCATAACCTTCGTTAATGTCTGTGCTTCCACATTTAGGGCATACACCAGTGAACTCACCCCTGTTGCCGCAATCATTGCAATTTGATTCAAGGTCGTAAACAGAGATGATTCTTCTGATATCTCCAAGATGATCTCTCTCGACAAGAAGTTCTCTAGTCTTCGAGTCAAGCAGTCGGTCTTCCTCAGACGAATCAAGATAGACATTCTCCGTATCACTTGATTTTGCATTTATCACAAACAGACAGTTTATTTCTTCTGCGATATCCTGCAACGCATCGTAAATAGACATGTCATCGAAAGAAAACATCCTCTGTATTCTGTCTATGGTGCTATCAACATGACCTATAGAATAATGAGGAGCTTTCTCAAGAATCCTGTGCAACAAAGAAGAGCTAGGATCGTCTGGGTTATATAGAACTGTCGGAGTTTTGTAATCGTCACGAGCGATATCATCTTCAGTGTTTATCTCGATATTGTATAGCATTATCTGAGAAAGCTCTGCTTGACCGAGCGAAGTGCCGTAAACAGTCTTCTTAACCTCGGCAGACTCATCAATCTCAACCCTTATCTCGAACCACATATCCCATTCGATACAATACACTAATTTGAAGTTGGTTATATAATCCCATATGCTATCTTTTTTACCGTTCTCATATTTGTAAACGGTAAACGTAAACTCCGATGCATCATTCAAAGCATCGGTTATCTCAATTGCCTTGGCATTTACCAGTCCGATTTTATCTCCACTTTTCTTAGCCAATATAAAAGTGGGTGTTTCAGGGTTGTGGGCTTTGTCAAAATTTATCTTCATTGGCATAGCACATCACACCCTAAATGCCTATCTTGACAATTGGAGAATACTCCATCTTAATAGAGCATGGGAGGGATACCGTCACATTGTTCTCTTTGTCCTTGAACGTACTTGAAATCCTAAAGAATTGCCAATTGAAATCGTTCTGTATCTTATGAGAGAGAAGAGATGAGCTTATCATAGGATACTCGACAGTGATAACTTCACCTTTTTTACAGTTATTGATGCGCATGGTTCTGTCTTCGGATGCGTTGTATATCTCCAATACGCCGTTTGCACTGATTGTAATTTCCATATTTGGGTAAATATATCCCTCTTCATCAGAAGCACTGTATATTGTCTTTGCTTCATTTGCTTCCACAATATCTAGCGCAATCAAAACTGGTTCTTGGAGTGCAAACGGTCTATTGGTAAACATCTCAAGCTCAAAGCCGCGAATCCTACCATCAATCTCGACCTTGCTCACATTGAAGCTTGCCTCTAAGTATATACCGCTGTACTCATCGTCAAGAAGCTTGAACTTATGATATTCCTTGCGATTAAGCCAGCGCATGATTTTTCTCATATCCTCAACTGAAACCTCAGTCTCATCATAATCGCAGGGGTGCTTGCATATCTGAAAAGTAGCAGTCAAGCAATCTTCGTATATAGCACTTGTAAGCTCATGCTTGATTCCATTCAAAGTAGACACAGTTTCGAACTTGATCTCAGAGCCATTCGATACAGTCTCAACATCGCTTGAATCAAATTGGCATATTATAAACCCAAGATCGCTAAGCCTAACGTTATCGTATTCAAAGTCATAACATTTCACACGCGCCACCTCCGATCATAAATCTATTTCAACAACCATTTGATAATCTTCCATCTACCATTGAAGACATCATGGTTCATTACATTCCTCATTTGAATGAGATCATCCATGAGCTTGTCGTATTCATCGCCCTTGGACTTAAGCTCATCGATAACCTCAAGCATCTCATTTCTAAGAGAGTCAATAGAGTGAATCAAAGCATCTTTCTGCTCACAGTCAATCTCAAGGTTGGAGATCGTGCTTTTAAGATTCTCGATTTCAGTAGTCTGCCTATCGATAATCTTGCTTTTCATATCACGCCTATTATTTTTCTTCCTCTTATTTCTAGTGTTCATACATCATCACCCTTCACACAACAAAGTATGTCTATAGAATCACACAATGCCGATTATCTTTGTAATCTGAGGTGACTCCAAGTTAAGCGCCTCATCAGAATACAAAACAACATGAGATTCATATTTTCTTGTGAGTTTAGTACCGTCAACAGATAGCCTTATATGTGTTGTGCATTCGTATCCGCTGTCAGTAGTCCAACAGGCACCACCATCGATAAAGACACCGTACTTCCAACATATTGCCGCAAAGGAGTTGTCAAAGACTACTGCTACGAGTGAATAGTTTTTTATTCCTTCGATGCTGATGCTGCCGCTAGTCCAGCTGCCACTCCATAGAACCTTGAGAGCGTCTGAGTTAATCATACCCTGTATTGCCTCAATGTTTTTCTTAATGGAATCAAATGTATCTTGAGCAGATTCAAGAGTGTCTTTATTCCTATCAATAGAACCAAGTAGCTCATCAACTTCCTCACCTGTGTATTGCAGTTTGTATTCACTCATAAGCTTCACCTCCATTTACACGTCCGTAATCCAAAACAAAGAAGGGAGGGTGCTTTTACACACCCTCCCACAAACAAGAGAGAATCGCTAAGCGCAATTCCAAACACGTTGCAGATATTCTAATTTAAAGACCCGTCTGCATCGGAGTCGAAACATCAACTACCTGATAGCCTTGCCTTTGGCTAACGCGCTCTTGCCAGCAACTCTATCGATAGTCATAGAAGTGATAAGACGCTCGAAATTCTTATCCTTCTGCATAGAAGTCAACAACTGCTCGTAGTTCTTGACATTTGGAAGATTAAAGACAATCTTATCAAGGTTTTGAGTATAGTTGACGTTGCCGCTGTTCGTGATAGGAGCGTTTGCAGCATCAATACCCAGGTTGCCTTTGATGAAGTCTGCTGGGTTGTTAGCCATATCCCAGATATTCTTGCTTGCAGCAGCAGTGAGAACACTGTCTCCTTGAGCAAGAGGCGTGAGGATGGCACCGTCCGATGGTCTTACAATCATCTCAGCGCCGTTCTCCTGAGTCCAAGCCAACTGATCCGCGATAATGTCTTCAACACCAGTCTTGTACGCGCTTACATCGCCCTTCTTGAACCAACCAGTGTATCCACGAGCCAAGCTATGATGACGTGTTAAGATATACCCGTTGCGCTCAGACAGAACGGTGTAGATAGGATCGTTCCTAAAATACTGTCTACCACCTCCGTGACCTTCGGAGTCTGCATAGATAGTAGCACTACCAGCGTTTATCTGACCGCCAACAGAGATGGACTTGTTCTCATTGTCTGAAGTCGATGGGGCTGGTGGTGGTGGAACATACTTCTCCGTGTTCGCCTCTTTGGAGTTTGCGGCAGAAGAAGTGGATGCAGACTTTACATCTGTACCAGCAAGCTTGTTGAGCTGTGTTATCATATTCTGCAAATTGGTGTTGATGGTGTTCAGAGCGAAGTTTGTGGTAGTCAACTTGCTCGTGAAGTCATCTCCATATGTAGAGATAATATTTGAGACACTGCCATTGCCAGAACTCCAAATGGTAGCCATGGCATCCGTAAGCTCATATCCAACATTGCTTGCCGAGTCGGTGATGGTTTGACCGATCTTGTCACCATTCTCGTTGATTTTGACAATCATATCGTTCATGAGAGCGTCTATGTCATCAAGACGCTTATTGAGGATTTCTTCGTATTGACTGTATAAGGAGTCAAGCATTTTGCTTTGGTCATCAGCAAATTTGTCAAGCTCGGTTTCTTCTAAATCAGATTTGGCTTCTTCAAGATCAACCTTGATTTGCTGGATCTTTGCCTTAGCTTCTTCCGATGAGTCATTTTGATAAGCACTTAATTGCTTTTCGAGTTTTGCAACCTCGCCAGCTTGCTCCTTGACTTTCTTACTGTAGTCATAAAGATCACGCTGCGTTTCGATAGCATCTTCATATTTGTCAATCAAATCTTGCAGAGAATCAAGTTCCTTATCAATACCTTCCTCGACAAGATCCTTTATAGCGTCTTTTTCTTGCTCAGCATTTAGAATTGCTTCCTGCTGTGCTTCAAGAAGCTCTTGTCTTCTGTCGATAAGGTTCTGATTGTAAGGGTCTTTTGCAAGCTCTGCTTGGATACGCTTAAGCTCTTCTGCGTACTTGTCAGCCTGATACATATATGTATTATAGTTTGTACCGTGAAGACCCATGGTAGCCATACCCTCATCGGTAAGCTGCCCATTATCCTCAAATAGCTTCTTATTATCCATGAGGTCGATAAGGAAGTTTGCCTCGTCTGCAACATTAGAGATTTGGTCTTGCATCTTATCAAAGATGTCCCATTTCACTTCCCTTATCGAATTGGCATATTCGAGTGTGCTGGTCTTCAACTCTTCGATGGACTTGGTAACCTCATCCACCGAATTTACCATATCGTACCAGGACTCCGAGTATTTCGTAATAGTGCCACTAGACATAGCATTTTGAAGCTCTTTAAGCATCTCAGCCTTTTGCTGCTCTAGCTTAGTGATATTCTTCTGAGCGTTGGCAGTAAGCGCCTCATAGTATCTGCTAGAAATTAAATATCCTCGCTCTTCGGTTTGCGAAACAAATTCGTCTAGCATATCTTTCTCGTGTTGAATTACACCCAAAGCACCTTCGTACTTTGTAGAGACGTTTTCGAAGCGTTGTTTGTAAAGCTCAGCTTCGCTTTCCTTAAGCTCATCGATTGCATCTTTACAGTCGAGTGCCTTCTCATACCACTCTTTGTAATCCGATATCTTGTCATTAAGATCCTCGTCAGTGATTGTCTCAATGTCAATCGTACCATCGCGTACCTTAGAGGCATAGTTTTCAGACAAACCAACCTTGTTGGCTTCTTGCATATATCTGTTATATGCAGAATCTTGCAAAGAAATCTCTTTGGTTGTCTGACTAATCTGATCGTTGAGAGCAGACGTTCTCTCAGTCCAACCTTTAAAAACGCTTGTTGCCTTAAGGTCTAGTCGGGAAATCGCACGTTCGATTCTGTCGATGGCGATCTCAATCCAATCAATCTGTTCCTCGAACTTATCTGCTTCATCGCTTGAACCAGAGGAGGAGGATTTGGATGAGCCAGAGGACTTAGAAGAAGAACCAGAAGATGACTTCTTTGAGCTAGAGGAACTAGACCTCTTCTTAGAAGAAGAAGCTCTACCCAATCCACCAGAACCACTAGAAAATGCAGTGCCATCAGCAAGTGCGCGACCTCTGCCATTACCATGGGTTATCTTACCCTTTTCAAAGATTTCGCGTGTCTGATCCGCATTGAAGATAATGTCACCCTTTTTATAACCAAAGAACTCAGCACTATCTTCACCGATAGTATACCAGTGACCATTGCGTACCAATAGCTCAGTACCAAGCTCTCCCCCAAGAGCAACACCGTTTTCTTTTGTTCCCCAATTTCCTTGAGCAAAAGCCTTACCAGCAGTCCCATTTGCATAGGCTGTACCATTTGCATGGGCAGTGCCATCAACGCCGTTACCGCCACCGAATAGATTCTTAATACCACTAGCAATGCCACTAGTAACAGTTTGCACAGTATATTTGATGGTGCCATATAGAGTAGGAGGGGTGTAAGGAGTCATACTGGCGGTATAAACTGCGTCCGCATTCTTATTTGCTGGTTGCCATCCGTCAACCTGACTAGAATCCTTTTTATATGTAGCAGTACCTTCTTTTGACGGGGCGCTCCAAGCTTCAACCTGTTCCGCACTAACACCAAACTTAACAAGGGCATTTTTAATTTCTGGTGTCCACCCGTCAACCTCGGCAGTTTTCTTCAGAAATTCAACGTATGCCTTTTTTTGTTCTGGTGTATAGCTATCAACATTTGCTGAATTTGCAAAAAACTTGACTATAGCTTTTCTATCATCTACGCTATAATTCTCTACGGCTCCGCCATCGACAGCGTACCTAGCAATCGCCTGTTTCTCTTCAGGAGCGTAATTGTCAATATCGGTAGAATCTTTTACGAAATTAACAATTGTCGTTAGTTCTTCTGGCTTGTAACTGTCTACAATATTTGTATCTGCAACAAACTTGACAGCTACTTGTTTTTCATCGTCATTAAGATCATTAAAAATGCCTGGATTTTTAACAACAAGCCTAACGGCTACTTGTTTTTCATCATCGCCAAGCTTATCAAGAAAATCTTTATTCTTAGCAATAAAGTTTATGGCTACTGTCCTATCGACATCTTCTAAACCCTTAAGAACATCTGGATTTTTGGCTACAAAATCAACAACAACTTTTCTCTGACCTTCATCAAGTTTGAGGTCATCGAGGATATTTTTGTTTTTGGCTACAAAATCAATAGCTACTTTCTTCTGTTCATCTTTGTTAAGATCTTTAAGAAAATCTGGGTTCTTAGCGACATATTCAACAACGGCTTGCTGTTCTTCTTGATTATACTTGTCTATTTCAGACCAATCGCCTACAAATTTGATAACTCTTGTCTGCTCATCCTCATTGAAGTCATTCACATAACTATTCTTATCATTATTGGCAAACTTAGTTAACCTGTCATTTTGGGCGGCGGTCAGCGACTTTCCTTCTTTGGCAAGCTCTTGACCCCAATTCTTGACTCTTTCTTTGAAGCTTTTCTTAGCCGCCTCGCCAGCCGCCTCGCCAGCTTTCTCACCAGATTCTTCAGATTTGTCTGCATCTGCATCTGCATCAACATAAACCTTAAGACGCTTCTTATACTCTTCATCGTCAATAATTCCAGCATCGTGAAGAGCTTGGTCTACAAGAACGCCAAGCTTGCTATCCATCTTAGCCTGGATGTCGAGTTCCGCAGGTATCGTAATTTCATCATTCTCAAGCTTAGATTTAAGCTCATCTTCGCTAAGATTATCAATACCAAGCCTAGTTTTTACTTCTGGCTCAAGCCCCTCTAGCTTCGAAACAATCTCATCCATAGACTTGTCTACTTCAGAAGTATCGGCACCAGCTAACTCCATTTGATGCTTTTGACTAGACAGCTTATCGAACTCTTGCAAATTTTTTATAGGCTCTTTAATCACATCGTCAACTTGACTTACATCAATGCTCATATAAGCTGGCTTGTTAAGGTTGTCCCATTGTGCCTGAAGCGTCTGGGCGATAGTAAGCGCCTCTTGAGCGCCTTCCGTTTTGATATTAAATTTGCCATCAACCTTGAACTGATCGGAATCAAGTAATTCTTTAGCGCTGTCAAGTTGGCTTTTTACACCTTCTTTAGTGCTTTCATTAAACTTGAATGTAGTAGTCGTTTTGCCCATTTTAATTAAGGCTTCATTAGCGGTCATTGCTCTATTTTGCAAATCTGCCAAACTAGTATAGGCACCATCCATATTAATAGTGAAACCAGCGTCTTCAGATGCTCGCTCGATAATCTGAACCATTTCTTCGCTAATACCCATTGCGTCAGCAATAGCTTTATCACCATTAACGCCGAAATCAAACGAGACAATTTCACCATTCTCATCTCGTTTGATGTTTCCTTTTCCTAGTTGATCTACAGCATCAAGAAAATTATAAACGCCATCATTTGTCGATGCGCCTTCTTCATTTTTAGTAAAGAAATCTCTTACTGAATAACTAGTTCCTTTAATCTTCTCATCAAGACTATCCCATTTTGCCTTGTAATCATCTATTGAGTTCAGCACTGTACCATCAGGCACAAACATATCAATAAATGCTTTAGAGCCATCGTCTAGCCATCCACGGTCAAGTTCTTCTTTTACGGAGTCAAAACCAGAAAGAACAGATTCGTACATATCTCTATCGGAACCAGCGGATTCAATGTTCTGCCATGCATTGAACTTTGATGCAAGACCTTCATATTGAGCAGCTAATTCTGCAACATTGTTGATTTGCTGGCGAATATTTTCTTGCTCAGTAACCATTGCAGACATCTGAGAAGCATCAGAGCAATTCTTAATAGAGCCATCAAGCTCGTCATAGCGAGATTTTAAAGTCGCTAATTGAGAGTCTGCTTCTTTTAGCTTTCCGCTTGCATATTGTTGCTCTAGTTTTTGATACTCAGAAGAATTAAGTCTAATGCCATTAGCTGTTTCTTCGAATAAACTTGCTACATTATATCCAACTAAATCCTTGTACCGACTCTTCAAAGCGTCAATAGATTCAGTTGTAAGACCAGTTGCGGTCTTTGATTCAGCCAATGCAGTATTGACCTTATCCAAACCATCTGTCTCAGTTTCGATATCAATAGTAAATCTCATTGCCTCGGTTAACTTGGCAAGATCTTGAATCTCTTTTTTGATATCGTCTGGCGATTTGCCCTTCCAATCAATATTGCCGTCAATTATCAACTCTTGCGCAGCTGCCAGCTCAGAAGACGATAGGCTGTCTACAAAATCCTCTGCTAACTCTGGCTTCATCTTAATTTTTTCGTCAGTCTCTAAACGATTCTTTAGACTATCATACTGACTCTTTACGTCATTTACATTCAAAGATAACTTGAGTTGATTTTTGGTGTTATCGTCAACATTCAGGCTATCGATGATTTCTTCAGCTTCTTCTAGCTGCTTTTTATATTCTCCAAGAGACATATCGCCTTTAGAAAATTCACTGCTTAAATCAAAAGCAGAAGTAAGCTTATCTCTAACGCCAGTGTCAAGATTATCAAAAGTAGAGAGGAGATCATCAGCCCAGCCAGTAATAGCAGCTTTTGCGTCATCACCAGTTTTATCACCTATGATGTTCTTAACAGTTTCGCCACTTAATCCACTGACAATAGAATTTAAAACTCCTTGAGTTTTCTCATCAATATTCTTATAATCATCGCTCAAGAACGCATTTTCAAGATAGGCGCTTATTGCCTCGCGAGTCTCTTGTGTAGCCTCGTTCATTGCAGAATCAACTTCAGATGTGTAATTACTCAAAACGCTCTTTACAACTTCAGGATGTTGCTTGCGCACCTCTGCGATGAACTTGCTATAAGTCTCAGAAGTAGAGAAATCGCCAGGTAGATCAACGCCTTCTAATTGGATATTTTGTTTCTCTATCTCATCTTTTAAGGCTTGACCTATTTTATGAGCAGAGCCAACTACGCTATCTGTGTATTCCCTTGCTTTTTCCTCGTTGATATCGGAATCACCAAGAATCTTTTCCAAAACACTTTTGTCATCGGAACCAAGGGAATTGGAGTTCTTACCATATTCCTTTTCGATTTTCTTATAATCGTTCTGAAAATCATCAGCAATATCACTAAGACCTTTATAGTCTTTGCCGTCACCATTCAGCAGACTATTGTTCTCTGCTATGATAAGATTGTTATAAGCATCGGTAAGGGTATCTACATTGCCAGCACAATTAAGAATTGCATTACCCTGAGAGTCATAACCAGAAACAAGAGATGGGGTCATACCTGCTATTTGATTTACAACCTCTTGATACTTCTCATATTCATCTGGCATAAGACTTACATTTTTGCCAGTTTTTTCATCAACGCCCTTTGACAATTCAACATAACTCTTAGCCAAATCCTCAAAGTCAGACTTGTTCTTTACAAGTTCTTCTCTTTGCTGCTTATGGCTTGTAGTAACATCATCAATTTTATCAGCTAGCTCGCTAGCTCTATTTATATATGATGATATTCCTTCAATTGCAGCAGATATAAGGAAGCTAACTCCCATTGTCAAGGCGGCGTTAGCGGCTATAGAGGCAACGCGAAGAGCCATTGTTGCAGCTTTTGCAGCCACAAGCGATCTAGTGTATCCAGCAATGCTAGCCTCGGCATTCTTTATGCCAGCACTGTCAACAAGTGCGGTAGCGCTGCCAGATTCTTTAAGTGATGCTCTTTGTTTGGCTCTCTCTTCGTTTACTTTTGCGTAACTAGTCAGATACTTGCCAAGAGATTTATCTGTCTTCTCAATCGCCGCAGCATACTCAAGCTGGTTAACGCCCATGTCCTTTAATTGCTTAGGGTCGTTAAACCTGTCTATAATAGACTTCTTAGAGCTAAGGCTCTTATCTTCTGCCGACCTGGATATCGCATCTAAATTTACAAGCTTCGTGACCATTTCCTCGGTAATGCCATTTGTTTCTTTGCTTACATTGTTTAGATCGATCTGACGTTTTATAAGTCTTTTGATAGACTCTTCGCCGTCTGCGAAATGATTTTGCCACGCCTGAATCGGAGCGGTACCGTTCGCTACATCAGCATTGAAAGCAGCTAGGGCGCTTCTGCTTTTCTCGATGTTCTCAGTTACCTTGCTGAACGCCGCATCATGCTTCTTGCCGAACGATGATTCAGACATGTCCTTTCCGAAGAAAGACCCTATGGTATCGCCAGCATACTTGAACATCTTCGGCAAATCTTTTACATCGTTGTTAAGAATCTGCATCTTCGGGATAAGACCATCAACGTCTTTGTTCAACGTGAAGATACCAGTATTCTTAAACGACAAAGCGGCACTGATTGTACCAAGAAGAGTGGGGAGGACACCTATGGTATTAATAAGACCAGTAAATGTCTCAACAGCAGCTCTACCGCCATCAACGATTCCATTAAGGAATCCAGAGTCCATAGTAGATGTAGAGAATGCTTGCCAAGAAGCTGTCAACTGGTCAAGATGACCCTGCATAGACTGCATGTATTTCTCTTGCTCTGCGGCTGCGCTGCCGTCAGAGTTAAGAGCAGAGTCTTTCATCTTCTTTACGTTCTCCCAGTTTTGGAGGAGGGAGGCGATGTCGTTAGCGCGGTGCTTTTTGTAATCTTTTTGTAAACTTGTATGTTGTTTACAAGATTTGGTTTATATGGCTATTAGGATTTAAATTCTCCGTTATTATATCTTTCAACAAATCTGCCCCACATATCTGGCGTTGTAATTTTTCCATAAATATGATGAAACAATTTATGTAAATCAGTCCTGATGCATACGCCAAGTGGATATTCGTTATGCTTCGTTATCATACAATTTAACATTAATGACAATTCATCATCAGTATAATCGCTAAAATTATCTTTTAACGTAATATCTAATTCCTCTAGTGCTTCGTTAAACATTGTGTTAAAACTATACAAATGATGTATTTGAAAATTTTTTGAACCAGTTAATACACACATATAATCGCAATTACGCATAGATTCATTCTTCCACACCCTAAGATTACCTCTGATATATGCTTGAAGATCGGCGTATGATTTACCGTTTCTATCGCTTATCCTAGCAAGCTTTAACATGCTGCGCTTATCTACGATTGCATGAAGTTCTCTGCCTAAACTCTTGGCTATCTCTTTATCAGACATCGATTTCCAATTGTCAATAAGAAATTTTTCTTCTTCATCAGACCAATAAGTATCCAGATAAAATTTACTTTGTATATTCAAATTATTAGCCTGACGTACAATAGCTTGCCTTGTGCGCTTTGATAATCGCAAACATACTTCATCAACTGATTCGATTGGGTAATATCTGTATAATATATCCAATTCCTCGTCAGTCCACGACCTATCCTTTGAATATCCAAAATACTTCAAAGCCTTCGTTTGAATGGCATCGTTTGAATGCCTATCACAAATCATCTCTCTGATCTCATCAAGCGTGTTCGAATAATAACATTTTTCAACAACAGCTAAATCTTCATTAGTCCATTTTTTCTCATTATAATAATCTGCCGATATTCCAAGTCTATTACATGTACCAATTATACTTGACATTGTAGTGTCTGGTATTTCTTTAAAGATACTATCAAAATCACCTTTAGGATAATATTTACTTAGCGTTTTAATATCATCATCGGTAAATCTATGTTTTGTATTTTTATATACACCAATAGACTTTAATTTTCCAATAATGGTTCCAGAATTCCTGTCATATTTTTCAGACATTTCTTTCGGGGTCATCCCGTTTTTATAATCCGAAATAATGTTATTTAATTCTTCTTCTGTAAATCTTCTTGCCATATAAATCCTTATATAAACCAAATCCTCATGTTTTCACATGAGAAGCGACCATTTCTTCACCTTCAACATTGTAGCATAATTTGAATACAATATTCTGACAATTATGCACAATTTGTTAAGGGCATACCTTTTCCGATTAAGGGAATTTCTCCCACGCCATAAACTTGCGCCGTACTCCTTATGATTTGGATATTCAGGGTTTCCACCTTTATTTTATAACCATATATTATACTTATTATAATATATACAGTATTTCCAAATCCCTACATGGGGATGGTCTGTGAACGTTCACCCTCGACTAAAGTACCGCATGGTCTGCGGGATACGTTAGGGTGCTTCGTTGCAGAACAGCCATTGTAGCATCTTTACGTTTTCAAACCATCATATAATAGTTTCCCATATATTGTGGTGTAAAGCTTTAGGCATTACCTGCAATTAAATATGTTCTTTATGCGCATTTCTGCGCATTCTGGTAAGCATTTTTACCAGCAACCGTTTCAAGCAACTCTGCTTGGTCTGTGTCTCCAATGTCATCCCAAACTTCTGCTATACTGTTTAAGATATCGTATGTTGATTTAAATTCACCGTTACTATCGAAGATGTTGGTGTGACCACCAGTAAGGTTGAAAATTTGACCCTGCATCTTAGACAGATTCTCAACGTTTTCATCTGTGTCTTCGCCAAGTTCTTCTAATTCGCCTTTCATTCCGCGCAAACGCATCGAAACGACTTTTAACGCGTTACCCGCTTTTTCAGGATCTTGGGTAACTTCCGAAGCACCTGCAACCATTGCTGCTGATTCTTCGAGCGTGTTATTTGCGACATCAAGCGCTGATGCAGACCTCTTCAGACCTTCGCCAACGCCAGCTGCCGTCACGGCATACTTGTTATCTAACTCATTTAAAATATCTCCGATATGACCAACAGCTTGAGTGGCATCGCCGTTATACCGCTCTGTCAACTGTTTCTCAAAACCCTTATAAGAGGTAAGTAGGTTCTGAGCAGCCTCATCGTAATCAAGGTCGGATACGTGCTGATACATCGTAGTGATCTCAGCAAGCTGCTTTGATGTATTAGCATCAAAACCAGCACGACTCCAATCAGCAGTAGCACTGATAATATCAGAAAGGGCAACACCATACTGCTGTGCTGAAGCAGTCATCTCCGAGAACAAATTGGTGTATTGAGATTCAGAAAGATCGGTAACCCTTCGAAGCTCGGTCATCTGCGTATCGACTTGCAGAGTGTTGTTGAACATAGAACGAATACCCTGAGAGCCAACCATCATCGCGCCAGCTAAGCCAAAGTATGTCGCGTATTGCTTAAGCTGGTTCTTGATTCTATCACCAACATTCAAAGTTGCCTTGTCTGCCAACTGTGCCTGATTGGTTACTTGAGCAAACTCAGCTTTAAGATTATTCAAGGAACCAGGGCTGTCGATATCTTGAATTCTATTCTGAATATTTGTTAACTGCGTATCAAAATCGGTTCCAATGACAGCAGAATGATTCTTTCTCCAAACATCAATGCTGTCATAGAAGTTAGTCTTTTTAAGATTAAGATTGTCAAAAGCAAGCGCTGCTTTTTCTGCTTCTTCAGCCTGTTTCTTTAACCCTGAATATTGCGAAATATCATTTTTCAAGAACGCTTCAGTTTTTTGGAATTCTTTTCTTGCCGCATTAGCTCTTTCAAAAGCATAATTCCACTTATCGCTGCCTTTTGCTGATTTCTCCATCATGCTATTTGCAGTGCTTATGTCAACGGCAAGATTCTGAAGCTCTTTTCCTTTTTGCTTTAACCGCTCAGAACCATTGTTCAAGCTATCGATTTCTCGCATGTAATTCTTGGCAAGCGTTCCGTAATCTTTTGCTCCAACGTTTTTCGAGATGCTTCTTGCAATCTTTTCTTTCTCTTCGGCTACACGCCGTTCCATCTTATCTAAGCTAGACGTAATAGAAGCATCCTGTTTTGCCGTTGTCTTACCAAGGCTAGATTGCATCTTTTCAGCTTGAGCTTCAAGGGCGGCAAGCTTTGCTCTTGCTTCGTCTGCGTCTTTGGAAGTTTCGTCTAATCCAAGAAGCTTGATACGCTGATTACCAATCTGGTTAATTATATCCTTTAATTGACTAATGGCAATCTTAGTCTGTTCTAGGTTGGCTCCATCGATGTTACCAGCCTTGGCTAGAGCAACACGACTATTCGCCTTGGATTGAGCTTGGGCAATTCTTTCAAACTGGGAATCATTAAAAGAACCAAGAGATCTATTATGTAAAACATTCTCTCTGTCGCTAAGAGCCTTTAAGCGAGCTTCTATTACTTTGGCTTTTTCGTCCGCTTTATCAAGGCTGCTTAGGTCGATATTCAACTTAGCTTTCTCATTGATTATTCTAACGAGTTCACTGACATCGGCTTTAGCCTGGCTAATTCCTGCCTTGGCATTATCAAAGTTAAACGCATCTTTAGATTTTGCCTTGATTCTATCTAGCGAAAACTCTGCATCTTTTATAATGTTGTTTAAGGCGCTCTTTTGACCAGGTGCTAAATTTTTTCCGACCTCGCCTTCAAGTATGCCCTTATAGGATGCTACTAAGCTTTTTATTCTTGTCTCTACAACACCTATTTCCTGCGCGTTTTTGCTAAAGTCAAGCTTAGAAGCTTCTTTTGACAATTTCGCTATCTCAGTCAAGTCTTTTCGCATTTGCGTGTATGTTTTAGGCGATTCAGACATACCAGGGCTTAAGTTGTTAATGGCAAGCTGTCGTTTCTCGATGGCACTAAGCTGCTTGTCGATATCTTTTCCAAATACGCCAGTGAATGTCTTTGAGACACTGGTTGCAGACTTTGCAGCAGCCCTCTCAACACCCGCGAACATATTGTTGGCAGTCTTAGAGTCAACCGCTCTACCCATAATGGACTGAATGTTTTTAATGCTTGCATCAGATAGATCAACATTGACTTTGATTGATTTGTTCTCAAGACTCTTAATCTCAGACTTCAGCTTGCTAAGCTCACCAAAATCAACATCTACTCCAACGCCAACTTTATAATCAGCCATATATAAATCACCACCTTCAAAATAGTGCATTAAAAACGCACCATCTACAAGGTGCGGTAATGTTTAAATTCATAATTTTAAATTGCAGAATTAAAGTTATTTTCAGTGAACGGGCAGTCCTGCCGCTTTTAATTCTTTGACTATTAGAGCAACTATATCTCCAAGTTCAGCCATTGAAGCACCCCATACTGGCGTACCTCCAACGTATCCACCGTGACTGCCGCCCATAGACACATCAAGAACTTTGGCTCCGCTCCAAGTGCCAGTTGTGTAACTTAACGCACCAGAATCAAAATATACCTCAGCATATAATCCACCACCAGTCCTAACCAAAGAATGAAGTAGCTGACTGGTTCTCTTATACATTATTGGACTGTATTCACCATAAAACACACGCAGGTTCTTATCTATTACCGAGTATATTTTTTCACGAGTATTGAAAATGGCTATTTCACTCTTCTTCAAAATATCCGCTTCAATCGCTTCTATGGTACTCATGGATACACCTTCGTTTACTCATCAAAAGAGGAGGGAGGAGCTGCCTCATCTTCATCTGTCTTCTTGAAATCAACTGGAATCACGCTAGCTGCATTGTCTTCCTTCTGCTTAAGAACCTCGTTCTTCAAATCCTGAAATGCACTTGACTTGGCATAAGCCTCAATCATATTATCGGGCGTAAGCTCACCAGCAACATCAGAGAACGACTGAGCCATGTCCATCATACTCTCAAGGTCAACTCCATCGACCTTGCTCTCAACGGTCTGCAAGAGGGAGGCAAGAGCAATACCAACTGGATTGGTATGGATACCAGTCTTGTACTCGATATCCTTGTCAATAGCATCACTCATAGACCGAATAAGACCAGGAGCGGCATTCTCCTTTACAATCTCAACAATGTTGGTTGCATCAAGGAACTGCTCAATGGTTTCAATCTGGTTGTTCTCATCGATATACATAGCAGTGTCAACATCAGTCATCACAGAGACAATCTGCATATCGAAAACCATATCTCTCAAGATAGAATGGTAATGCTCATCGGTCACAACAGAATCTACAACCGAACCAACAAGTCCAGCCTTCTGCGTCATCGTCAAATCAGTGACAAAATTAAAAGCAATTTCGTCATCGCCGTATGTATATACACCAGTCTTTACTTCAATAGCCATAACAAGACTCCTTTTTCAAACTTTACTTACTTCAAACTTATATAGATTGAGAGTCAAAGAAACTCTCGAAATCCCATGAATATCGGGTTCTCTTTTTAAACCCGTCAATCTTAAGCCCACCATTCAAAATGATATCAGCCATATTGAATGATTTCTTCCCGTTGATGTTGTCCAGCATCTCCATGAATTTATCAATGTGCATCACATATGTGCGTTGCTCATTGTCTTCTCCGATTTCCCTGAAGTTGAAAACGAAAGCGGGGTAGATACCGTCAAACTCAGCAGCCTTCTTAAGAGACAATATCTGATGTCGTTTAACCATCTTTGATTCAGGCTCTTTACCATATGGGTCATCGAATGACATACTGGTATTCTTTGTTGTTTTCATTTCCAAGCAATACACAATATGAGTCTTGGAATCTACAACAATATAATCATATGGGTTTTTACGAGAGAACGATGTGTCGCTTCTTTTTGTAAACGACTGAGGGGGGTCGGGAAGCCTGACAACCATACAACGCTCTGGCATACTGTTCTTCGCCGCATCCTCGAAAATCTTTCCTGGATTTTTCATTTAAGCACCTCCATATCAGTGAGGACGCTCACACCACTCAGAGAAATGGGCATCATGAAGCCATCTGGGAAAAACAAAAACAACATAGCCTTTGCTATCGGCAAACACATCAACAAGTTCACAGTCTGGTTTTTGTAGAAGAAACCCAGACTGACGAACATTTCTATAAAAAACGCAATCTTCCGATTCGTATGATTTTCCAGTTATGTTACTGAACTCAAGCATCCTTCACACTCCTTTCCAAATTCCTTCATCATATATAACCTGACTTGTTATGCATGATGAAAGAATTAAGCTAACGTAAAAAAAAGGAGGGATACTAAAACACAAAACAGTGCGATAATATCCCTCCTTATAAAATTTTAAATATCTTCACACTTAGATAATAGCCTCAGATTCATCTTCGGCTGGAACCTCAATAGGTTCAGGGTTGATAACAACCATAGGCTCAACGGGCTTTGCATTGCGAACAGCCTTAGCCTTCTTAGGCTCTCCCATAACCTTCTTTATGGTTTCTTTGATATTATCTCGGAGGTCTTCAAGGTCAGAGAGGTCTACGTTCTTCAACTTAGCCTTAGCCTCGCGCTCATCATATACGCCAGTGGACAAGCCGTGGATGATCTGATAGATCTTAAAGTGTTCAGAAGTACACGTATGAATCTTCCAAGGTGCAGCAGTCATAGCATCCTTGCATGACAGACATACGTGATATCCCTTGCCACAAATAGAGCAGGTAGCATTAATATCTTCTGCCATATCAACACCTCCAATCAGCAGAGAAGCAGGGGAGGGAGGAAGCTTGAATTTCTCCCGTCCCTGTTATTTCGCAAATTGAAGCTATTCAGATACTACAATCGTAAAGAGCTGATCCTCGTCCTCAGAAGCGCAGTAGTCTTTCATCATCGTCATGGTAAAGGCATGTTTGCCAGTAGAGGTAAGCGCAAGCTCAATAGACTCGGGATTGAGCTTTGCCTTGGGAATGATGATCTTACCAGAATACACAACATTCTCGTTGCACTTATCGCGGAAGTATGCGTAGATAACAGCCTTGCAAGCCTCGGGGAACTTGGAAGCGCTATTGACGATACGCACAGCGTTCTCAGTCTCATACTGATAATCAACATAAAGCTTGCCAACGAAACCAGTAGGTTTGGTTACTTCACCAGTTTCCTTTGCAACAACAAACTCGGTTGCGGTTGCAGCGGCAGCAGCCTTGAAGGACTGACCAATCTCACCATCAACAACGGAGTAAGCCCACTTCACTTCATTGGTAGGCTTGTGCTTCAGCGTAACACTGTCAGTACCCTCTGGGAAGTCAAGAATCTCATAGGTGTAGTCGGTAATCTTCTTCTCCGCAGAACCGACTTCCTTCTCGGCACCATACTGTGCAGCAGCAAGACCAAGAGAGATAAGAGAGTTGGTAGCGGTGAATTCGCCCTTCTTAGCGCGATAAAGAGTGGTGATAACTGCACCAACAGCGTCCGTTACCTCTTCGCCCTCAGCGGTGCAGTTCAGGCTGGAATCCTCAAGAGAGGTAAGGCGAAAGATCATCTCACCAGTGGAAAGATCGTGAGTGGTGAGTGAGCGCACCTTATCAAGGATAAGTTCATCTTTATTAAAAGCCATATTGCTTTCCTCCAATCAATTTTAAGGAGATAGTTACATTAAATATTGCCAAGCCAATCAAGGCGATTCTTATCAACGCCTTTAAGGTCGGCAAAACCAGAATAAGCACCTTGCAATAGAAGGGTAGCATCCTGGATTTTCGTTGCCCTCTTTATATTATCGAAAAGCATGGCTACTCCCATGTTCCATATCCTATCGTCACCGCACATACCGCAATTGACAGTAAGCGCAGAAATGAGGGGCTTTAATATGCTTTTGTACGGCTTGTTAGCCGAAGCCATAGCATCATCTCTAGCATCTTCAATAAGATCCATCTTGGTTGTCTCATTTGCTGGAATCTCATTGTTTCTTTTAAGACCATGTATCTTTCTAACGACATCGACAATCTGAGAGTATACAACTTTATCAATTGTGATATCATGCTCTTTGTCATATAGGATAATCTGGTCTGTATCCCGCATAATGCAAGGAGTGAAATCTGCAAGGTCGATGTCTTTAAGAATCAACTGAAGAGGATTTACCTTCAATTCCTTTAACTGCTTTTCAGCCAAAGCCATAGCAGCCTCATCGCTCTCTTCGATTTCACTCATAAGCTCTTCGTAAAGCTTCTTCTTGCTAGAGACTATTTGAGATATGAATCCTACAAATAAATCATAGTCTTCAATTTGAGTATAATCAGTGTCAGCGTAATCCCAAAGCTGCCATTTTAGGTCAGCAGGAGCGGCAGTAAGAGTATGTACGGCATTGAAATATCTTCTTTCTCCGAACTCCTCAATCTGTCCAAGAGTGGGTTGCGTGACGGTTATCTTAGGGGTTATCTTAATGTCTGCACCCCTATAGATTTTCAGTTCATCTGCTTCAAACATCGATAGACCACCCGCTTGGTTATTCTGTTGAACATAGTGAGTTGTTGAGGTCTGTTGCCTCGAACACTATATCCCTGAAAACGTAGTCTTTTTGGTATGATCCCTCTGTATTGTATACAAGTGACAGCTCGCCGAAACCAAGACCTTTATAGCCATTGAACTTGTTGTCTATCAATCTAGATAGATAGTCGTTTCTGTTCTCTGTCACCTTTGGCACATTGTCAACAACCATGTGCTTCTCGTGCGAGAGTATGTATATCTGAATTGTAGGGTTGACATAAGTACGGGTAGACACATATTTTGCGCTGCTCATATATGATTGCGGAATATGAACTTGAACTGTAATAAACGTTGCTACGGTATTGATTGTATTTGGATTCTGATGGTAATTGAAGATGTGAGTGCCAACAAGCTTCTCTGGCTCATCTATTTCCTCTGCGCCAATAGCTTGCACAATGGCATCATCCTTAATCAGTTCTTTGATTATGGTGTTCTTTGCTTTTCCGATTATAGAACTGTTAGCCATTACAACAACGACTCGATTCTAATAATCAGGGAAGAGGAGTAGTTTCCTTCCATATCGGAAAGAACCAGCTTGAAATCCTCATCAACATAAGTGTCATCATCTATGCCAATAGATATTGCGTTGTCAGATTCCTCAATCTGCAATGCATCTTTAAAATCACAGATAATGTGCCACAAAGACTCAACACCATCAATTACAGAACCATTTCTGTCAAAGAACTTTCCAGTGAACGTTTTCATATTGCCACCAGATTTAATAACATCAGAATCGTATGAGATAACAGATTTAGAGACAAAGACCTTATCCGCATTGTCAGTCTTTATATCATCTTTCTCAACATAATCACATATGCCAAGATCTATTCTATCTGTCTCATTATTTGTAGCGCATTCCATAAGAGTAACCTTTACCAAACCCTTCTTACCATACGCATAACTTGTTGTATCGTTTTGCGTAACTATAAAAGACGTTGGATTCTCAAGATCTCTATCCAAAAAGAATCTTTGAGGGGTTTTAAGCACAACGGTATTCTCATCATATGGCAACGTAATCATATGCTGAGAAGAACCAATTGTGAATTGCGCATTTGACATCTCACCAGAGTTGTACTGGGTTGAATTGATGTCATAACATGGATATTCTAATATATCGCCATGTTTGTTTTGCCATTTTAAAGTCCAGTTGCATAACGTGAACTTTCCTTGCCATTGAATGTCATCTATATTGAATACCTCTGTGCAAATGAAATACTCGTCTGCATCGGCATCGTAAACGATATCTCCGACAAGAATAGGGTAATCGAACGGGGCATGGAACTTAACGGTAACGCCATTCGCAGCAGAATACTTCCTGTCATAAAACCTAAGAAGCAATTGTTTATCATCATCATAAGTTTCATTGCCCAATTCCCAAAAATACACGTTATCTGTAAATGATGCATCATCAGCAAACACTTCGTTTAAAAGTTCTCTGCTATTTTTGATGTTCTCGTTTTTCAACGAACCTCCACTGAGGCTCATTTTGCGCTTGAACTTGTCAAAACTTCTCAATATGATGCACCACCTTTCCTAAAGCATTCCAGGCTCGTCAAAGCCAATTCTATCCTTCTTATAGCCAGACGACCACGAGGCTCCGCTTTCTCCAATACCTAACCAGGCATAGCGAGAGAGTAGTCCTTCGTTTTCCGCTCGATAAGCTTTCCTCATCGCAAGAAGCTTATCGAGCATATTGGCTGGGCTATAGGAATTGAAGTCACTTGAACTAAGATTTACTTTAAGCAGGGTAGGAGTCCTGATATAAGTAGAATCAATATATTCCAAGAGAAGGTAATTGCTAAGAATCTCAATCTCAATATCAGATAACTCAACATTGAATCTCTCCAATATATCATCCCTATTGTTCAAGTCTTTCCTGCAAACATGGAATCTCGCAATGGCAGGGACGAGATAATCATGCAGATACTCTTTTACTTCTTCTTCGGTCATAATAGGGATCTCATAACTGCGAAATTTAGGTAAAAGGTTTTCATATATCTTCTCATAAGAGGTATACATGATTACTCACCTACATTCATTGTCTACTAAAGAAAAGAAAGCAACTCGATATCAAGCTTGTTTTCAAGCTTCTTGATTACCTTTACGTTGGAGACAACGCCTTGAGCAACCAAATCCTTTACTCGGTTCACAACGGCAATCTTTAAACCGTTGGATGCAGACGAAATACCTTCAAGAATTTCATCAATGTTGTCTACGGTGTAATTGTTCTCATCCATGAGATAGTCATACTTCTCATAGGTGCGAGACAAACCGAGCTTCTTGATAACGCGCTCATCGAGCGGCTTAAGCCACATATCGCCAAAGTAAGCCTTGTACTTGCGGTGCATAGCCTTAATTGCGTCAAACGTCATAAGCTCAACCTGACCAACAGAATCCCACTGATAATAGTCAGATGTGCGAGCGTCCTCATAGCTTACGTGTGGAATCAGAGCCATAACTTCGATCTCATCAGAATCAGAAAGAGGCTCCTCTTCAACCGTCTGAGTCTTACGTGCGCGAGTCGCTGGTTTCTTCTTTTCTACGACTTCAGTTTCTTCATTCGCATTTTCTTCCACTGCATCAACAGCAGCTACCGCAGATTCGTCCACGGTAGCTGCCTCAGCAACGGGTTCAGTCTTGGTAGTCTTTGCAGTACGTGCCATAACCAAACCACCTTTCTTTAACTAATCTTCAAACAATATATAGCCTTAATACTAGGCGAAATTGAATACGCCGAAGTACTGTGGCAACAGCATTCCCATGCCAATCTGGGTCTGAATCTGCAAACCACGAGTCATATCATTGGTGTTGGTTTCATCATACTCAGTGGTACGGGTATCGCCAATGAACTCAAGCTTGATGGGCTTAACATCAGCGCCCATGATGAATACCTGCTTCTTGCTAAGCGCAAGCTCAAAGGTGCCAGATTTGAGGGTCTGAGGGATGACCATGAGCTTATTGCCTTCCCATTCGCCGATGGTGCCAGTAGAAGCCTTTGCTTCCTTCTGAGAGTCGGCAAAAGTCTTGTCGGGAACAACATCAACGAAGTGACGAAGCGCAGCCTTGGTGCCAGCAATGGTAAGAGAACCATAGCCGCCAGCAGCCTGAACCAGGTCACAAAGATCGCCAAGAGCCTCTTCAGTATTGCCAGAGGCAGTGAACTCAGCGGGAACAGAGTTGGCTACATTTTGGAACTGTGCGTAGATGCGGTCAGACATATACTTGTTGATAGCCTTGTAAACCTTGTCTACGAGCTTGTCAAGGGAAGCAATGCCGAGAAGGAAGCGCTCAAGCTCATCATATACATGAATGTAGTACCATTCCTTTGGAAGCGTGAACTCCTCGCCAAGATCAATGGACTGACGATTGGTATCCCAGTGGTTGCCAGCGAAGGAAGCCACGGAGAGCATGCCACCCTCAGAGTAGAATGCGGTATTGTCACCGAGAGCGCGATTCTTAACCTCTACGAATGCATCGATAAAGGGAGAGTTCATAATATCTTCGCCGATTGCGGTTGTTACGATCTCTTCAATAATCTCAAACAGAACGAGCTTATTACGGCGATAAGCTTGGAACAGCGTCTTGCCGCCAAGAATGTCGTTATTAATGGTGTCACGAAGCTTCTGCTCAAGATCGCGCTTGGTTACCTCGCCCTCAAGTGAGAACTCGTTACGTGCAAGGTCAAGGGCAAGGTTGCAGACCTGCTGCTCTTCGGTGCTAAAATCAAACTTAGGCATAGTCTATATCCTCCTTAAATAAGTTAACCCAGAACCTTGATACGGGCAGTGAACATTTCATTTGCATAACCATAGTTGTGTGCTGCGGTTGCAAGGGTGCCACCAACGATGCGCTTACGCTCGACAACTGCTTCCATAACAGGAGCAGAATCAGTCTTTACAGCGGTAGCATCGGCAGCGACAAGCTTACCAGAATCAGCATCGATGGTAAGGAATGCACCAATCTTCATCTTTGCCTGGGAAGCTGCTGTTACACCCTCGATGGTAATTGCGAACTCGTCATTCTTAGCAACAACGAATACGCGGAAGGGGGTGCCAGCCTTGATAACAAACTTATCACGGCGCTGGTTGGTGATGCGGCAGGTATCCTCGTCCCATGCAGGTTGATTTGCTACTACTACAGATTCACCAGCCTTAAAACCCCTCTTAAACTTATAAATGTGACTACCTTCCTCAGCCTGTTCGCCGAGATAACCAAAGGTGCCGTTTTCAATATCCTCTTCTGCTACGCAATCAAAAATGCGCTCAGCGAAGCGGGATGCCTTCATATTAGTGGACTCAAAGACAGTATACTTAGCCATTTAAAGCCTCCTTAATTATTAATCAAAATTTATCGACCAACTGGGATGCGACCATACTTTGTGGATACCCAACAGTTAGTCTCGTCATCGCCATCGTTCATAACGCCTACAACAGCAGCGCCAGCATTCTGTGCGCTGAAGTTGCTCTTGGAACGGTTTGCCTTCACATAAAGGACAGCACATTCCTTCTCGATGTCATCAACAGACAATTCATCTTTCTTTTCCTTAAGAGCAGCAAATTCAGCTACTTCAGAGAGTTCATCTTCGTACTCTGCGAACTTAGCATCCTTTGCGGCGTTGATTTCGTCATTCTTGCGCTTTTCCTCGTCAAGAACATACTCATCATACTTAGGCTTGATCTCATCGAAATCAGCCTTTACCTGAGCATAGTCAGTCTCGACCTGCTCCTTGGCTTGCTCAGCTTCGGAAACCTTTTCCTCTGCTGCGCTAACCTTCTCAAATGCAGCTTCCTCAATCTTGGCGATATGCTCACCAAACTCGAAGCCACCTTCAGGAACAGCCGAACCCTCTTCGTAATTCTCGAAGCGAATCTTCTTGCGGGAACCATTCTCGAAATCAATCTCAGGCTTGTCACCGTTGATGGTGAACGTGAAGCCATAATAGCGATAGTTGTCCGCTGAATCCACGACAATTACCTCATTGTCCTGAATGTCTGCCATGTAGTAGCGGGGGACATCATCGCCCCAGCGATTCTTCGTGGTCGCATGTTCGTTGACCATCGCAGCCATATCTGAGAACTGTTCCATGACGGTCTGTGCGAAATCTGTTTCGGGCATATTCCTAACACCTCCTTGACTTGTTTTGTCGTTCACCAACTTGGTGAAAGTCGTAAACTTATCGTTTAATTCGCTTTGGACAGCTTTTGTAAACTCGTCCATAGCAAACTTAACATCATTAATCTTTACATTTGCGCCAGTCATGGCGGGTTGAACACCCTCGCCCAACATGCAGCAACCATCGAATTGGAACGTGTCAAAATGGAACAATCCATCGTCTTCCTCATGTCCATCAACGGAGTACACATTAAGCTCCATGCTCTGATCCTTTTCGGAATCTCTGCGAAGAATGCTTGTTGAGTCACTAAACTTCTCCCAAAGCAAAGCGTCAACTTGCAAGAACTCACGCTCTTGACCATCATCACACAGTTTTGTAAACCACCGTGGGTTACAAGACTCTGGAATCACGCCGAAAGCATGTCCGAGGTAAAATTCCTCTACACCATTCTCGGTCTTGGTCAGTACGTGTTCATGTCCAAGAAAGTCGTTTTCGTTTGTATACTTGTCGCGTTTTACAAACCCAAGAACTGGGGTGTTCTTAATTGAATCAACGCAATTATCAACGACTTCCTTTGAGAAATAACTGCCATTAAGATTCTCACCAGTGTGTAGCACGTCAATAGTGATACTCATAAACCTAGTATCTTTATCCGAAATCTCTCCATTTACAGAGAAGCGCGAATGTAATGAAGCTGTTTTATCTTCTTTAATCTCCATAAAACCTCCATCAAAACATACATCTCTTATAATCGAGCTTCCACTGTTCTATAAGAAAGTCAATAGAATCATCGTATTCAAATACGAAAACGCCATCGTCAATTCTCAATAGTTTGGAACCTCGCTTGATAAGATAATCTGCAAGCTGTCTGCTATTGCAGTTGAACTCTTTGGTATCTGCCATATTCATACACCTCGCAAATCATAGGCTATTCTTCTCGCCATCTTTAGTTTTTTCGCCTTCTTCGCTCAGAAGCTCGCCTTTTTCTTCGGCTGAAGGTCTGCCAACTTCTTCCTCGCTCAAAGCACCTGGCTCATTGTAAGAAGAGGCAAGAGGCATGAAATTGTTGTGGAAGTCGAATATCACATTGTTTGTAATATAAGAGCCAAGCATTCTAGATGGAGTCATATCCAGAGAAGCCATCCATTTGTCGATTACTGTTGCTCCGAGAGCAATGGCATCTTTGTATCTATTAGATACGTTATCTCTGTTGAAAATAGTGATATCAAGGAGATAAAAGAAGAACTTATAATTCTTCTTATTGTATCGTCTAACCTTGATAAACCTGTTGACCCATCGTTCAAGTTGTCTATATACTCCGTATACAAAACCAGAATCATTCTCCACAGAGAATGTTACGGCGGTGCCAGAAGAAGAGCCGTTATACAGCTCTCTTGTCTCACCAGAAGAGTTGTAAAGCTCATCAACAGCATCGGAAACATTGTTTCTAGTGTTAGAAGAGTTCTTGAAGCTAACTGCTTCACCACTTGAACCAAGAGTGTGGATTAAGCCGATATCGTCACTCATGCTCTCACGGTTCAATTGAGCAAATACGCCAAGAGTCTCTGGCGTAAGAAGTGGCTTGTCAACGGTGTCTTTGTCAATAGGCACCTCAACCATAATAGCCTTATAGTTATCAGTTCTAGCAGATTGAAGCTTTAGCTTCTTATATACGTCTAAATCCAAGATATCTTTTATCAACCCAATAAGAATAGGGAATGGATATGACCATTGGCTGTTGAACTTGACGCAGATCTGCTTATCAGCAGGAGGGACGTACCACTTGCTAGACTGTCTGCCCTCTATGTATTCCAAATATGCATCTTGCACATAGTCTGGATATGCATTCAGATGCTTCTTATCTATAGAAGCCAAGTCCATCCTGAAATTATACATTCCGTCTTGAACTTGATACAGCTCACACTGCTCAAAATATATCTCCTGAAAGAAGAAGTCCTCTGAGTTCTCGACAACAAGACCACAGTAAATGTCCTGATATGGGAGCTTTCTCATAATCTTTGCAAACTCATGTTTCAGATTCATTCCTTCAAGTTTTGCAGCAAGATTAGTATACTGCTTTTTAACAGTGTTAATATTGGCAGTATCTTTAACATCGTATAAATCAACCCACCAACAGAACATTGCTAGATTGCTATACAGGCTATTCAGTCTATAGTAATGAGGAGAGACACGCATCAACTGCTCAGAAGCTCGCAGCAAAACTCGCCACCCTTTTTTAGGATGATCCATAGCAAATCTGACTTCTTCGAGTTTTACGTTGCCAATTCGGTCAGTATCTATAACTTCTGAGTTGGTGATAAGATCGCGCATCATAAGTCTGCTGAAAGATGACCAATCAACTTTGCCTTCTCTCTCGGCTTTAGTAAAAGATTCTTCATCGCGCTTATAATCAGATTCACTATAAGCGACTACATTCATCGAATCTTTATCTTCATTTGATTTATCTGGCATCAAGTCACCTCCTCATCAACATCAGTACATTGTAGGTCTATGGTTTAATTTGCTCATCTTGGCTGCGTAATCTTGGATATTGAACCCTACGTTAGCCTTGTGAAGCAGCTCTCGTTCAAGTTGGCACTGAACCCAATAGTTGTAAGCAAGAGAACTGTAACGGTCTTTTCTCATACCAGAACGCTCTTTAATCTTGATGTTAGTGCCTTTAACTTCGTATTCGAGCTTGATAAGCTCATTTACGAGCAATGTTGTTTGAATATATGGCATCTTATATGGCAATTGCTCTTGCTCTGTCATTTTTGAAAACCCTGAGATTTTCTTCTTTAAGATATCTTCTGCATCGGGTTCTTCTGGAACTAGCAAATTTATTCTGCCAGTTTTAAATGCATTTCTCAAAAGAATACAGATCTCGTTGTTGAATGTTGCACTGCCCTTGATAGACCATATCTCTTTAGGAGCGCCATCAACTTTACACCGATCCGCCATAATATCATCGTTGCAGCACGAAAGAGCTGGATATAGTTCACCAGTTTCAGGATCTACGATATCTTGTACCAATTGATCATAAACTCCGATACCAGCACCCAATGTATCAACAACCAAATCGGTACATTTATAAGTTTTATATAATCTGCGAATAATAAGGGCTAATTCATTAGTATTCAACCCTTCGTGATTTTCCATATATACTATATTCGCAATATAGTTATTATCATTTGTAGGAATCGCACTATTAATAATGATAGAACTGGCATCGTTCTTATGTTTTTTAGAAGCCATAAGAGCAATGTCTACAGATAAAATCCTTCTTTCGTTCGGTACAAGATCTGGGATTTTATATGTTTTATTTTGTATCGAAGATGGCGGATATATTGCAGTTTTAAGTTTTCTTCTGGTTGATATGTCGCTAAGCTTAAAGAACGAACCATCAGTATCTCCGTAGAATAGGCTACCCATCTCCATAGACCATTTAACCTCGTCAAAGTCTTCTTCAGACATTTCATCTTGAACTGCCTCCTTTTGGAGAAGTCCTTCTTTAATAGATATCTGATATGGAAGACTACAAATAAAATATTTCTTATCTGGGTCTAGCAAGTTCGCAGTATATGCTTTTGCTTTTTCATAAGCCCAGTGGTCTACGTACCACGCCGAACTCATGTAGATCTCTTTATTTCGCTCAAGCATATGAGCGTACTTCGGATTATTGAGATAACCTGGCGTTCTTGGTGCCGTCAAGAATTTCTTTAAAACAGTGTCGATTGTATCTTTGTCTACCATACGGAATTCATCACAAACAAGAACGTTAGCTCTACCACCGCGCCCTGTGTCTGAGGCAGTGACAACTTTTATGTAAGATCCATTTTTAAAATTAATCACGGCATTGTTAATACCTACAGTGTGAAATGATATTTCGCGTTTTAAATTCTCCGAACCCCAGCCATGAAGTTTCATAAAGTCATCTTCAATTTTCAATAAAACTTCATTTGCCTGTGTTCTAGTAGAAGATGCCACGCATATCTTTGTTCCTGGGAACAATATGCATCGGCAAACGCAAAACAAAGCAGTCAAAAAAGTCTTACCTTGCGGTTGTTATTAACCATAGGCTTTTTATCCTATGCTCTGGAAGTTTCCTTCATTTTCATCGGCATGTCTTTTCATGCCCAGCCTAGCACATATTTTCACCTACGACTCTACGTTTAGGTGGAGAAGACTCGTGGAGATGTTATATTTATTCAATCTCTGTGCGTTACGGTGCAAATTAGCCTTACGCAATCTAATTTGTTACCTCGGTATTAGCATATAATGTTACCTACTTAGCCTTCACCGATTTTCCTCTCTTTAATTACCTGCTCATTTCTGAGCAGGAAGACCATTTTTATACAATAAGTATTTTTGATATTTTCTATCTAATTTTTGAACATTGACATCGTAATAAATTAAATCCAATAGCTTTTCTGCATTTGTACCATATAAATTCAATCTGTATTTTCTATCGTTCTCTTTATATACATTTGATTTTATTGAATATTCGGACAATTTATTTTTGATATACACAAGAACATCATCAAATGAAGACGTTATGTGGACGTAGAGATGATTGTTATTGCCTATATAAATACAACCATCTCCATCGATGTAGCCCCTTAGAAAATCTAAGAAGTAATCATCTAGCTCTGGGAAAACTTTATGATTTGTTTTATCTGGCACAACTCCATGAGAAATCAAGTCGGAGACTATATCTTTTGAATACACTCTAATTAAGGCAGTATCACTAATTGATTTTTCTGGATAGCCACAGATATATTTTTCTCTATGTCTGAATTTTATATCATGTGCATTTCCGAGTTCGCTGTTGAAATCCTCTAACAGTTTAACATCGTTCTCCTGCAATTCAATTGCCAACTCATACGTTCTTCTATCTGTATTGCATTGAATACTGCCGTCAGCAAATATAAAACCAAGCCAATACGCTTTGTTATTGGTATCTATGAACTTGAAATATCTTTTATCAAAATTCCTTAACTTAGTGTCGCAGTTATTGTTTATCCAACCTCTAACTTGCCTCTCGGTAAAGCCAAGTTCTTTTGCAATATCAGAGTATTTCATACTCGTATAATTGTTGGACATGTATTCAATATCGCTCTTACTAAAAATAGACCGATTTGATTTCTTGTATCCATTGTTGTTCAGCCAACCATTTATTTGTTGTGGCGTATACCCACCTAAGTTTTCTCCGATTTCTTTATATGTCATATGCTCATAATTTGATAGTATGTAATTTATCTGTTCGTCATTAAATAATTTTCTCATATCAACCTCTTTCGCTAAGGAAAGAGGTGGACGGTGGCTATCCGCCAAACCTCAATTAAATACGTTTACTTATCGTAATGCTTTCGACCTCGTGCTGCAATATACATAAAATAATAATTATGCATCATTGCATACAATAATATTTTCTGAAACAGCTTTAATTTCACATTTAGGTAATCAGCTACAAATCTCTGAGGATTGCTTCGATAGAAAGCAGTCCATGCAGCAACACCATCCATAATCCTAGCCGACTTCTCATTGGCTATCTCTTTTTCGGATTTCTTTCTCTTAGCCATTATGACTTCTCCTCTTCATCGGAGATGTCACTTCCGAAGAGGGCATCGAAGATAGCTTCGTTATCCTCTTCTTCGGCATACTCTGGCTTCTCAGCAGTATACTTAGCCATGAACCTATCATACAAATTAGACAGACCATTCTTAAGACCCATCATCTTAGCAAGATGCCCTCTAAAGAATGTATCCAGATAAAGTCCGATCTTGTCAACATCAGCCAATTCAGGATCGCAATCTGGAATCGGTCTTGTATTTTCCCATTTGTCGATGAGAGTGCCAAGCGTCTGAGAATCAGACATTGCCTCACCAGAGTTTTGCTTTGGCTGCAACTTCGCAGAATCAAGAAGCTTCTGGAACTGTATCGTCAAATCCTTCGTATCACCCTTGGCTCTGTTGGCTCTCTGCAACTCTAACTGGGTAAAGCAAATCTGCTTGAACAGCTCTTCTTGAGCCTTCGTATTGCACTCATGTCTGGCAGTCCAATCAGTGTATTGGCTATACAGATAAAGATAATCTTCTTTTTCAAAGCCTTCACCGAATATCTCTATTGCCTTGGCAATCTTATCGTTCGCCTTGATATCGCTCTCTGTAACCAGCATAGTAGGGGAGGAGTCTTTGCCACCCTCGACAATCTTCTCATTGATGGTACCATCATAACCCTTTTCCCTGTTTTGACTTAGATTGATTCGTTTAACATACAAACCAACCAACGGGGTGTCGATATATCTCCCAGACTTCTGATCGTTGACTGCCGCATCAAGCACTTTGTCGGCATAATACCAATCCATTAGCATACATATTCGTTCCATTGCTTTCCGCTCTGGATTTGTGTAACCTAGCGATTTATACTTCGTAGCATAATCGTAGCAAAGCTTGTCTAAGCATTCTTTGCAAATCGGTACTTTGCCAACAGCTCCGAACGCCTTGCTTTTAGTAGCATAAAAATTTTTCTTAAAATCAAGCTTCTCTCCACAGCAGAGACAAAACGTCTTTGTTGGCGGATTCTTAAGAAACTCCTTTTCCTTTGGCGGTCTGCCTCTGGTAGCCATAGGCATCACCTCTATAATTTCTTCAAACAAAAACAGCCCTCAACATTGAGAGCTACAATAAATCATTAGAACTTTACGTCATACAGGCAATCCAAGCCATCTTTAGTAACAACAGAGATTGTCTGCTCAGCCTTGTTTCGCAAACGCTTATCAAGGCAATAATCATCAGTAGACGATAACGAGCCAGACTGAATTACCTTAGTGTCATATACCGTAGACATTGCATTGGTATGCCTATGCCCAAGATACACAAGGGCGGGGCGAACACCGAACAGAAGCGTGAACTTCTGCACTACAGTCTTGGGATCGTCTCTATCGCCATGAGAAGCCATGACAATCTTATCTCTTACACTGAACATGGCAATGGTTTCTTCCATATCATTCTCAATGAACGCGATATTCTTGAAGTTTTGCAGCTTTGCGCTCAAATAGGGAAGAGCAAGCAAGTCTATGTTCTCACCACGAAGAGATTCTTCTTTGTTTGGTGAGATGCGTGAATGATTGCCTGGTACAACAAACACTTCAACTTTCTCAAAACGATAACTCAACTCTGCTAAGAATTGAGAAAGATAATCGGTAACTGTCAAGAATTGCTCGATAAGGTTCTGGTTGTTCTCGATTCTAAGAGTCGGATGAATGATGCCAGAGCAAAGTTCGCTCAAGATAACATATGCATTCTCAGAACCGTGACGGAGCTGAACTTCGAAGATCCTATCAAGATAGTGATTCAATCTATCACGTAGAACATCTTCGTTGAATTTATTGAAATAATTGTCAATCTCGATGCCAGCATGTAGGTCTGTCATAGAGATAACCAAATCGTTGTCAGACTTAATCACACCGTCAAACTTCTTAGACTCATCATAAGAGAGAGGATGGCAGTCATGTTCCGAGATACTTCTAAGAACCTGATCTTTGTAGCTTTCTCTACGAGCTTCCTCACGAATAAGACGGTTAAGCTCGGTACGCTCATCCCTGGTCTTAATCTGCTGCTTGGCAAGCTCTTGTCTCTGATACTCTAGCTCTTTAGCATATTCTTCATTCGTCAATTCCTTGAATACGCCAGCATCATAGTAACGCTTAGCCTGTTGATATGGCTTTCTGAACGCCGCTTCGGAATACGGCGTGTCCTCATTGCCAGTCTCCTTGTTGATAATATCAGCAATTTCTTCCCAACTCATATTGAGAACACCAGAGTCTTTGGATTGCCCAAGTCTCCAAATAAATTGCTCGACATTTTCTGATTCTAACTTGTGTAGATTCAAAGCTACACCTCCCGATGTTTCATAACTCGTTACATCTTCATACTCAGTGCGCGACGCACACAACAAGCGAAGCGCCCGACTCTCACAGACATCTTCCGTGCCATCAATCTTTCATATACTGCCGTTTGTTTTAGGTTTAAACTAGCTTCGCATGTCGCAGAAAAAGCGGGGATGCCCCGCTCGATCTTAAAGTTAACTCTGCATCTTATTTTTCTAAAACAAAGTGCTGCGGCTACCTAATCGTAACCGCAGCAATAGCAAAGAAAGGTGTAGAAAAATATGAATGCAAAGAAACCATATATAATCAGCGTTATGCTGGTTATACCGAAAATTAATTACTTACAAGCATCTGATTTTGCTGTAAGCTTCTCACCGTATTTGCGAGTGACGTTTGCTTTTGGCTTGATTTTCTTCTTGGTCATAATTGTCTCGCCAGTGAGATTGTTGCGCTTTTCCTTCTCGTCAAGAAAAGTGCTGTCAATGGAAATACCCTCAAACAGTCTAATGGTTACGTCTTTATCAGCGTCAGCTGATGAAAGAAGTTCAACCATCTGTTCTTCAAGAGCGTCAAGAACCTTCCTGATAAAGCTGTAACGAATGAATTCTGTTCTAGCGATACGCTTCATAATGTCGGATCTTGTATATACAATCTTTTCCTTTTCATTGTTCTCCATTGATTTATTCCTCCGTATCTGTGGTGGAATGGAGGTTCAAATCTTTCAAATTTTCTTAATTTGGATATGCCCTCCATATTATAAGATTTCACACTTCAACAAATAACCTTGTAACAAGGTCATTTCTAAAATCGCCAAAAATCGCATATAACCTTATTTATATGTCTTTTGTTATATAGTGGGGGTCTGTCCACGCAAGCGATTTCTGCGCTCTCTTTCCTTGATTCTCTTGTATTCTCGCCTATACTCATCGTGGCAACCTGGACATCTACAGGTCTTTGAGTCGTATATTCCTACCTCAAACCATAGTCCACAGTCAACACATTGAATATCTTTCGTTTGAGGTCTTAGATGGGATTCAAGGTTCTCAAGTATGATATCACCGTAACACAGCCACAGAGCCGTCTTGTTGTTGCTCTTCTTGATTCCGTATAGGAACTTTACCAATATATCGACAACATCATAGTTATTGTAACCATAAAGAGAGAGGGCGTATCTTACGTCACTGAAAATCTTGCGATGCTTAGCCACTGTCCTAAGATAAGAATCAGAGCTGTTGTCCTTGTCTGAACACAACATGCTGTCAAGAGCAAGATAGTATTCCTTGTTAAACTCACAATACTTCACGATAACAGGATCGGTTTCCTCTTTGATGATTTTACCCTTGTCCGTAAAAGCAACATCGAACTCGATATCGGGATTCTTCATCATCAAGGTATAATCGATTTCATCAAGACCAAGCTTACGGCAGTTGATTCTTGGGTTTGGGATGATTGCCTCAAGTTTATTTACGAAGCTTTCATTGGAGCCAAGCACCTGAGAATCCTTTTTGTCTTTTGCATACTTGAAAAAATGGGGGAGAGGGTCTTTTGTTAATTCATTGATTTTCTCGTCAATCTCATCTGGTCTTGTTGGCTTGTATAGAGTTTTCGCAAAATCTATAACGAAGTTGTTCTCCATACAAAGCAATCTAATTACATCAATTGCATCACATTGCTCCTCGTGCGTTCCATCAACAAACACATCGCTGTTCCAAATCTTCGAAATGTTGTTGCTATAGATACCGATATTCCCTCCAACAAACGCAGCATGAAGACCATCATAGATGGCGGCATTGTTGAGCGGACGCGGCTCAGCTTTCTTCATGTTGTAGTAGAGAGGGACGATATCGAATTTCTCAAGATTTCTTTCTGCAACTTCAATAAGCGTCTTGTCTGCAACGACAAGCGACTTATCTCCATCAACCAACCTGTATAGCTACAGGTCAGACTATATCATAACCATATCATTTCTGACTTAGGTTCTCGGCACTTCCAAATGAGGTGTCTCACCTCAAATGTACTCTACTCGGTTATTTATGTTTAACCATATCATTTTGACTTAGGTTAAACATTATCCTTTCGATAGTCGTTTGACATTTGTAAATTGAATCATTCTTTTTCAAAACTCAAGCCCTTATATGTTTTATTGTTTCTGATGGATTTATCTATCTGACTACGTATTCCTTCCAACGAACAATTTTGCGCATAATGTTTCTGTATATATTCGCAACATTTTACAATATAGTCAAATTCTTTTATAAACTCGCCATCTAAAAACATTTTTATTTTTCTGCATCTACCATTTCTCAAGCCTTTACGCCCTTGTTTTTCTTTTGCGTATTCCTTGTTATTCGAGTATATCTCATGCAGCTTTCTATTCCCGTAATTTGGATTATTGCTTCCATGATAATCTGGCATGTTACATTTGCTATACCTTACATTATCAATTCTTGATATCCATTCTAAATTATCAACATTTGAATTAGATCTATCGTAATCCTTATGATTCACCTCTGGTAAATTATCTGGGTTCGGTATATAAGCAAGTGCCACTAGTCTAGCAATTCTAACTGATCGCCATCCTTTATTCGGCACCTTTATAGAGCATATCGAATAACCATCTTTATTATATCTGGTATTCCTTAACTCACCATTCCAAATAACTTTCCCATCCCTGCTAACCTTTACGGGTGTTCCAAAATAATCTATTTCTTTGTATTCGTCCATTCTGCCTCCTCAGCAGAATGATTCAATTTACACTTTGCACAGGATTCCAAAATGGTTCCCTGTTAGCATGGCTCCTAGCTGTCATTTCCTACAGCTCCTATATGTAAGCCATACACCCCAGATGTCTGGGTTCACCGAGTTTTATATCCCTGTATTTCTACAGGGTTCGACATTTATGGTCATCGAATTGAAGAATCTTGCTTATCAAATCCTTACAGCTTGTATAAACCGCATCGGTAACGAACCATTCCCGAAGTTTCTTCTGTCGTTCCTTATACTCTCTGCAAGCGATATTCTTTCTGATTGCATGTTCCATGAAGAGGTGCGGCGATCTCAGGCAATCAAGCTTGTCATCCTTCCTGAACAACCAACAGAAGACCTCTCCATCGTCAAGCAACCCATTTGGATTCTCCTCTCCTAGAAACCAATGCTCGCACGCAGCATAGAAATCTGGGAGCAGGAAAGTGTATTTACCTCGCACATTCAGCTTGCCAGACTTGCATTTCTTGATGATGCTGTCCTTGATGCTTCTCAAATGAGATTTCGCATACTCGTCATTCAGCAAATCTGGATACAAATCGATTGATTCTTGAAAAGCAGTCTTGTTCGTGTTATACGGTGTTACACCAAACGCATCCTTGATATTCTTGACAGAAGAGCAGAGGTTCTTAAGCTTGCCAACGGACTGTCCAGATATCTCAGCAATCTCATCGTCTGTGATATCAGTCAAACTCTGCAACATCTGATAGTTGATTGTCGCGTCCTTTATCCTGTCTTCCTCAAGGTTCGTGTACCCAGCAGAGCAATTGTACTTCTTGTAGTTCTCCTTGTACTCATCCCATGAGTCATAGTATTTGTACATCTTGAACTGACTTTTGCAGAAGACAACCTGTATATCCTCTGCGATGATATCATGCTCTTTGCCGTAGATATCCTTCAGAACAGGAGAGCATCCGTGTTCCTCTATGAACTTGACGAAATCGAACACACCGAGCAATCCCTTCACCCAGGGGAGCCGAACCATCCTGTTCTTACCCATGCATGGAAGCATCATACCAGCACCATCTGTGTGGGTAATCGGCACATGCTTGTTTTGACGCTTGATGGAGTAGTCTGTCTCATCAACCAAATCGTATGTACCTAAAACATCAGTCTCGAAATCGTCAACCACAATCGTCTTGTCGATATCGAACTCTTCCCAAACATCTGTTGCGGAGTTAGCCAAAGCCATGTAAGCCAGATGCTTGTTCGGGTTGTTGCCGCCCTTTGCGTTGATCTTGTCGATTGTCAATCCGCACATCAACGACCTCTCGTACTTCTTCCACACGGACTCTCTCACGAACACGCACTTCTTTGTTCTGATCTGTCCAGCAGAAGAGGTGAAGTACACGTACTTCTCTCCCTCGAACATGAACCCATGGTAAATCAAGTCCTTGATGACATCGAAGTAGTATACCTGAATAACCATGAAGTCCTTGCAAAGCTCATCTTGCTCGGCTCCGATTGTCCTTGTGAAGTAGGAGTCAAAAACAGAGATGATGTTCTTATCGGCGATAGCCTCATCACGCAGCTCTCTGATATGATGTGTACCATTTGACCTTATGTTAGCCTCAACCTTGTTAGCCAAGAGAAGAAGAAGGTTGTCTTTTGCTTCCTTTGCCTTTTTGTTCTTCATGCGAACAATGTCCTTCTGCTTGGAGTACCTATGCCCAAGCTCGGTCATCATCTCTGCATCCTCGCCGTATCCAGAGAAGTCGAACTCGTTCTTCGCGACAGACTTCAAATCATCGTCTGAGACACCGTATTCGCGCAGCTTCTTCTTGATATCCCCAAGCCCCATGACGGTTCGCTTGACTCTGCCGTTCGACCCCTTGAAGGTGTAGCCGTTAACAAGCTGGTTTCTCTCGGATCTCAACCTATGGTTCTGCATGTGCAGGTTCTTTTCCTCGTTGCTGTAGAAATCAGCAGTGTCAAAGCAATAAATCTGAATTTGCTTGTCTAATGCCATACAATACCTTCCTTTCTTTTGCTATTCTTCGTTTTTTCATCGTTTTCTTCGCATCCATATTCGTTTTTCAAAGTACATAGGTTTCTTCGTGTATAACCTTATCAGTTAATAATAATATAAAAAATAACAGTTCTCAAATTAAAAATAAATTATTTACAATCGCCAATCATCGAACAGGTCATCGCCGTACTCCTTGTAGAACCATCCAGCGTAGTCGTAGAAGTTATCGCCTTCCTCAACATCGTCTACGCATGATATATACTCTCGATCGTCCGATGGTGGATAGAAATCCTTCTCAGTTAAAACATCGTTGACCATCTTTCTCTTGCTGTTCGCCATTCAATCACTTCCTCAGCGGCTCTAACTTGCCGCACTCGCTTTTGTCTTATTTGCTTTTTTGACCCTGCTTTGCACAATGAGCCTTTTCTTAGCAGATATCTCCAAACCATAATATGCGCTTCCAGATGCAAGAAGCATATCGCCGTCCCTCTTATACCAATTGCAGAACAATGTGCAATCCGTTCGCCATTCACCATCAAATCTGAGCCTTGGCATATGCTCGAAGTATATGATCTTCAAATCCTTAAGAAGATGAATGTACTTCGAGGCAACGTATTCGGTAAGCCCAACATCGATTGCAATGTCTTTGAAATATGCATTGCATGACTCAGGATACTTATCCCTTCTTTTGGTGATGTCGGAATCGCTTGCCTCATCATCTCCGATGCCGATTTCATCATAATGAAGCTCGTTCCTTCGCCTCGGTATGCTCAACCTGAGATATGCCAGTATCAGAAGCATCGCGTCCTTGTTGGGCGGTCTGCCTTTCTTGTCTTCTTCCGTATAAGACAGAACCTTGATTATCTCGTCAACATACAGGATGCCGAATCTTTCCTCGGAGCATTTATCGTTCAGAAAGTCGATGTTGAAGCTTGCATCGGTCTGCTCTGTGTTCTTCGGATCGCCATCAACATCAATGTAGCCAAGCCCCTCAAGATAGGACACCGTGGACGCTAGGGCATCGTTGCCGTATCCCTTCTTCCTGCTAGGCTTCCGTCCCATCCACTTCGACAACTCGTTCAATGTGAACGTCATGTCTCCGTATATTCCCCTCATCGATGCGAAGAACGAGTAAACAGAGATTCGTTTGTCATCATCTCCGCAATCAAGAATCAAACTCTCTGGCACCCTGATAAATGCCCTCTCTTTGCTGTCAAGCTTTCTTTCACCAACATATTCGACATCATTGCCCTTAAAACGCCTCAACTAAATCACCTGCCTAACGACCTGCATATGACATCATCGAATACAAATAAGATGATATCATATTGATCTTATATGTAAAGAGCATCTTCACCTCAACACATAACCCACACATATTCAAATGCAACCAATGCATTGAAAGCATAATAGAACGACCAATCGATAGCGTCAATGGCTGATTTTAATTTTGACACGCAAAACGTACCCAAAATTTTTAAAATGCGAATTATGGTTACAACATGCGTGTCAAAACTGCGGCGGTAATTATATATATAATAATATATAGTATATAAGGCGCAAGCGCCCCGACCGCGTGTACTCAGGAGGATACGTATCTAGACCGAGAGCGTATCTTGAGTGTAGCTGTATTTTGGGGTAGACGTTATATCTAGGATAAGTTTTATCCTGGGGTAGGTTTTATTTAGAGGTATATATTAACTTCGATTGCTAACGCAATCTCAGATATTAACTTCGTAAGCTTATGCTCGCTAACGCTCACACGCTTACGTTAGCTTCGTATTCTAACGAATACTCAGCGCTCAGGATATTATCTAGCTTCGCTAACGCTCAGCGTTTCCAGCTTCATATCTTCTTAGGTTAGATCGTTAAGCATCAGTTGCCAATCATCGCGTTCTGTTGCGATTACATTAGTTTTCACATTAGATTACATTACATTACATTAGATTAGATTACATTAGATTAGATTAGATTAGTTTTCACATTAGTTTCTATCAGTCAATTTCGATTGCTAATGCAATCATTTTTCGATTGCTAACGCTCAACTACTTCAAAGAATAGATACACAATGTCTTATTACATAGATATAACGTCTTATTGATCGCACCTATTATCTACATACGGTATAGCTCACAATATTCTCACCAGTATGGATACACATCAAACCCAATAGTTTTCTTTATCATCAGATATTGTCGAACTGGTATATGACCTGGGATTATATGTCTTTTAAAGCATACTGGCTCCTTGCTTGACACGGGCTTCCATACTGCATACGTTTCATTTATTTCATCAGCTTATGTTGTCACGATATTGTTATTATGTAGATAGTTCATCTCTATATTGTTGTTATGTAGTTGATATGTAGTCAATTAAATATAGTCTCTTTTCGGCTTGCTGCCTGGGTTTACGAGGTTTTCCTTGCTACCTGGGCTTTTTTGTTTTCGTTGGATTTATTCGTAGGTCATGTAGTAACTGTGTAGCTGTCATGTAGTCGTGTTTTCAGACAAGTTTTTAGGTGGGCGAGGGGTTGCTTGGATGGGTTTGAGCGGTGGTCTATGGGTTGAATCTTCGGTAGTGATTTAGGCGATATAGATGTTTTGGGTTAGGAGTGTTTAGGTGCGATTGATGGTTGGGTTGGTTTGGTGAACGGTTTGGATACGTGATCTGGATGTCTTGGGTATGGCTTGATTTTTAGGTTCGTTATACGTGTGTGAAACACGTGGTGGCGTTTGCCAAAATCAAATAGCGTTCAAAAGTTTTAAACAGGGGTAGGGTGCTACCTTATGCAGTTTTGTAACATTGAATTCTAATTCCTATAGGTTTACTAGGATATAAATTTTTCGAACATGTGTTCGTGTTTTTTTGGGACTCCTGGAACAAAAAAAATTTGGGGGTGTTACAAAAATTTTTTGTAATTGTGTTTCATTATAAGGGGCGGCGCTGGTTAATAAAGAACTACTTATAAAATATAATTATAAAATATAACTATTTTACTTATAAAATATAACTATAAAATATAATTATAAAATATAACTATCTACCTAAAACCGATACCCTAAACTCATAGCCTAACGCTATCATTCCACCAACCCATAGCCTACGCCTATCAATTCCCTATTCCATAGTCCTACACTATCAATTCTCAAACCTATAGCCTCACGCTATCAATTAACCAAACTAAACTATTCGCCCACGTTATCGAACTTATAACAAACTCAAATACCACGCTATAAGCCGCTCTAAGCCGTTCTAAGCCCCTATTTCCGATTCTAGGCAATAAGCACCCTACCTAACCCGTTATCGACCGTTACACGCCATAGTACCAGGTCAAACCCTATATTTAGGTTGTCTAACTATCCATTCATAGTCTATAGCTATCAATACCATACTGAATAACCTATTGATATATCCTTATAGCTATGGTATTCGCGCGTACTATAACGTATGGCACCTATTAGTTAACCATAGCTAACTTACTGTTATAGCCTGAACCTATAACCAACTATAAGCGTAGCCTATAGCTAGGATCCATAGTTAACCATGGTTAACTTATACAATGCGAACGCGCCAAACCATAGGGCGAACGCCTGAAACCTCGTTTAACGTGTCTAGAATCCATCCTAAGTCCATATAACGCTAAACGTGAACGCTTATAGCTTAAAGCACTAAACGCGCCTGAAACAGGCTTAGAACAGTCTTATATGCGATTGTGAAGAAACTGTGAACGAAAACAGTTTGGTACTAGACAACTAAAAACGAATGCGTAATATATAAAGCGTCCCAAGGGGGACGGGGCGAGCGCCGAACGATTGGAGGCTTTAGGCGCGAAGTCAATCGAATACATGCGAATACTACGCTTATATAGTGGTAGTCTGGTTTATTGCAAATCGCAATGAATCAGGAGGGACAACTATATAGGACGTATAGGCAAAAACTATAAAACTAGTTGGCGGTATCATTTGCCGTAAAACGTGGAGTAGTTAGTAACCGAAACCGCTCGCAACTTGACAATCGAATAAATGCGCACCTACCCGCGCGGTAGGGCATGGGATTCATTCTCTTACAACGTGGGCTATCTGCTAGGGCGTATAACCTAGTGGTTAGGATTTATCATGTTTGAAACTGTAACTTTCCACTTGAACGCAATGGATGTACGCGATGCTTGCATTAAGAATGATTGGTATAACGCGGGTTCATGCAAGGACTATAGCGTTTTGCTTGATTATGTTGATGAACATTTGAGCGAGTTTGACACAGCGTATATGCCTATCCTTATGGGCAAGCTTGAATATGTTGCTGAAAACATACGGAAACATACCGATTGGGACGAAAACGCCTATGATTGTACGGTTAGCGAATTTGAGGCGAACATTGCGTCTGTTTTGTTGGACGACTATGCACAATGGACGGTCGAATTGTTGTAGTGGAATAGGACGATAAGCGCAAGGGGCAACCCTTGCCACGTCCTAGCAGGTAGCCATAAAACGATTGATAGGGGATAAAATGAAACTCCGTAGTATGAGCGCCGAAGTAGAACACGTTTCTAACATTACGCTTGAGTTGGCAAACGGCGAAACTGTAGAGCTTGAGAACGCCTATGTTCTCTGGTCATACGCTAGCCGTGTTGCCGTGTACTGCAAAATGCGCGTTTACCTGTTGCCGCGATACGATTATTCCGTGACAACATGGAAGCACGTACATGCATTTATTCAGGACTATTGCCCTGGTGTGCGTGACTATGACGCAAAAACCATGCGTTACCATGCAAAACATGAGCTTAATAACGGTGAATACATGTTTGCAAACGGTATTGTCAACACGTACAGCGGCAAAGTGAGTGCGTACTAATGGAACAGTTTGTGGAACTATTCGGTATCATGCTTTTTGTTGGTATAGAATGCTTTCTACTAGGAACAGCATACGAACGCAAGAAGTATGAGAACAAACGCGATAGGCGCTAAACAAAGCGGATAGCCTACATTGTAGGGGAATGGATCTATGGATACTACGCAACTACTGCGTAGTTACGATAGCCTACATTGCAGGGCGCAAGATTGGACGGTGTACTATGATTGAATACAACGCCTATGAGTTCTGCGAGGGTTCCGAAGATTGGCAAGGTTTCGAAATGTCATATGAGGTTCATGTCAACGGCAAGGATCGCGGTAGGGCTGGTTTCGGCGGCTTGTTCATGTACAATGTAACGCCCGATGTTGTGCGCGTATATGCGTATGACGGTGACGAGGAACGTACTCTGATGAATTGGAACGAGAAAACACAAGGCAAAAGCATGGATTATGCTAATGATGACTTGTCGGGTTTCTCTGATGATTTTGTTCAAGAATTGCTATATGCTTGCTTTGAAAGCGATATTTGGTAAAACTACTATGTTGCGCCTTGCAACGTGGGCTATCTGTATAATCGGCTATCTGCCAGGGTGTAAACCTAGTAGAAAGGAATAGCAATGGTCGAGTTTGTTTTTTATGACGGCGAGTATCCCAATTTGTGCAGTGGAACCCTCATGCTCAGCATTGATGGGGAAACCGTTGAATTTCCCAAATACTGCATGCGTTCAGGCGGCTCCGTTTGGTTCGATGACGAGTGGAACGAGCATGTAGAGTGTGGGGAATGGTCTGTAGAGGTTCCCGAAAAGTATGCACATCTTCAAAAAGAAATCGAAGATTGTGTGAACTCTAATGTGCCGTGCGGCTGCTGTGGAGGTTGCATCTAATGGAAAAACTGATGCAGTTTATCGCCGACAATGGCGAAACCTATGGGGTCAATATGAGTATGGTTATGACCGTGCTCGCTCCCGAAGAAATGGAAAACCTGGGCAATCAAGGTGAAAAGGCAATGCATAATTTTTTCGCCGAAGAGTTCGATCGATTGTTTGACCAGGCATTTTCCTACTAACCATAAGAAGGACGATAAGCGCAAGGATCAACCCTTGCCACGTCCTAGCAGGTAGCCGAAACATTAGCTATTCTAGGGCGGTATAGAAATTTTCATACGGAAAATCTACTCGCAAGAGTTGCGAGAATCTTAGGAAGGTGTCTATCATGGAGCGCAAAGAAGCATTTGAGATTGTAGCAAGCTGGATCAAGACTTGCCACGTCCTAGCGGAAAATGATAGGTACGAAGCAATGGACGAACCTAGCGAGCGCGATATGTACATGCGCAGCGCTAAGGCGTGGGAGGAGCGAGAAGAAGCATTTGGAATAATTCTCGGTTTGGCGCGAGGATACGAGTATCATGAGGGCGAATAGGAATCACCAAACGGAAAATCTTTTCGTTAAGGTAGCAAGAATTTATTTGGAGCTGCTGTAATGGCAGCTCTTTTTTATTGTTGCTAGTCGGAAAATTTCTTTAACAATACTATTGACACAAGCAACCAACATGGTAATATATACCTATCAAAAGAAATCGTTGAACGGAGAAGCCATGAAGAACAAAGTACCAGCATACATCATTAAGGACTTGGAAAAACTTAACAAGCACTTGAACGCTGTAGCCGAACTTGCTGGTAACATAGAATCGTGGGTCGGAAAAAATACCAGCGAAGATGGTTTGGATTTTTTCTATGAAAATCATCTGGACATGCCATATGAATTTGATCTTGACTATACCAAAGCTGAATTGGAAAGAATCGTGGACAGAAAATCTGCTTGCTAGAGTAGCGAGATTAAATCGGAGCAGCCTAAATGCTGCTCTTTTTTGTTTGGTGTGTTGTATAGAAATACCCGAACGGAAAATAAATATACTATTATATACAACTCAACCGAACCAGTCAACTTGTGGAGACAATATGGACACACAACCATACAGAATTTGACGCATGGAAAATCTGCTGTATAATAACGAAAAGCATTTGAACTTAGCTCAAAGGAGAAACAATGCTTTGCAAGAATCAAATTGATAACTATAAGTTTCATAATTCTTTATCGGAAAATTCCAGGGCATACTTGCATTCTTGCATGGAGTATGCTAGCACAGAGGAAGATCAGATGATGATTCGCATTGCGGATTTTTGCTTGGCTAATCGCAGTCGTATGTTTTTCTGGTCGGATAATTATTTCTGGGTTGACCGTGGAGCGCCAATGGGTTACATCAACGTAAATATCAAGAATGATTCAAACGGAAAATCATTTAAGCGTAGAGTAGCATTAGGCAAGGAGCCTGAACGTACCATTATGAGCCTAGCACAAGGCTTTGCAGACTTGATGGAAGAGTTGCAATAGAAATATCTAGACGGAAAATTTTAGCGTCTTAGATAGGCTTAGAATAGCTTAGAGAATAAAGAGCAAGCAAGATAGAGAGGATATAGCATGGAAGATTTTTTGCTCAATACCATATTTAGTTGCACAATGTCAACTATCATTGGTGGGATCATTGGATTTGCTAAGGATAACATTGTAGAGATCGGAAAGACTGTCATTAGTAGCATTACTAAAATCAATCTGGGTTAACAGAAATTTTTAGACGGAAAATCTTTTCGTTAGAGTAGCGAGAATTTATTTGTATTCTCACTTGCATAGCCTGATCTTTCTGCTATACTAATTCCCAACGGAAAACAAACATAGCAGAAAGGCAGTAAGCATGAGCGTTTGGATTATTCTTACGGAGATCAACGGATACAAGAATATTTATGAGGTGTACGAGACGGAAGAAAAGGCACGTCAAGCAGCGGATAATATGCCTTGGCAATATGACAGGCATGAAGTATGGGTTTGCGAGTACCATGTATTGTAATTAGTTTGGAGTGGGTGCAATGCCCACTCTTTTTTTATGCGTGGAAAATTGTGTAGAAAATATGAAGTGGAAAATTTTAGGTAGACACAGACTAACAAAGTAGTATTATTAAATCATCGAAGGAACCGAACAGAAAGAAAAGGTGAGAACATTGGCTATCAAACGTGAGTACAAGACCAAGGAAGAATGCGTAGGTCTTTACATGGAAGAGGGATTCAATGAGTTTCCATCGTGGGTAGTGAGCGAGCAGCCAGATTTCTATGATAACTGGTCTTTCATGGCAGCTCTTGACGAGTATGAAGCCGAGGAAGAAGGTGAGGAATACGGACACACCAATGAGCCTATGTGGTCTACTTGGTTTATCCCTAACGACACTTGCATTAGGCGATTCATCGAAGAGAATCCCGAAAAGGTTATGGATTGTGGCTTCACTCTAATCTATGATTCTGACGAGGATTTGTTTGCTATTGGTGTAGATGGTTGTGGATACAGCTTTAGGGATACGCATTTCACACGTCTGTATGACGCAGAAGGTTTGCATTGGCACGATGAGCCAGAAGAGGAAGAAGAGAATTAGCCAACAACCAACCTGGGGAGCTGTAATGGCTCCCCATTTTTTATGTGATCGTATTTTTTATTACTTGTGAAGAAATTGTGGAGTGTCTAGGTTATCGATTGTATTAGCTGTATTCGTGGTATTATTTAACTGTTGAAAGACCTAAGAGAAAGGTTAAGACAATGACTAAGGACGAACTTGATAAGCTGATAGCAGATGGCAAGACGTTTGATGATCTTATCTATAATTTTGAGTTTTCCAATGACGAGATTGTTAGCCGAGATATTATTCTTGACTTTGCTATCAATCAGATTCAGAACGACAGACTGTTTCTTGCACGTCACGTTCTCGATGCGGTAGACAAGGAGTATGCAGATTTTTATTCCTATGACATGAGCATGGGTACACTTGAAACGCCAACCGCTATTACGAGCATCGAAGATTTGTACGATTTTGTAGATTAGGAGAATTACAATGAATGTTACCGAGCTTAACCGAGATCAGCTTATCGAATTGAAGCAGAGCTATCTTGATGTGCTTAATGAATCTGACGAGCATGAAGAGGTTGTGGGCGTTAGCTATAACGAGTTGGCGAACGCTGACGAGATTGTACCTGATGACGTTATCTTTGATTACTATGCTGACATTATCTTTAGCGAAGATGATTTCTTTTGTAGTGCAGCTTAGATGAAAAGTTAGATTAGAGCGGGTATCATTCCCGCTCTTTTCTTTTGTATGGATACTTGTGAAGAGATTGTGAAGTATCTAGGTTCTCGCTGGAATGCAGCTTGGCTGTAGTAATATATACCTATCAAAAGAAATGTTAAGGAGCAAAAGATGATTTCGGCAAAAGAAGCGAAAAAAATCGCACAAGATTCTAATAAGCATAATGGAATTGATTTTGATTTTATTGCTAGATTGAGTGGAATAATAGAAAAACAAGCAAAAAAAGGTTACTTTAACTTAAAGATTAAATTCTGTAAACCTTGCGATGGTGATGCTGTTCCTACTGTAATAGACTATCTTCTGTATCATGGATATAAAATAAGCTATGATACAAACACACAAAAATTTGATGTTAGCTGGGAATAAAAGGAGATTAAATTGCAGTTCGATTACAACGAAACTTATCAGCTCATGCGCAAGTTCCACGATCTTGGTAAGAATGAAGCTCTAATCATGGATTATCTTTTCAAGCAGAGTGTAGCAGAAGTAACCTATTCACAGCTTGCAAAAGCTATCGGGCAAAAGGATATGAGCAACGTAAGAAAAGCTATCCTTAACTTAGAGCAGATGGGACTGGTAAACATCTGCCGAAAGTATGAGGAAGAGGAAGCGCCTAAGAATTCTAATCCTATGATTGCTTGCTTTATCGTAGATGGCTGGATGGAAAGGCTGTTATACGGTACCTGGGATACATCTGAATGGGACTGTATCAGACGTTAAAGGTCACGTCTTAGAATTGACTACAGAGCCTAGAGAAAGGATTGAAGGTGGCACGTAAATACTATGCAGAAGAATGTCCATACGGTATCAGAACTTTGAGCGATTGCGATTCTTGCTTTGTATTTGAATCGCAGATGGAACGTGACAATTTTGTAAGCGAAGATGATATGCACCGATCTGCTATCAGTCGTGACAATGTACGTATGAGATATGATCTTAGCGCTGATGAATTTGAAAAGCCTGATTATGAATGGCATAATGCAGTAGACGGATACCCAGCGAAGGAACGGTATTGATGAAGTATAAAGAAACGGCAGATCAGTTTCAGTATTTTGCTGCTAGTACGCTAAACATTCCAGAAGAGGATATTAGAGCAGTACAAGGGGTATTGCGTATTCTCCCCGATGGTAAAGTAGGGGTTAATACAATCAGAAAAATGCTATCTTATATCTACCGAAAAGAAGTGATTAAGCAAGGCGATAATTGGTATGAGAAGTATTAGGGGAGGTAATTATACCTCCCTTTTTTGTGTAGAAACTGTGGAGTAATGTGTATCTGGTAATAGCATGGTCTGATGTTTGGTAATATATACCCATCGGAAGAACAAAAGAGAAAGGAACTCCCGATGCGTACCGAGACTGTTACATACAAGATCTATAAGTACAGCGAACTTTCCGATGATGCCAAGGCTAAGGCGTTTGAATGGTTCAAAAGCGTTCGTGCCGATGAGAACTATATCTTTACCGAGGATTGCGAAGATAGTCTGAAGCTTCGGTTCCCTAACAGCGAATTGCAGGTACAGTACAGTCTTAGTTATTCGCAGGGCGATGGTCTTAATATCTTTGGTAATCTGTACTTGCCTGATGTGTTGTCATATATTAAAGATAACTTCACGGAAGAAGAATTTTCTTACATTAAGCATATCGTAAACGAGTATGGCACTGGTGAGGGCTGTTGGTTTGGCGATCAGTATGTTAAGATGCAACGAAATACTCGTTACGCATATTGCATTGCTGCATGTAATGATTATGTAACTGCTATGCGAGATAATATCGTATGTGAAATCGAAATAGCCGAAGAGAGCGAACGTAAACCAGATACGATTATCAATGATGAATTGATTAACAGGTTTAATATGTACGTAGTCGAATACTTTACCAATCTTTGCAAAGAGTATGAAGAATGGGGATATGACTTCTTCTATCCCGAAGATGATGCGGAGTTTATCGAGCTGTGCGAAGCTAACGATTGGGAGTTTTATGAAGATGGTACTTTTTATTGCTAGTGTAGGAATTGTGGAGATTTATATTCTTAGCTGAACACGATTCCTTTAGTGGTAATGTGTAACTACAGAAAGAGAAAGGAAGAACAATGTCATTTCATATGATTACAAAATCCGAACAGCAAAGTAATGGTCTTGGTTGGCTTAAGGATATTTGTGATTATGATATTAAGAAGCGCAAGGATGATCTGCTTTACATCGTAGACGATCAGCATTGTACTGATTATCATAGGTGCAATAAGTCTGTTCTGTATAATGATATGACTGGGTATGAAGATTTGATTCAGCGTGAAGGTGAATTGAAAGACGATGAATTTTATGTAGTGCTGTATAACAAACCTGTTAAGGCTTATGGTTTTTGGGAACTTTGGGGAGCTGTTGACTTCGGTGTAACCAAAGAAGATATTATTCAAAATGTACTTGACAACAAGTATGCGGAAGGTGCCTACTACTTTACTGTAGGTCAAATGATGAAAACTACTTTGGATTATCAGAATGGTGTTTACAATGGGTAAAGCTGAATGGCAAAGCACTACGCAAAGTTGCTGCAATGAATGCCCAGTAATCAGCATGGAAACGTGCGACCAATGCCCTATTAAAATGTATGGAGACTTACTTGCTGCACGCTCTTTGTATGGTATTGGGTCTACAGAAGAAGAGAGCGTATCAAAGCTGTTCAACTCTACAATGAGCAGCAAAGAGAACATGGGTAGGCAGCTATGAATTTGCTAGATCTGTTTATGATACCTGGGTTAGACAATAGCAGTGAAATCAAACGTCTTAGAAAGGAATCTAAGGAGCGCATGAGAAAGCCTATATGGGTTTATAGGTATCCTTACAATAAGAAGCCTAAGAAGGCTGACAAAGGTAAATAATTAAGGTTGTAGTTATGTGCAAACATAAAAAACGATATGAAGAAATCTATTGTCGATATAAAAAGTATACTATTGACGAGGTGCGAAAACTATGGGAGTGGTCTAAGTCAGAATACGAAAAGACGGGTAAATACCCTGTTATCTTTATTGACGGAGATAAAAAAATCAAGACGAGTATGGGAAAGAAAACGTCCAGTAATTACCGATATGATAATTTCTTTTTACACGGCACAGATTGCGTGTCATGCGGTCTAAAAGGTCAATACTTCTGGCTTGAAAAAAATAATGATAATAGAACTAAGACGTGGCATTTTAATTTATATGGAGTTGACGAAAACGGGCGCGAGGTTCAAATGACAAAGGATCATATTATCCCTAAGAGTTGTGGCGGTAAAAATCATGTAGACAATTATCAACCGATGTGTTGCCGTTGCAACCTAGCGAAAGGCAATAAGCAATAACGCTATGGGCGTCCAGTTTTTGGACACCTTTTTATTTTTGTGGCAGAACTATACCGCTAATAGCATAGTTTTGCCATTTACTATCTCGCAAAACTATGCTATTAGCGGTATAGCTTTCTTAATCTGTTCCCCTAAACTATTCCGATAACGGTATAGTTTCTCCCGAAATTGTCTAAGAAAAATTTCCAAAATATAGTTGACAAGTAGTTGAATACCATATAATATGTAGGCATAGAGAAAAGCAACGGAACCTTAGAGAAAGGTACGACAATGGAAACCACGATGAACAACAAGGTAAAGACCTCTAGCACAGCACTTGGATGCTTTGTCTACGATGGTCTGTATGAAACCTACATTGGAGAGTTGATTGGTCTTGTGCCTTACGATCAGCGCGAGAAAGTCAATGATGAGATCGGTGAGTTGTATTGCGAGAAACTTTCCGAGTTCATGTATGACGTTTTGCCTAGTGACATTGATGATGAATTCGAGATTACCTATGTGGAAACTTTCCATCCACGTTATTACAACTATGAGACTGATTCTATCAATTTCGTCTTCAAGTATTCTAATGCTGTGAAAGATTGGATTCGTTCACAGGTTAAGCACAACGGATTCGATAAATTCTTGGCTGATAACTTCACTGATCGTGACGGCTTTCTTTCCCTTACTCCAAATAATCGCAAGGATTGGAGTAAGGGTTTTAATCGCAACGATTGGCGTTGCGTGTCTGCCGCTCTTTGGTATATTGCTGATAATGAAAGCAACGATGGTTACAAACTGGCTTTCAATGAGAATGTTTATTATCTTATCACTGAAAACTATGTGCCTTATGAGTACGCAGAACAATTCTCCAATGGCATGATTGGTGTTGTCACCAGTGAGTATGACGAGAAAAACGATTGTGAATACTTCGATGCATACTTGATTGATGTTGACGGTAGCATTGTTAACAACGTCAAGATGAATGACGAATGGAATGAACTCTACGGTAGCGCATTTGCGGCGTGGCAGTACAGCGATATTGTCAATGATCTTACTGATGGCTACAGCTATTGCGATAGTCAGTCTAAGCCTTGTAAGGTTCCTGAATTCAATAAGGCTGTAGCATAGTTTAGAGGGGAATATGGTTATGTATTCTGTTTCTATCTGTACTATCAGAGCAAAGTTTGTGGACTATCTTGTATTTGATACGCGTAAGAAAGCAACGAATTATCTTAAAGAACATGGGTTTGCATATGATAGCGTAGCTGATACAAGATATGCGAGCTATATTCCAGATGTTTGGTATAATTCTAATACAAAATGCGAAGCAACTATTTTGAGTTATTGTTGCTAACGGATAGAAAGTAAATTATCATGTTTTATGTAGAGATCATCGGTGAGATGTTCGAACCGATTAAATATATTGATTGCAAAACCCGCAAAGAAGCGTTAGACTATCTTAATACGCATGGTTTTGTTCGTAATACAGTGGGGGATGGGCGTTGCTACGAATACATTCCCGATATTTACTACAATGAGAGTACGGACAAAAGAGCAAAGATCTTTAGTGACAACAAATAACAACACGATGCGACCAGCAAAGCTGTGTTGCCTTTACAGAATGGCAGCTGCGTTCTCCTTTCGGTTTCTTTCCTTTCTCTATCTCATTTAGCAGCTGCCATACACAAGGAGTGGACTTCGGTTCACTCCTTTTTATTTAGAAACCTACTTGCCAACTACATTAGACTGATATATAATATGGAAAAGATATTGTGATTACCTCGGAGGTGTACGGAATGACCATTGAAACAGTTGGTAAGATCAAAGGCTATGTGTCTCCTGGCATGGCTGCAAATGATAGTTATAAGGCATATAATGCCGTCTATGAAGAGCGGTAGACATATGCTTGTATCTGGTGTTCCGTATTTAATCACTTTAATCATAATGACTGCTGCTGTTATTGGGGCAACCATTTTGGTTTCGAGGTTATAGATGAACAAACTATATACCTATTTCATCATCACTGTTGACGAAAGGGATCCTGACGGTGGAACGTATGCGGGAGAAGTTTCAAGAAGCAGAAGGATACCATGTTGTCGCTGATGGATATTACGTGAAGTACGTTTATATGCTGTATGATGTTGTCGAAGAAAGCAAGCTGCGCCATGTCGCAAAATGAAGGGAACCACTACCCCATGTCGCAAAATGAAAGGATTCATCATGTTCGGTAGGAAGAAAAAGTGCTGCTATTGCGGTGACAAGAAGAGCGATCTCTATGTCGGCTTCGTGAAAGATCGGCGAGGAAATATCGAGAAGATCATATGTTGCAAAACGTGTGCCGTGTTCCGAGGAATCAGGATTTATCAAAACGATAAATCACGGTAGCAATTGATGGTATGTATTCTAATCTATGTGCAAACATGATACAATGTATCTGAATATCATATCGGAAAGGGCTGTCGTGTATGTCACGAATAAAAACAAATGTGACCCAAGGCAAAAGAGCGATGCTCAACACTACTATAAGGCAAGAAACGCTAGACGATTTCAAGGCATACTGCAAAGAGCTTGGCTTTCCTATGAACATGATTTTGGAATCTTTCATGTCGCAGTTTGTAAACGGTGAGTTTGTATTGAAGATTGGAAAAGCTAACAAGTTGAACGTAGATGTTAGAGACGAATAGATAGATAGAATACGTATGTTGTTTTTTGACTGGCGCATGTTGTGTCAGTCTCTTTTTTATATGTAGAAATTGTGGTGCGACATACGCTCATGTTGTTAGTGTGGTATTATTCTCCTAAGAAATAAACAAGGTTAGATGCGATTGGAGATTTCAAAATGAATTGGGAAAACCTTGAAATATATCTGTTCTTATTGGTTCTGTTTGTTATCGCTATCGTGCTTTGCTAAGGAAGGAATGTATATGTATATTGTAAATCTTATGTGCGTATCATTCGGTTTGTCTATATCTGCTTTCGTCATGGCTCTTATTGCTATGGTAAAGACCATGAGAGTTAAAAGCAAAGTTGAGGATATTCGCTTTGATGTGTATCGGAGGAGGAACAAGCGATGATAGATATTTTTATCAAGATTGCTATTCCTATTGCGATTGCACTTATCATGTTCGATGCTGCTTTGTTGTTTAAGGTCGGCGCTAGTGGCGTTGAAACTGATAATGCGGAAAATGGCATTAGCGCCGAGGATAAGCCACTTGTTAGTGAAGACGATCAGAGGATGATTGACGAGTATGGCAGCGCGGGAATCGATGTTGGCGATGATAGGATTTTGATTATCACTAAGGACGATGATTACAATGAATAATAAATTAAAGGCTGTGTTATCTGTACTTATTTCTATAATTATAGTTACGGTTGTGCTAATAATATCAGCACAACATCCTATCATTTATCAATTGCTTGCGCTGATTGTTGTTATCTGTGTTATTTCATATGTTGTTTATGACGTATTATAGGAGTAATCATGCATGTTAAGACAATTTATACATGTGATCGCTGCGGAAAAGAATTCGAGGTGACCAATGGAATCTTTAGAGTATGTAAGCCTAAGAGATATCTTATGAATGTATTTCGTCCACGGTGTTTTTACGAAGATAGATATGATCTATGCGATGATTGCAAGGAGTCGTTTGAATCCTGGCTTTATAATCCCGAAGCTGATGCACACTCCAACAAATCAGATTTATCAGGTGAAGCCAAGGATATTTATGATGGTATGTTAAAGCGTCTTGGGAATGGCGATGAAGACCATGGTTTTGGGTCACTTTAATAAGTTTGACAATCGGAGCAGTTGCGACAGCAGCATTTCTGTACTTCACACAACAGGTTGCAGGTTGGCTTCTGTTCCCAGATGCAAAGGTTGTAGAGATGGCACTTAAAGCTATTGGGTAAGTAGGAAGAGTGAAGTATTTTGTCGAATAAATATCCACAATGCTTAAAGCGATCTTCAATGAGCTTGCGAGCATCAATGCAATGCTAGGATCGATTGTTTCTTTTATGAGAAAGCTGGACAACGATGGTGCTATGATGCTTAAAAATGCAATGAATAATCAAAATAGGGCGATTGATTTGTACGAAAAGGCAGCGAAGGAACATGAACAAGGTTAGCGACAAAGAGCGGCGAGAGATTGCTCAAAAGTTGCGGAGCTTAAACCCCAGCGACACATGCAAGCTATGCGATGATGATTTCATCGACCTTTTGAGTGAAACATTAGGCGTAGACACAGACCAATTGTGCTATGATGCGCAGCTTATTAAGCGCCTTGCCGACCTGATTGACCGTCCGATAGCTGCAAGGTATTTCGCAGCAACTATCGAAAATATATTGCATTGTGGCAACTGTAGTTATACTATTACTCGTAGTTACCGCTATTGTCCACAATGCGGAGTGGAGCTTAAGAAATGATTAGCGATGAAAAACGCAATGAAGTAGCAGATAAACTACGTGACATTGCAAAAGAAGAAGATATCGATGGTTATTCATATACAGAGTTGTGGGATAAGCTTATTGATATTATCTATGATGACCTTGAAAGCTATGAGAATGCTACTTGCGTAGATGATTTGAGTCTTCTTGCTGATCTGATTGACCGACCTGCGGTAAAACCTGTTTATCCATATGATGATATGCCTGATTATATTTTCTGTGGCGAATGCAACACTCAGATTTGGAATTCTGCAAATTATTGTCCGCAATGTGGAGTTAGATGTGTTCCATATGGTAAACCGTTTTTTGATGATGAAGACAGGAGAATCTATGAAACTATATGTGGCGATGTGTAACAATGGCGAAGAGTGGGAAGACAACTATGAGTATGTAGATGCAATTTTCTCCACATATGAAAAGGCTGTTGAGTATATCGAGAACAGTGGATTTGTCGAAGACAAACCATCTTGTTGGAAGCAAACATGGAGTATCCCCGAGCAAGAATGCGATTACTGGGGAAGCAATGAATACATGTTCGTTGATGAATTCGAGCTTGACAATCCCAATAAAGATGATATCATCTAAGAATCTTAGAAAGACAGTTGTTAAGGAGTTATAAGATGTCTAAGAAGTGTCCTCAAATTTGCGCTAACTGCAAGAACTTCAAGTCTTTTGATGTAGACTTTGATTACCCAGAGGATCTATGTGGTTCATGCAAGGCGAACGGTGGGGAAGTAATGTACGGTGACGATGAGAAGTGCGAGAACTACAGTCAGGTAAAGCACCCTCGTGTCACGAGCTTTAGTTATTAGTAGATGATATAAATGCCAGTTAAGAAGAAAGCCAATAGAGCTGTTATCAATACAACAGTTGACAAGAAGGTGTTGAAGTCATTCAGGGATAAATGCGATTACATTGGTTGCAACATGAACGTAGTATTGGAAGCTTTCATGCGACAATTCGCAACGGGAGAATTCACTATCCAGCTAGGCAAAACAAAGGGCTTTGAAGTCAAGCTAGATGAATAGATAATCGAGGGAGATAATATTCTCCCTCTTTTTTTGTTATATTAAACTTAGTCAAACTACTTGCCAGCTACATAAACGAGTGTTACAATTATTGTATAGAAAAGGACAGAAGCTAGAAAGGGTGTTCAACATGGCTGATTATGCTCCGCAAATTAACTATCAGTACAAGTCCAACGTCATCTCGTTCGAGGATCTTAAGAGCAAGAAGGATGAAGAGAACACTAAGGCAGCAGATGAGCCTAAACGTATCAGTTATACCGCTGGCAAGTCCACTGAGGTATATGCTTTCCGTACCGAAGAAGAGATCAAGGCTATGATCGATGTGTACGATAAGCATATTGATGAAGCTGCCAATGAAGATCAAAGACGTGTAGCATGTCGCAACAAGATGATGTTCGTTGTCGGTTTGAATATTGGTATTCGTGTAAGTGATTTGGCATCGTTGAAGTATTCTTTCTTCTTCGATAAGAAACCCAATGGAGAATATGCATTCAAGAAGTTCTATACTTTGCAGCCTAAGAAGCAACGCAAGAGCGGTAAGTTCGTTAAGCTGTTCTTCAATCAGACTGTTCGTGTTGCTATTGAAAACTACATTGCAGAGTATCCGTTTGAAAGTCTTGATGAATATCTATTCACTTCTAGAGAAGGAGACAACAAGCCATTGGAAACACGTTCTATTTGGCGCATTATCAAGCGTACCGCGAAGGAAGCTGGTATTAATAAGAACATTGGATCGCACAGCCTTCGCAAGACATGGGCTTATCGAGTTTGGAGCAGCGCCGAAGATAAGAATAAAGCTCTAGTTATGTTGATGCGCTGCTTTAATCATTCCTCTGCTGTTGTTACGATGCGCTACATTGGAATCATGGATGATGAAATCGAAAAAATGTATAATAGCGTTGAGCTAGGTCTTGATTATTTATAGAAGAAGATGAGCATTATAAGCAAAGTAATTAAATAAAGGTGACGGCTGTTTTTAGCAGCCGTTGCCATTTGTATTAATGTTATATGTTGTGTAATATTGACTTAGAATACTACAAGAAAGGGGCGCTCATGTGTGAACAATGATTTTGAGGGGTTTATAAAAACATTCGACTCTCCAAACACAGTAAGAGTAGTTAAGTCATTACAAGCAATAGGAGATTATGATTACTCTAATTGTACGCCGTTTGATATTGAGAATATAATCCTTAACCTAAAACCAAATAGTCCAAAAGCTATAACAACAATCATATATATCATGTCTTTATACGCTAAGTATCTTGGAAATAAAGACATGTTGTATATGATTGAGGACATTGATAGGAATGCTCTTTGGTTATTGGCAAAACCAAATGCAGCAAAGAAGTTCATATCCAATAAAGATTTCGAGAACGTCTATCATGAGATAGGGGTGCATGAGGAACATAACTCATTCTATATACAAACATTGTTCAGATGCTTGTATGAAGGAATCTATTGTGATGATATGAGCGTCATAAAGAATCTGAGGGCAAGCGATGTAAATGATAGCGTTGTCACTCTTAGAGATGATAATGGTAATGAGTATAATATAACTGTGTCAGATAGGCTTGCTGGTGATCTTGTGAAGCTAGGCGATGTCGATACATGGAGCAGGAACAACCGCTATGGCGTATGCAACATTGCAATAACTGGATTATATAAGGATAGTTGCTTTAAAGTTGAGAATAGAAAAGGAAGTTCGGAATACAGCTATAGGTTTTCTTATTATCGCATATTGAGGAACATAGCAAAGAATTATGTTGGATACAGTTTATTACCGTTGCAACTCTATGTGAGCGGCATAATGTATAGAATAGGGAAGATGTTGAAGCAGCATGATATTGCGATACAAGACGCTTTCTCAGACAATAATAGGGATAAGATTGTTAATACAATAATAACCAATGAACTTACCAGGTGCATGTGCGATACGCCAGTAAGAAACTTTAGGGAAATGGTTAAAGGACATTTAGAAGTATTTGATACTTTCTGAAAACTTGGAACTATTTACTATTTGAAAAACTTTATCGACTGGTGCTACATTAATAGTGTTGTCTGGTGTATATAAAAGTGTATATACACCTTCAATACTATTTTTGAGAGGTGACCTTCTATGTTTGACTATGAAAGATACGGCTTCAAATGCGGTGGGAAGTCAGAGCTTGGTAAGATTCTTGGAAATAAACTGAATCTTAAATCTGTTCATATAGATACATATATTGCAAGTCCATACATATTTTTATTGAGATCTGCTGAAAATAAAGTCACTGCTGCGATAGAGAATGATAGGGTAATCATCAGAAGAAACGACCGTAACAACACAACGATATCAAATATCCCGTTTGACGTTGTTGAAGATGTGAAGTTCAAGTTTATGGAAGACTGTAGGTTCCAGGCATTCTTCACTATATTCAATATCTGCTATCGTATTATCGCTGAGGTATGCTAGAAATTTTTCCGAATTGCCATTGACAACTTAAAAACTTATATGCAATAATGTTTCTTGTCAGGATAAATATGGTTATCGAAACGAACCAAAATCCTGGCAAGAGATCGTTGCAAGTATCTAGATAAGATGCTAGGATATATCTCATGAACCTTGACAACAGAATATTCAAAATATTTTGAGAAAAGTTCTTGACATGATAATCTGATCTGATAATATAGTTGATATCACGAAACAAAAGCAATCGACTTAAATGATTGAGAGGAAGCGGTTGTGAAGGTCTTGTGAGGCAGCTTGATAACTAAAAAGGTTATATGTTAAGATGTTTGAAGACAGTAAAGGTTATTGTTTGTAATTAGATTGCAGATTTGCTTCATAAGAACCTCCTTTAGTGGATAACAATCGAAATGTGGAATACTGATATCGAATAATAGGCAAACATCCACCGATAGGTTTAATCCAAAGGGTAAGCTCGCTCCTATGAAAACAACGAATACAAACGCAAAGATGCAATCTAATTACAGACAATAGCAAAGGTTATTGCATATGCAGAAGTTATTGATTTGGGGTAACTTTTGCATGGGCAGTAACCCGATAATGAGTGCTGTCCCCCCTGCCTAGTTTGGGTTAGTAATAAGGCTAGGCGTTGTGCATTGCAAATGGGTTTGATATCCGAAGCTACTAGTCAAGTTTGTGATGCATTGCCATTACGACAACATGGAAGCGAAGCTTGGTCGTATCTTTGCGGCGGTTTTAATATAACGACCCCTTGGTAGTTGGAGGTAAAACTACCACCGCTTATGAAGCGCATATTTGATGGTTGGTATGTGTTTCACAGGCGGTTGTGAATCGTCTGAATGCAGGGTTAGCTCAACGGTGGAGCAGAGATCTCAATCTTTGGTCGTGGGGTCAGCACCCACACCCTGCACCAAATGCGCCAGTAACTCAGGGGACAGAGTTCCGATCTTCTAAATCGGGGGTCGAGTGTTCAAATCACTCCTGGCGCTCCAATGCCTGATTAGTTTAATGGTAAAACAAATCACTTGTAATGGTTAGTCGAGCGTCCGATTCGTTCATCAGGCACCATTCTAACAATAACGCCGAGTACAGAATAAAGATTGCTTCGAAGCGCCTCTGTAATTGACATGCGAAACTTGAGAAGGGGAGGCTTGGCGTTATTTATATAATGAATTACATTAAGGAGTCTCAATGAAACTTATCGTCAAGGATCGTGGTATGGGTAAGACTATTGAGTTGATTCATGTTAGTGAAGCTACTGGCTATCCAATTGCGGCAAGCACAGAGATGCATAGACAGTGTATCATCGATAAAGCAAAAGAGCTTAAGTGTAATATTCCAGAACCCGTCTCAATTGAATATGCGAAATGCTATGAGCATGTTCTAGTGGATGAAATTACCATGGGTGGAATTCTATCGAAAGCTGTTAACGAGTATCTTGGAACCGATGTTGTTGCTTGCACTTGTTCGCCAGATTAAAAGGAATTGGTATGGTAACATTTGTTATCGGGATTATTGCACTTCTTATTGCGATCCCAGCTATCATCTTCGCTATTCGAATGAAGGTACCAGAGCTAGTTGAGACTGGTAAAGATGCGTGGGGTGATCCAAAAACGAACGAGAATGATGTTCGTAACGCAAGAGAGAATAAACGTTTTGCTACTATTGTTGCTTCAGCATTTTTTGCTTTTGCAATCCTCTTTGGTGCAATATCTTGTATCTACTCTCAGGATATTGGTGAGGTAAAGGTAATTCGTAACTTTGGCGGTTCTCTTGGTGGTGTTAGCACAGAAGCTGGTTTTCATGTAAAAGCTCCTTGGCAAGATATGATTACCTATGATGTGCGAAACAACATTCTATCTTTCATGGATGATAGTGAGAAAGATCAATTTGAAGGTGGTTCTGCAAATGGCTCTGCTGTAACTATCAACGACTCGTCAGGCACGTCTGCTACGATTGATATCCAAGTAAACTATTCTCTTGACCCAGAAGCAGCAGAGCGACTTTATGCTGACTATGGTACGCAGGAAAACTTTGTAAAGTCAATTTGCGCAGTCGATATCCGCGCCATTCCTCGTGAGGTAAGTGGAAAGTTCGATACTATCAGTATTCTTACTACTCGCGGTGATTTTACTTCGGCAGTACAGGAAGCATTGACTGACAAGTGGAAGGATTACGGTCTTGTTGTAGAGCAAGTTTCTATTCAGAATGTAGTGTATCCTCAGTCTATCATCGATAAGTATAGCGAAGCTACGGCAGCAGAGGTTGCTAAAGCGACCGCTGAAAACAACCAGAAGGTTGCCGAGGTAGAAGCACAAACTAAGGTAACTACCGCTAAGGGTGAAGCTGAAGCAAATGCAATCCTTGAGAAGTCTCTAACTGATAAGGTTATTCAGAAGCAGTATGTTGAAACCCTCAAGAGCATTGGTGAAAATGGAAATCTTGTGGTTGTTCCAGAAGGAAGCAGTCCAATCGTTTCAACTGGTAAGTAGTTGATGTAAAATATAATTGCCTTGGAGCCTTCGGGTGACCATGAAAGACAGCAGTTGCGACTGTGTGCTAGTAGCAGATGAGTCTGTGAAAGCTTAATGCGAAAGCGATTATGTGCTTATAAGTTATAACAGGAAAGAGTTAACGGTGAAGTTCTCTAACTTTGAAATGCGTATGTTCAATGAGGCTCATAAAGAAGCTAAGAAAGGAACATACAAGCAAGTTAAAGTTGGCTGTGTTATAACTTATAAACATAAGATTATCGGTAGGGGTCACAATCAAGATAAGACCCATCCTATGCAGAAGAAATACAATCGTTATCGAAATTTTAATAATACAGAAGGCGAGTTTGTTAAAGACTATGCTCATGCAGAAGTTATTGCAATAGGAGCTATTCCATATACAACTGGTATTGAAGTTGATTTTTCGAAAGCCAAAGTGTTTGTGTATCGCGTTTGTCCTGGCAAGCAATTTGGATACGGGAACTCAAAACCATGTCCAGCTTGCATGAATCTTATAAAGGACTTAGGCATAAAGAAAATCTATTATACTGACGATGATGGATATAATTATCTTCAATTGAATTAGGTATAACGTTGGTGCAGTCTTAGGATATGGCTGTTAAATGGCTAGTGAACACGTTATGAAGGTGCGTACCTCATAAACTAGGAAGCAGCAGCCAACGCAGAAAAATAGTTTGAAAGGAATGTATGTCTATGGAAACGAACAAGAACAAGAAGTATGGTTGTTGTGAATGCTGTGACGATTGTTATGATGGTCGCAGTAATATTCGTATTACAAGGGATTACATTTATGACATTCTCGACAAGTCAGAAATTATCGTGACCACAGTTTTCGATAAGTGTACTATTGTGTCATGCAAACTTCCAAGTGGTTTTGTGATTGTAGAATCATCTGCCTGTGTTGATCCGAACAACTATGATGAAGACTATGGTGCAGAGATTTGCATTGATAAGATTGTCGATAAGCTCTATGAACTTGAAGGCTATCTACTTCAAGAAGCTCTTAGTCTGAATAGCTATGACGAAGACGAAGATGATCTATCAGGTGATTACGAACGTGTAAACTATGATTACGAAGCTAAGTACCATGACTTCGACCCTATGGATGACTTTGATGATTTCTATGAAATCTATGCTGGATATATTCGCAAGTAACTAGGAGTCTATATGGGTATTTATCTAGATGAAGCTGCTACCACTAAGCCAAGCCCAGAAGTAATCAGCGCTATGATGCCGTATCTATCTGAGAAATGGCATAACCCTTCTTCGCTATACAGCTGGGCTTCTGATGTCTCTAAGGATATTTCAAAGGCGCGTAAGACTGTTGCTGATTTTATCAATGCAGAAGAAGATGAAGTGTTCTTTACATCTGGTGGTAGTGAAAGCAACTGTTGGGCTATTCAAGGTTTCGTAACACATCGTTCTGCAATCGAGGAACTACCTTGCATCATCACTACAAACATCGAGCATCATTCTATTATGGAATGCACTGCAATGATGAATATGCTGCCATGTCTTGTTTGGTATGTTGGTGTTGATGAGTATGGCAACGTTGATATCGAAGAGCTAGAAGAAGCTCTTAAGTGCATGACTAAAGAGACTAAACCTAGTAATGTTCTAGTGTCTATTGGAATGGCAAACAATGAGATCGGCACTATTCAAGATATCAAGAAGCTTTCTGAGATCATTCATTCATATGGCGCAATCTTCCATACTGATGCAGTGCAAGCTTTCGGGCATATTCCAATTGACGTAGAGGATATGGGTATCGATATACTTAGTGCAAGTGGGCATAAGATTGGAGCGCCAAAAGGTATTGGCATTCTTTACAAGCGCAACGGTACTGAAATCAACCCTCTTATCTATGGTAGTCAGATGGATGGTATGCGTGGTGGAACCGAGAATGTTCCTTATATCATCGGTATGGCTAAGGCTGTTGAGCTTATTGAGCGATATGCAAAGCCTGATATGTGTCAGAGAATTGCATACACACGAGATTATTTTATTGACAAACTAGAGAGCATCGGTTGCAAGCTCAATGGTTCTCGTGAGAATAGGTTGCCCAACAACATCAATGTGACTTTACCGCATGGTCTTAACGGCGAGTCTATGCTGTACTGCATGGATTTATGTGATGTGTATATCAGTACGGGAAGTGCTTGCAATTCTAAGTCTATCGAGCCGTCACCTGTATTGAGTGCAATTGGCTTAGGCGATGATGCTTACAATTCTATTCGCATCACTTTCCCTGTTGGCATCACAAAGGAAGAGATTGATGAGGTTGTGAGCGAAATGGATAGGCAGATTAAGATTCTTGTAAACAACTAAGGATATATGCTAAGAAAGGTAAAATCATATGCTTATTAACGGTGAACGAGCGCTGGCTTATACTGTGACGATTGATAGTATCACGCCAATCGAAGGCGCAGACAATATTGAGCTTGCTCATGTAGGTGGCTGGTGTGTAATTATTCGCAAGCAGGAGTATAAGCCTGGTGATATGGCGGTCTTCTGTGAGATTGATTCCAAGCTGCCAGAGAAAGAATGGTCTGAGTTCTTGCGTCCTAAGAAGTTCAAGGTGAAAACCTATCGACTTGGTAAGTTTAAAGTTATCAGCCAAGGATTGCTCCTACCTATGAGTATTCTTCCAGAAGGTAATTATGAGATTCACACTGATGTAACCAAGACACTTGGCATTACATACTCAGTCGTAGAAGACAATGTACGTAAAGCTAAGACCAATCCGAATGCAAAGTACGACAACATGTGCGCACGAAACAAGAAGTTATCTCAGAAGCGTTGGTGGAAGTGGTTGATGAAACGTCTGTGGGGTCGCAAGCTGCTGTTTGCTTTCTTTGGTAGCAAGAAAGATAACCCAAAGAAGTTTCCTGAGTGGATTAAGAAGACCGATGAAGATCGCATTGAAAATTGCATGTGGATGCTCGACAACAAAGATCCGTTTGTATGTAGCGAAAAATTGGACGGCACCTCGTCTACGTTCTTTATTGACTATGCAAAGTCGAAGCGTAAGCCAGAGTTCGGCGTATGTTCCCGCAATGTGCGTCAGGTAGATATGAATCAAGATACATACTTTGATTGCGAGAATGTCTACTGGGAGATGGCTTTTAAGTACAATATTGAGGATGCGCTGAAGAGCATCGCCAAGGAGTATAATGTAGACCGTGTTGTTCTTCAAGGCGAGACTTACGGCGAAAAGGTTCAAGGCAATCCATACAAGTTAGATGAACGCAGGTTTGCTGCATTTAATCTAGTTTTCAATGGTGAGCGACTTGGCTCTCTCGAAGCAAAGAACATCCTTGATAAGTATGATATTCCATTTGTGCCTATCATTGATGAGAATTATATCTTGCCAGATCGTGAAGGTTTTGAGGAGTTCAAGAAGTCTGCTGATGGCATGAGTACAATCAATAAACAGACTAGGCGAGAAGGCTTTGTTTATCGTAGTCAGGACGGCAAGCAATCGTTCAAGTCTATCAGTCGTAAGTTTCTCTTAAAGAAGAAGGAGTAAATAGTGAACAGCACGAAGCCAGTGCTGACGATGATGGTAGGCTTGCCTGGAAGCGGCAAGTCTACCTATTCATATCAGTTGGCAAAAGAAACCAACGCTACTGTATTTAGCTCTGATGAATTACGTAAAGAAATGTTTGGAGACATCAACGACCAGGCTCATAATGTTGAGGTGTTTAACGAACTTCATAAGCGAATTAAGAACTGTTTAAAGTCTGGCGGCAATGCTATTTATGATGCATGTAATATCTCTAGTAAAAGACGCAGGGCGTTTTTGCAAGAGTTAAATAAAATTGATTGCGTCAAGGAATGTATTGTTATAGCAACGCAATTTTTGAAATGCATTTATTATAACAATAAGAGAAATAGAAAAGTACCGACTTATACAATACATAGAATGCGTGAGCAATGGAATACTCCTTATTGGTTTGAAGGATGGGATAAAATAGACGTACATTATTGTGACAATATTATATTTGAAAATCCACTTACGTTTATGCTGGCATATGCTTCATTCAATCAAGATAATTCACATCATACGTTGTCACTTGGAGAACATTGCTTTAAGACCGCTAGTTATATAGAAAAGGGAAGCCACCCTTATGCAGTAAGCTCACTGTTGAGTTTGATTATCGCGGCATGTATTCACGATTGTGGCAAACCATACGTTAAAAATTTTAAAAATGCCAATGGAAAACCAACAGATGAGGCGCATTACTATAGACATGAAAATGTTGGAGCATATGAAGCCTTGTTCTTTGATTGTCCAGTCGAAAACGATGGACTGCATTCAATAAGAGCCAATATACTTGACGTTTCTGTTTTGGTAAATCTACATATGCAGTCATATTATTGGGAACGTGAGCAAGGTCACAACAAAGAAAGATTGTGTAACAAATACAGAAAATTGTGGGGAGATACGTTATATGACGAAGTGATGAAATTACATGAAGCAGATAAAGCGGCGCATTAAGGAGGAATGACTATGCTGCGAGTATGGGATACAAAGAAGAAGAAGTGGTGTGACCCAGATGGTTTCTACCTGTCATGCTATGAGGATTTATACACGTATTCTGAAAAGCGGTTCGGCAGTAAGCTGAAGCGTGTTCGTGATGATGAACGATATGTTTACCACAGGTCTTTGGGTATGCATGACGAGACTGGAACCGAGGTGTATGAAGGAGATATTCTTGGCGGTGTTAAGGATGATGGTAAGGTCTGCTATATGACAGTAGCCTATGTTCCATCACATGCACAGTTTGTTTTGTTTGATGAAGATGATAAGCCTGAGAACATGGACGGTACATATTATCTTATTGAAGATGATTTTATTGAAGAACTGAAGATTGTAGGCAATGTTTTCGAAGGTATCAAGGAAGAGATTGAAGCACCTGAAATCGTAGAGGAACCCGAAGAGGTTGTTGCCGATGATGTTGCTTCTGTTGGAACAGATGATGTTGAAGTTGTAGAAGCAGAAGTGATTGAGGAAAGCGAATTAAAAGAATAATAGCAAGGGAGAGTTGTGGATGTCTTATGTGATAATTACACTACTCGTAATTCTTGGGATTACATCTGTTGCCTTATGTTATGCTTGTTACGTTGTATCTAGACGTTGTTCTAGAGAAGAAGAAAAGCTGGAACGTTATGAGAATGACGATTCAGGAAATGTTTGAAGAAAGGTAAGACGATGATTCAAGTTAGGCAAGGAGTCTTTGAGACTAATTCATCTAGTACCCACTCGATTTGCATTCCAAAGAAGTGTGATAAGATCATCAATCATGTCGATTTCCGTATTGGCGAATATGGATGGGAGAATGACGAAGCTGATCCAGCATCGTATTTGTATACTGGCATTCTGTATGCATACAAAAAGGATGAAGCTCAAGAGCTTATTAATGATATTGCCAACTTCCTTGTCAACAATGATATTAGCTTTACTTTTGAAAAACCTAAGTATGACGAATACAATCGTCTTTCGTATGAACAAGGTTATATTGACCATGGGTATGAGCTATGTGAGTTTATTGAATATATTTTAAATGACGGAGAGGCGTTTCTGCGTTATTTGTCTGGTGGTATTGTGTATACTGGCAACGATAATCAAGATCCGCAACCGAGCGGTTGTGATATTTGTGATGAGGATTATTACGATTACGATCTTGATAAGTATGTTCCGAACCCATACCACGACATTGAGAACTATGAATATTTTTATAAGGGAAACTAACTAGGAGAATGCTATGCTACAAGTACGTCAAGGTGTTTTTGAAACGAATTCTAGTTCAACCCATTCAATTACAATTGTTCCGCAATCTGAGTTCAATGAATGGAAAAACGGGGACACTTACTTTAATGATGGATGGTGGTATAATAGCATCGATCCAATTAAGGACAATACATTTATTACAAAAGACGAAGCTATTTCGCTTGTAATGACGAGTGATTATCTTCCTGAGAGTAATCCATATGAAATGTCAGAAGAAGAACTTGACGAGTTGTTCGCTGATGAATATAGTATTTATTCGTATGAGAAGTTTTTGTATGATAGCTATCTTGAAAGCTATGTAAAACACTGCACTACGGAACACGGTGACAATATTGTTGCCTTTGGACAATACGGACATGATTGATGGGAGATAAGATGAAAACCCTTGGTAAGTACAAGAACGGAAATTACCGTGTGGCGATGCTGGTTGACGGTTCCAAGATTCGTTACAATGATCTTGATTTCTTTGAGCCAGAAAAACCAGAATCGATTGATCTTAAGATTACTAACCGTTGCTTTAGAGGCTGTAGTTTTTGCCACGAGAATTCAACCTGCGATGGCAAGCATGGAGACATTCTTAATCTTCCGTTCTTAGATACCATGTTGCCATATAGCGAAATTGCAATTGGCGGTGGGAACGTACTTCTTCATCCAGACTTGATTCCGTTTCTTGAAGGTCTTAAAGAACGTAAGCTCATTGCAAATATGACCGTCCATCAAAACGACTTCATGGCTAACAGTGATTTTCTTAAGTATCTTGTTGAAGATAAGTTGATTTATGGGCTTGGTGTTTCTCTTAATTATGTAGACGATGAATTCATCGAGGTTATCAAAGAGTTTCCCAATGCGGTAATTCACGTTATCAATGGCGTTGTATCAGTATCTGAGCTAGAGAGCCTTGCAAATAACAACCTTAAGATTCTTATTCTTGGATACAAAGAATTTAGGCGTGGCAAGGATCTATATAATATTATCGGAGATGATATCGAACACGATAAGTCTGAACTATATGAAGCGTTGCCAACGATTGTCAGCAATGGTTGGTTCGACTGCGTGAGCTTCGATAATCTAGCAATCAAGCAGCTTGATCCTAAGCGTTTTATGAGTGAAGATAAATGGAAGTCTTTTTATATGGGAGACGATGGCGCATTTACTATGTATATCGATGCTGTTGAAAGAAAGTTTGCCAAGAGTTCTGTATCTACAGAACGTTGGGAGATTACAGATGGTATTAAGGAAATGTTTAACAAGGTGAGGAGTGTTGCTTAATGGAAGTATGTAAAATTTTTCTTAGTGGTGGAATGAGTGGTCTTACCCAGAAGCAGCAATGGGCTTGGCGAAAAGAAGTTGAGAAGGAGCTGACTGAGTTCAGGTATGGAACTAGGGTGAAGCCAGAGTTCTTTAATCCATGCTTGTACTACAATGTAGATGAGGATTATCACAAGACCGAGAATGAACATTTCGAGTTTGATACCTATAATCTACGCAGATCTGATTTGGTTATTGTGAACTTCAATGCTCCTAATTCTATTGGCTCAGCAATGGAGCTGATGTTGGCGAAAGAGCTGCACATTCCTATCATTGGTCTTAATGAGAACAAGCGTAAGCTTCACCCGTGGTTAGAGGTATGCTGCAATCGTATCTGCGATGATATAGAAGAACTCGTAGATCATGTGGCTGCTTGCTATTTGAATTAATATAGAAAGGATATTGCTATGCGAATTGGTAAGCTTCAGGTTACTACTGAATTCGAATCTGATGAAAGTGTATTTGAGAGTATCAAGTCATACAATATTATTGAAGTAGACGCTGGTACTACTAGTCTGATTGGTGTGTCTCCTGTCGATGACCCCACTAAGGATATTGTCTGGAAGTATGGCTTCAATATCAACGATGAGTATTATCTTGACAAGGTGTTTAATGTTATGGGAAAGAATACATATGATTGGGTAGAGCCTATGCATGGGACTGATGAAGATATTTATTCTTAATTTGCTGTTTGCAACAGTTTGAATATAGTGTATAATCTTATTGCTAATAAGGTTATATGTTGAAGGAGAAACCATTTGATAGTTTAAGTATGAATGTAAAAATGAACTAAATGATCTAATTACGGAGGTATGGTAAATGGCAAATGAAAAGAATGTGATTACAAAGTCTGACTGGGTTTCCAACTTTACCCTCATTGGTGAAGCAAAGGTTAATGATTACACCTTTAAGATTGATGAGCATAGCAACAAGTCATCCTGGATTTACAATTCTATGAATCTCGGCATTGACTGCGGTGAGAAGTTCGGGACAGTTTTCGCCGATCTCATGGGGGGTTATAGCGAAGACCGAGAGAACATCATCTACGTACATGGCAAGGATGAAAATGGTAACAATGACTTTGGGCAGACTTTCACGGTAGATTGGGAAGATCGCCTAAATGATGAAGTGCTTGAGTCAGTAGGTGATTTGTGTTTTATCACCGTTGGTCTTGAGAAGACTACTACTGGCAAGACATACTATAAGAACTTCCTTAGCGCATATGATGCAATTGCATATGCTCAGGAACATCTCGAAGATGGCATGGTAGTCAACGTCCGTGGTCGCTTGCAGTACAGTATTTACAATGATAATGTTCAGGTACGCAAGACAATCCAGAGCATTGTACTGAGCAATGTTGATGATTCTTCCAAGTATGTTGCCCGATTCACACAGTCTGTTCTTCTCGACAAGGATTCTGCGAGCTTGAAGGACGTTGACAAGGACAAGGGTGTTATGTATGTGAATGCTCGTGTTCTTGATTATCTCAAAGAACTGAATGGCGTTGAGATTAGGGGTCAATATCCTTACAATGTCACCTTTGAATTCCCCATGGATCTGACTAAGCCTGATACTTGCAAGAAGATTTATGAGAAGCTGTTCAAGGTTAAGAAGAATGTTCGTCAAGTAACATTTGAAGGTGAGTTTGTTGAGGGTGGCGCTGTAGTTCAAACATCCTGGGAGGACGTACCCGATGACATCAAGGATCTTGTTGAGATTGGCGTTTACAGCAAGGAGGAGGCACTTCAGAAGTGCAGCGCAAATGGCTCTCGTGAGCGCCGTATGCTGTTGAAGAAGCCTCATATTAAATTGGTAGGCGATGATAAGACTCCTGTTGTCCAGGTGTTTGATGATAAGTACACTGAAGATGAGCTTATCATTGATACTGGTGCTGCTGAGGATGATGAAGAGGAGCTGCCTTTTGATGAGGATAAGTCTTCTAATGAATCCTCTGATGACGATTCGATGTCCTGGTTAGATGAACTCTAGTATTTAATTACTAAAGTTATATGCTGAGTGGGAGGGCTGATTCTCTCCCACTCTATTAAAAGAAAGAGTAAATCACAAGAAGCATACGAAAAAGCAATTACGAAAGGTGATTAAGCATGGCATTTGGAAAGCGTAATAGCGTAAACCTAGATATTCTTAGCTATAATATTATGTTGCTAGGAGAATCTGGCGCAGGTAAGACCTCATTGATTAACGATGTGTGTACTAAGTATACTGGCGATCCAAAATCAGTATTGTTCCTAGAAATCGGACAGGAGCGAGGAGCTGACGCGATTGATGGAATCAACTACATGAATTGTCCAGAATGGGACATGGATTATGATGAATTAGACAATGCTGCTGGGTTTGCAGACGTATGTGAGGATATTATTGAAAACAAAGTAAGTGAATATCCAGAACTTCGCGCTGTTGTTTGGGACACGCTGGATCAATTGATTAATTGCGCTGAAAATAAAGTAATTTCGATGTGGAATCGTGAATGCCGCACATCTGGACACCCAGAAAAGTGTGCTAAGACAATTAACGGCTGCTATTCTGGTTACGGTCGTGGTGAAAGGAAAGCGATTGAGCTTATGCTTGATATGATGGCTCGTTTGCGCCGCGTTGGAGTAGCAACGATTATTGTTGGACACGTAAAGCAGAAGCAAATTGAAGACGCGCTTAGCGGACAGACTTATCAGATTCTTACCTCCGACCAGCAACAAAACTATTTCAATGCTGTAAAGAAAAATCTTCATTTCCTTGGTCTTCTTTACTATGACCGTCATATTATTGCTGAGAAGACTGGCAAAAAGGAGTTCAATTCTAAAAAAGATGAAACTGTTAATCGTGTCGCAGATGAAACACGCCGCATTCGCTTCCGTGATGATGGTGCGGTAGTAGATTGCAAGTCTCGTTTTGCCAATATTGTTCCCGAGATTGACTATGATGCAGACCAGTTTATTCAAGCTATTACAGATGCTATCAAGGCAGAACAATCTAAGTCTGGTGTGTCCCTAGAGGATGCTAAGAAACAACAGAAAAAACAAGAGAAGGAACTTGAGAAGCGAGTAGCAGAGCAAGAGAAGGCTGCTAAGTCTAAGGCTGCGGTAGATGAAGTGACCTCAGAGATCGTAAATTTCTTCACTGAGAACAAGTCTGAGATCGACAAAATCAAACCAGTGATGGCTGAGATCAAGAAGCGTGGATATGCTAAGCCCACTGAGATTTCCGATATCGAGGATGCAAAGGCTATTCTCGCTCTTACTCTTCAGTAAAACAACAAGTGTCAAAGAAAGGTATACATATGAAAGAACCAATTGAATCTATGGAGTATCGTTACAACTGTATGGCTCAGAACGGTAAGAACGAGTGGGGACATGGCATCATGCGTAAGCTCTACTATAAGATTATCCAGGCTAAGGAAGCTGCCGACCGCTCTTAATTAGAGAGCATAAGTTTAAAAGACTACCCGTGGTTGAAATATACTGCGGGTAGACGTGTAGATAAAGGAGGTTTGATCGTGGGCAAGACATCTAGAAAGCGCATGACAAAAGAAGAGCGAGAAGCTTGGGATAGTTTATATGAGTATGTACGCACAAAGGTAATGCGATACGATTCAAACCAAGCTTTGCCAAGTCAAATGGTTCTTCGCCTTAAGGGTATGTTAAACGGCAAGTTCATGGCTAACGGCTCTACCAAGGATATGGCTGACTATTCTTATGATGTTGTGCTTAATACGTTCAAGTATTCTATGCCAGACATTCAACGCGCATTGGGGAGTGTGAGTTTCAGAGATGAATCACATAAGTTCAACTATATTATGAAGATTGTAGAAGGCAATCTGAATGATGTGTATATGAGGATGAAGAGTGCTGAGAGGGCTAAGGAGGAAATATTGCGAGATGACTCTTGTAGCGTTCCGCATAAAGCAGTAGAATATAAACCCAAGAAAAAGAACAAAGATAAGTTCTCTGATTTATGGTAGACAAGGTGATGCTTAGATGGCAGAAAAGAATATTAAACTGACACCGTTTGAACAGCAGCAGCGAGATTCTGCTAAGAAAGTATTGGAGTACAAACTTGGCTCAGAAGCATCTGTCGTATCTATGATATATAAGAAACCAGATTTGCTTACTGAAACAAATCTCACACTTGCTGACTTCCATAATAATGTCTGGCGAATTTACTTTGAGGTCGCAAGAGCTTTAATTCTTGATGAAAAAAAGGTTGCACTATCTGAGATTGATGTTGGTCTTTATCTTGATAAGCATCCTAAGTTGGCTGAAAAGTATGATGAGTATGGTGGATATCAAACAGTCGAAGATGCTGGTGCATATGTAGATACGCAGAATTTTTATGGCTATGTATCTGATCTACGAAAATGGAATGTAGTAATCAAACTTATCAAGCGTGGTTTTCCGTGTGATAAGGAACGTATTAGTGAGCTTGCCGATATGACGGCAGAAGATGTTTACAATGAATATACCGTATACTTAAATGACATCTTTGCTAATGTGGATAACAACGTCAAATCATATAATGGCTTTGAGGGCATGAAAGAATTTGTCGATGAACTTGACGAAGGTATGAGTGTTGGCATTCCATTTGCTAACTGTGATATTCTCAACAAGGAAACTGGTGGTATGCTTGGCGGTAATATCATCGGCATTGGAGCCAGCAGCGGGGTTGGCAAGAGTACCCTATCTATTAATTATATTTTTCCTTCTATGATTAAATATAATCTAAAAGCATTGTTTATTATTAATGAAGAAGACGAGAAAAAATTCAAACGCGAGGCTTTGGTATGGTATTGTTCAAATGTTCTTAAACATCCCATTCCAAAGCACGTTCTTCGTGATGGCGGTTTTGATAAGGAAACAAAGGAAGTTTTATATAAAGCTTCTGAATGGTTTGAAGAACAAAAGGATAAGCATAATATTACAATCATTCCTCTTGAACAATATACCGCAAGGATTGTAATTAAACTTATTAAGAAATATACGAATATGCTGGTGGATGTCATCGTGGTTGATACCCTGAAAGAGAGCTACGATTCTCGTAATAAAGAGTCGTGGAAGTCTCTTATGACTGATTGTGTTGACTTCTATGACTGTATTAAGCACACGAATACTTGCATGATTATCACGTATCAGCTTGTTAAGAATAAGAGCAAGTATCTAACTAATGCAGATATCGGAGTGTCCAAGGGCATTCTCGATGTGTTCAGTGTTAATTTGTTTTTTAGAAGACCATTACAGACTGAATATGCTGGCGAGAGAGAAGAGCTGTACTGTTACAAACATGGAAATAGTAACAATACAAAGATTCCTTTTAAACTTGAAAGAGATAAGCATTATATGATTACATTTCTTAGTAAGAATAGAAATGGAAGTAGTGATATTCAGATTGTAAGTGAAGCAGATTTTTCTATTAACAAGTATGAAGATCTCGGATACGCCGTGGTACAACAAGACTACTGATAGGATTAGCATAATGGGCATTAAAGGAGTTCAAAGTGTAAATTTACATGATGATAGAATTGGAGACTGTGAAATCAATTACCAAGGCTGTTCAATGAAGATAGTTGAATATAATGCTGCACGAGACATCATCGTTGAGTTTCAAGATAGTTATCGTGGATTAGTACATACTCAGTATTATAATTTTAAAAATGGTCAGGTTAAAAATCCATATTACCCATCGATATACGGCATCGGCATGATTGGAAATAAGTATCCTACATCAAGAGGCTCAAAGCATTTAAAAGAATACAGCGCGTGGACTAAAATATTGAGAAGATGCTATGATGATAAATTCAAGTTAAATAGACCAACGTATAGGGACGTTACGTGTTGTGACGAATGGTTGTTATATGAAAATTTTTATGAATGGTTGCACTCACAAAAAAATTTTGATAAATGGTTAAATGGCAATATGTGGGCTGTTGACAAAGATATACTTGTGAAAGGGAACAAAGTTTATAGTCCAAACGCATGTTGTTTAGTTCCACGCGTTGTAAATTCGTTGTTTGTAAAATCTGATGAACGAAGAGGTAATCTTCCAATCGGTGTAAGTTACAGCAAACAAAATAAAGCTTATATGTTATCTATCAGTAGAAAATTATTTGATTGTCCTATGATGTATTTTCACACGCCAGAAGAAGCATTTGAAGAGTATAAGCAAAGAAAAGAAAATCTCATCAAACAAATGGCTCAGAAGGAGTTTGACTCTGGAAATATTACAAAAGAATGTTATAACGCTATGATGAGCTACGAGGTTGAAATTACCGATTAAATCTTCATAACTACTCATGTTATATGCTATACTGTGAATAGTTGCTTTAATAAGCAAACCAACCATACAAGTAAATCAATTAAGAAAGGAGTGGTATTTACATGGACACTGTTTCTCTGAAGAAATACATATATGAGAACAATAAAATAGAATATGTGCTTCAAGAGATTGGCTGCGGCAACATTAAATACCATTCCAATAAAGAGTTCTATAGTGCATCAAATGCAAATGGCGATAATCCAGGCGCTATCAATGTAAAGAATAATAAATACCTTAATGTAGTTAATTGGACTCGACAGAATGAGTTCCCTGAAGGCTCTGATATCTTCAATCTTGTTCAATATAACAAGCAATGCTCATTTGTTGAATCAGTCAAATACCTTCATAAGATTCTTGATCTTGATTACAGTCCATATAAGAAGCAAGAGAAGAAGGAAAAATTCGATCCTCTGAATGTATTCAAGCGCGTCCTAAGTGCAAGGAGAAGAGTCGATGTAAGTGAGATACATGCTATAAGCGATGAAGCCTTAAATGATTACGTTCCCATGTTGCATATCTCCTGGTTCAGAGAAGGCGTGATGCCATGGACTAGGGAGAAGTTCGGGATAGCTTATTCATATAAGCACAAACGAGTAGTGATTCCGCTGCGTTCCTGGCTAGACGGGGCGTTGCTTGGATTCAATCAGCGCACAACTGTCGAGAACTATGAAGAGCTTGGCGTGTCTAAATATTTCATCACGCATTCATATCAGAAGAGTTTGAACCTGTATGGACTCTGGGAGAACAGGGAAGAGATTGAGCAAAAGAGATATGTAGTGATCGTTGAATCCGAGAAGTCTGTGTTGAAACGGCATTCTTTGAATGATGGAACGTGCGTGGCTCTCCAAGGAAAGACATTGAGCGATGAGCAGTTGAGGATAATCTTAGGTCTTGATGTTGATGAGGTTATCGTTGCTCTTGACAATGATGTTCCTATTGAGGAAGTCAGATATATGTGCGAGAAGTTCTATCGCTTCCGTAAGGTTAGTTATGTGAAGGATTCATGGGATTTGCTTGACAAGAAGGATTCTCCATGCGATGCGAAGGACAAAGTGTATAATTTTCTTATGAAGTTCAGAACTACATATGATAATAGTGAACATAGCAAGTATCTTAAGAGCATAGAGAGGTAGACATATTATGATAGTGATGTTTTATGACGGCTACAAAGAAATTCCAATTGGCGATGCTGCCAGTGAAGACGATGCACTTGATATCGTTAAAGAATATCTTGATGGCATGAATGTATCACCGCGTTATTACCGCGTATGGGTTAAAGACAATATCAAATACATTGATTATGGTAGCCATACGAACTTCTTTAAGATTCATTCCAAGGAGTAGCGGACTATGGATAGGTTTATTTCAGATATTCATTTCGGGCATAATAATTGTCTTGCATTTGATAGCCGACCTTTTAAGACAATTGAAGAACATGATAAGGTGCTAATTGACAACTGGAATGACACTGTATCTTGTGAAGACCATGTATATATTCTGGGTGATATTTCTTGGCACAACTCTACCAAGACAATTGAAATCTTCGAGCAGCTTAACGGATATAAGACTCTAATTCGTGGAAACCATGATGGCAAGGTCTTGAAGAATCCTAAGATGCGAGAGCAGTTTGTTGAGATAGCCGATTACAAGGAGCTTACGTTTGATGATGGTGGTGGACTTGTACTTTGCCATTATCCTATTCTCGCATTTAAGAATCATTACTATAATTGGGTTCATTTCTACGGACATGTCCATACAACATGGGAGTACGACATCATCGAAGAAGCCAGAAGGCGTTCTATTGAAGTCTCTGGTACTCCTTGCAACATGATTAATGTTGGTTGTATGATGCCGTGGATGAACTATACACCAAAGACATTTACGGAGATTATGTCTACATATAAAGAAGGAGATTAAGATGGACAACTATCCAGATACTACATACGAAGCAGATCCAGATGCACCATGGAATCAGCAAGACCCCTGGGTTGAGCATAGCTGCGATGAATGTATACGATACAATATGATTCCATCTGAGATTGGCAACTCAAAGTATGGATTCTGTACTGAGAGCGGTGAGTTCACTGAAGGTGACGAAGAGGCGTGCATGTGGTTTGAGGATTAGCTATGATGGAATGCTATGATTGCAAAAATGTAAAGACCAGAAAGCCACATACATGTTTCTTGTGTGGTAGAACTATTGAATCTGGCAAAGAAGCTTTATATGAGAGTGGCAAGTATGATGGCGAGTTCTTTAGTCGTTATACTTGCAAGGATTGTAAGCCTTTGTCAGATCGATTCTGGGAGTTTGTATGTAGCGAGTCATACTCTCCTGTAGAGGATTTCATGGAAATGCTTCAGGAGCATATAGATATTGCTAAGCCGCTAAACCATCCTCTTGTTGTTGATATAGACTGCCAAGAATGCGGTAAAATAAAGGCTGTAGATTGGACGTATGAGGTATCAAATGGTGCAGACACCATGGAATGTCCACGTTGTTTCAGAGAGGCTAAAGTGATTAAAGATGAGTGAATGGGTAGCTGAATGGTCTGGGTCTTATCCAAGTCTGTGTTGCGGGGAATGGACTTTGTATCATAACGAAGAAGAAGTAGATGTTTCTATACCATTCCAAGGACATCCAGCTGATACATATGGTGAATATTGGGAGTGGTTCTTTGGCGGCGAAAGTGGCTGGGAAGAAATGGAAGAACCGTATGAAGATGGTTTTGACGAAGCCGATTGGATACAAGAGAATATCGAGTATTTAAAAGAAGTGACATCAGACGAAACCCAGTATCCAGCCATCTACGAAGCATTCAGGGAACAAGATTTCAGATATGGATCATGCGGAGGTTGCATATAGCATGAGCGATAACAATGCAAGCAATATGATTGGTAAGACAATCTATGCTGGCGATGCAAGGATTTACGATAGCCCTAATAGCCTTTTTGGGTTACGGCAGTATTATAAAGATGACCCGTATTATACGATAATCGGTGATTCTCGCAACCGCTATTGTGTGCGGTATCGCAAGCTTAGTTCTGATATAACTGGTTGGTTCAATAAGAGCGATGTTCTTGTCGTACAACTCGTAGGCACTGTGCCTTGCCAACGTCCAGTAAGTGTATTCGATGATGTGACAAATGAGCTTCGGCAGATTAAGAAAGATATAGAGTCTATTGCAGAAAGACTTAATAGAATAGCAAAGAGATTAGATTGATGGTGATGATTATGAAGTATAAATTTGGAATCAAGCATTGGAAGCTTGCGAAAGGTCATTGGTCTTTAAGTATTGGAATCGCCCATTCGAATGATGAGACATTCTTAGAGTTAGAATTGTTCAAGTGGGTAGTTCTTATCGGTTTGATGTATAAATAAGT